TGAGTTCTATTTTAGCCTTTTCGACTGCCTCAAGTACTCGTGTCATTGCCTGTGCATCACCGGCAACATTAGTTCCATTTTCTTTATCAAACTCACCAACGATATAATCCGCCAATAATTTATCAATGTCAGAACCACCAAGATAAACATCGCCATTTGTAGATAGAATTTCAACGACACCATCAGAAATATCAGCGATAGAATTATCTTCTGTTGAGCCACCAAAGTCTACCACCATGTATTTTCCACCTTTTTGCATATCTATATTAGAAGAAAGAATGGCGGCTGTTGGCTCTGCAATTACACGAAGAACATTAAGTCCCGCAATTTCACCGGCCGTTTTTGTTGCTTGTCGTGCGGCATCATTGAAAAATGCAGGAACAGTTATCACAGCATCTTTAACCTCAGTTCCAAGATAATCTTCTGCTATTTTTTTCATTTTTGCAACGATATAGGAAGAAATCTCTTCAGGACTAAACTTTCTACCGTCAACGCTCACGTTTGCCTTACCATTCTCATTAACAACGTCATACTGAACATGCTTTATTGCTTCCGCACTTTCATCATATGACCTACCCATAAATCTTTTAATGAGGTAAATAGTATTTTTAGGGTTTACAATCTGCTGACGTTTTGCCATCGCCCCAACTTTTCTTTCACCATTCATAAAAGAAACTACTGATGGGGTTGTATAACTACCATCTTCATTTACAACCACAACCGGTTTACCGTTTTCTATGACCGCGCATTCTGATAATGTGCTACCAAGGTCGATACCTATTACTTTTCCCATTTATATTTCCTCTTCTTTTTTTGCAAGTTTTTTTCTAAGTTCCTTATTCTCTTTCTTAAGTTTCTTGAAAACTTTTTTATAGGACTCGATTGTTTTTCTCAAGTCATCAACCGTTTCATCAACGTCTTTATTTTCCTCCTTTTTGTTTGTAAGGCATTTAGTAGTAGCAACATCTTTCAATACCTTTCCATCTTTTACTTCTTTTTCCTTGTGTGAAACGTGTTCACCATTTTCATACTCATCTGCTACCTCATGAAAATATGAGTGCTCTAAATCTGACGACTCCTTAAACAAATCATCAAAGTGTCTAAAACTATCAATAAAAAATCTATCAAACATAATGTATATATTTTTTAAAAATTATTTTCTATATATAACACAGCAAAAAGCGTGCCAAACTCAAAAAATCCACCCCTTATTTAGAGATGAATTTTTCAATATTGTCCTTAATGTAAGATAATTTACCAAAAAGAATAACTTGTATTAAGTCCTTTGTGAGCATCGTTACGTTATTTGTTGTTAGTGTGCCGGCATCTTCACCATTTTCAATTCGTCTCTTTGCGAGTTTGATGCCATACTCTTCATTAAACTCATCTGACGGATGACAAATTGAAACACCCACTATTAATTTTCGTTCAATACCCTTCTTATTAAAAATTGTTTTACCACGCATTTCCTTACCATTATCAAGGAAAACCGATGTTGGTGTTTCTACTCGTTCCTTAATTCTCTTCTGCACAAATTTTCCCACTACCGTGATGATGTGGCGGTTACCGTCTGAATCAATTGCCTGTGCGTGCATACTGTAAAATTTTGTCTTCATAATATTCTTAAATTTTATTCTGAATTACTTTTCTTTTTGAAACATATTCCTCGTTTTGAATGAGTGTTTTCAAAACATCCATATATTGTGGCGAAACCATGCCACCATTAAAATACAAGGCGCCTCTTACCTCTCTTATTGTGCTTCCTTCGGGCAGTGTACCCAAATCACAAGTGTACGGCTTTTTTAAAACATATTCTATCATATTATTATCTATTTTTATTTCAAAAACAAACAAACGAAAGCAAATGCTAAAACTATAATATAAACTATTCCCATTAAGAAAGTAATAATATTACTAATTATGGGGTTTGGCTTTTTCTCTTTATTTTCCATGTTAATAACTATTTTTAAGACATTCTGCTTTTTCTTTTAATACTTCATCCTCCATTTCTGTTATTTCTTTACAAATAACCTCAAGACGCGGTGACAAAAATTCATCAACTTTTTTCCAATCAATATATGGTCTCATACCTTCTTTATAAATTAGCGGCGCATTAACGCTTTTATCGTCAATGTCAAAAAGAGAAAATATTTTATTAGATACATCTTTTTCCCCTTCCTGCAAAGGATTCTTTCCTATGCCATATAAATTAATTCCGCCGTTTTTTACAAAATCAACTGCACGTTTAAGGTTGTTACCCGTTCTCATGGTATTAAGTATAAATCCGACATTGTACTTTTCCTGTAATTTTTTCATAACATCAAAGCACCCATCATTTTCATACATTTTACCACTTACCCAATCCGAATGTGATGTTATTGTAAAATCAAAATCTACAGAAATGGGAATAACATACTTGCCGTTTGGCGACTTGTTTGAGTACCAAATGATTTCTTTCGCATAACCTTTCATTGCCATATTAAAGCCCATTTTCAAAAAAATTATTGTTTTTTTCGCGGAACGCCTTAGTAAGTTTTCTGTTAACACAATGATTCATTGTGTCAAATTTATAATTAACATCAGTATGTAAGTCTCTGTAGTAAGTGTATATAAAATTAGCAATTGCCACCGAACGGGAATGTCCCGCACGACAATGAATAAGAAACTTCTTTTCTTTGTTCTTTTCCACGAAATCAACAATGGCACTTGCCTGTTCGTCCGTTATTGCCTTAATTTTATACCCCTCAAATTCAAAATCCTCATCAACATCGTCAAATGCAAGGTTTAAAACATTATCATGCTGTTTTTTAAAATAATGCGTTGTGTCTTCCTCGTTTAGATATTTTAAACAATCCTGTGTTCCAATAACGCTAATAAATGCATAATCTGATGGAACGTTATCATCGTTCCAATTGTTTATTTTACACACCTCTTCAAACTTACGCTGTGGCAGCGCCTGAATTGATTCAAAATGTAACAGTTCCATTATCCTTTTCTTCAAAAAATGTTTGTATTGTATCAATTAAATAAACAACAGCACCCGTTATTACCATATCGAAAATCATTATTGTAAACCAACCAACACCGTATGTTGCCCATAATATGTTAAATGGTGTTATACTGACTGACGTAAGCACAAATGTGTCGATTAAAGAAATTATCCAACCTATGTTTGTTGGTGTGCAAAAGCAACATGAAAGAAGTTCTTGAAATTGTGGGTGTATGTTTCCAAGCCTTTCTCGCAATTTTAAAAATATGTGAAAGGGACCGTTAGAATACACCAACATAAACGTTATTCCGTAAACAGCAAGAAAATAAAGTATAATATTAATCGTCATTTTTCTTTTCCTCCGTTATTTCTACATTTTCTGCTTCCGCTTTTTTTTCTTCTTTCTTTTTAACCGTTGACTTTTTTACAGCCCTTTTCTTTGTTTCTTTCTTTTTTGGTTTTTCTATTACAAACTTAAGATTTTCAAGGTCACTTATTGGTAAGTCATTAAACAATTGTTTAAGTTCCTCTACTCTTTCTTTTAACATTTGTATTTTTAAGGCGACACTTTTATTTGTCTCAATTGTATTATTAATTAAGGCAAATATGTCTTCAAGTTTAACCCCATCATTAATATTACCAAAATAAAATATTGACCCGTCCTTTTCTGTAACCCTTACTTTTCCATCATCTGATGGGTAAGTTATCCATTTTTGCGGGAATGTGACTTTTACAATTAAGCCGTCGCCGTAATGTTCTATCGAATTAAAATATTCGCCAATTTTAAGTATTTCGTCTTGTAACATATATTATATTCCTAAAATTAAAACTGTTATTATATAAGATAACGCCAAGCCTATGGCAATTAACGTATCCCTTGATGTATCTATCTTCCCCTCCTTTAACCTTAACACTCTCACAACGTTTAAAATGCGTGATATAATGTAAAGTATCGCAAAGACGAATACAAAAATTTTTAAACCAAATAAAAATGATGTTAACATATATTAATACTCTTTTTTATTGGGAATTACTCCCCTTATTCCTCCTCGTGGGTTTTCTACGTCCCCTTTATATCTCGGTATTATGTGCATGTGGCAATGATTTATCGTTTGCCCACCACTTTCGCCACAATTAAAACCTATATTATATCCATCAGGTGAAAACTTTTTCTCTATTTCTTCCTTTGCCTTCATCACTGCGTAATACATCTTTTCCACCTCATAAGGTTTTAAATCAAAACACGTCTCGATGTGACGTTTTGGTATGACAAGCACATGTCCGGGATTTACGGGGTATTTATCATATACCGCAGCACACGCATCGTTTTCGTAAATAGTCTCAAACCATTTTAAATTACAAAAAATGCAATCTTTATTTTCTACATTACCAAGCATTTTTAAACCAAGATTTATCGTATATTATTTCTATCGGTATCAACTCGTAAGTTCCATCGTTTTTAAGCCATATTACCCTACAGCCTTTAACTTTTAGTCCTATTCCCTTTAAACATAAAGAATATAAGTTTAATTGCAACTTATAATACGATAAAGGTTCTTCGTACAAATCATTAAACGGTGGCAACAATAATCTATTATGTTCGTGGCTAAATGGCTTTATAAGGTCTTTATTAGTTTTGTAATCCATAAGCACCAAGCCACTATTATTGTCATCAACAGGGTCTTTATAATACATTAAAAGGTCAAACGTTCCACAGAAAGGCGTCGATACTGTTGATTCTTCGCTTTTATTAGAATAAACTTTCGCCTCTGCAAGTACAAAATGCAACGATGGATGCAGTTCATCATAAAACTTAAGAATTGCCTCTTCCTTTGGTCTTGTAGGTATAAGCCACCCCTTATCCTCTACATATTTATACTTACAACTTTCTGTTATGAGTTCAGGATGTCCATTTCTCAACCAACCAAGAGATTCTCCATACTCATGCACCAAACTTCCACTTGTTGTAGCCATGAGGTTAGTGAATTTCCATTTATCTTTCCAATATTCAGCAGTTTCGCCATGTTCTGCTGCATACACCTCCGCCCTTACATCGGTATCAAACGGATAATGACAGAACTTATGGGTGATTGTTGTAACTGATGGCAACGTCTCCCCGTTTAGAAAATATTTATGACCGTCTTCTACGAAAACAAGGTCTTTAAATTCTTCTAATATCTTATGTCTTATCTCTGTTACCTCTGTAGGTTCGTTTTTTATTTTTAGATTTAAGTCCACTTTTAACAGTTTTTGCAAATATACAAAAAATTTTTTAAAAAACAAAAAAATGTAACCATTTTCTGATTACATTTTTCTCTATACCTTAAACAATTTCTCAATGGGCTTCTTAGTTACTTGCTGATTCAGCGCATTTGTCAGTTCTTTTTCCCAAATACACTCGAAATCGTCAGGACATTCATATTCCGAAATAAACACGGTGTGCCCTTTTTCTTTCATATTTCTACACCAAGTATAAAACGCTTCGTAATCGAAACCCTTAGAAAAATCATATGGTGTTGTGTTTTTATATGGAATGTCGCAATATATTAACGAATTTTCAGGGAGTGGAATGTTAAAATAATCTGTTGCATACCAAGTAATACCTTGTAGATTATGTTCTGAAATCTGCCTATTTATATTTCTTATGTTTTCATCAATATAATTTCTCGCCCTTCCATTCTTTCCCATTACATGATGACCACTATAGCCACCCGAAAAGAATTTTCCATTAAAGGATGCCATATAGCCAACCCACCCCTTTAAATCATCAGAATATTTATCTGTTTCATTTCTAAAGGATTCTTTTACGTCTGTATAAAATTCTTTGGTGATTGTTGTTGGAAAGTCGTTTTTGCCGGATGTTAATGACTGCCACATGGCTATAAGATATTTGTTCTTATCGTTTGCAATTCTATTATAGTCTATTGGAACGTCCTCAATAACTGAACAACTGCCACAAAACGCATCAACAAATGTATCTCCACTATAATTTTCCAACATTATCGGTAATATCTCACCAACAATGCGCCTTTTATTTCCTTGATATTTCATGCAAATTCTTTTTTTTAAAAGATAATAAAAAGAAGCAAAAATGCAACCATTTCTGGTTGCATTTATTATAAAATATTTAAATTATTAAGTCCCTGAAGTCCCCGATGTTGTGTTTCTAAATTCAACTATAAAACTGTTATTACCGAGTTTAATAATTTCAATAATTGATGTCTTAAAATTCATCGCCCTTGATGCTTTACCCACTAAAAATGTCTCAACATTACCATTATAATGTCCATAAATTGTTATGCCATCATAATTAGTATCTATGGCTCTAATTTGTTGTGGGTTGGTAAAATATAAAGTAATTTTCTGTCCATCAACCATTGTGTTTGTTGATGATATGTAAACCACACCGTCACCCGTGGCGGCACTATTGTCAATAAAAATCATTTTTGTACCATCACTAACACCTAAACCACTTGTAATACCGCTTAATGAAGAAGCACCCGTTGTTGATGATATGGTTTTTGTTTCATAATGCTTGTCATTACCCCTCACCTTTTCAATTATATCGAACATTGTTATGTATTCTGCAACTCCCGGTGTTGTTTGATATTGTGTAGCACCTGTTGCAGCATAACTTTGGTCACCCATATCTGCTGATGCATCAGCATAACGGAAATACGTTTTTCTACTATTTAACAGTGTTTGTCCCTGTCTTGTCACTTCAAAAGCATTTATGGGTTGTGAAACAGTGCCGTATCCAATCGAGAAGAGTGTTGTTGTGCCAGTAAAAGCTGAAACTGTTGTCGTGGCTGTAGTTGTTCCTTGCAAATCAGCCCAATCAGCAGCGGCTGTCCCGCTATGTGATTTATTATAGAAACCAGAAGCGTGCTCCGCTTTTTGTGTAGCCACAGTGCCAGAACCTTCCGCGTGAGAAGCTTCTGCATTTGCTTTTGTTGAATAACCTTCTGCGTGAGAAAATTTTCCAGTGGCATATGTCATATTTCCTTCCGCGTGAGCACAGTCTCCGCTTACCACAGTACTCTGTCCTTCCGCGTGAGCATTATTTCCATAAGCCCTTGCATTCCACCCTTCTGCGTGCGAATAATTTCCGCCAGCCATAGATATATAACCTTCCGCGTGAGCAGCTGCTCCGCTTGCGATTGTTCCATTGCCTTCAGCGTGAGCCGCTTCTGCCGATGCACTTGTTCCGCTACCCTCTGCGTGCGCTTCAAATGTGGTTGCACTTGTTGCTCTACCTTCTGCGTGAGAATATGCGCCAGTGGCTTCGGTTTCATATCCTTCTGCGTGAGCCGCATTGCTATTTGCGTGAGTATCAAGTCCTTCAGCGTGCGTTGCAATGCCTTGGGCATAGGTGTTTTGTCCTTCAGCGTGAGAGTAATGTCCCCCACCTGTCGTGCTATCTCCTTCTGCGTGAGCACAGTTTCCGCTTGCAGTTGTTCCACTTCCTTCCGCGTGAGAGTAGGCACCACTTGCTGTTGTTCCGTCACCCATTGCAAATGATTTGTCGCCACCTGCGGTACAACTTGTACCTTTTTGCTGAATGGAATTTGCACCTGAGCCTTTTTCAAATAACGCAAGGTTATCCGAACTGAATTTAATAACGTCGCCATTTTCGTTTCTCGTTACAAGAAACTCTTGGCCTTGGTATAAATTAACAGCAAGTTCCCCTGCTTTTATACCGTTATCGTTTTCTGCTGAATACGCACTTGGTACTGCACCTGATGTGGTGTTGTACGGTAATTTTGTATGTTGATTTGCCATTTTAAAAAAATATTTTTTATCTTATTGTTACACCTACGCCAATCATTACACCCCATTGTTTGTTAATTGGGTCATATCCTGCTGTGACACTTGGTCCCACATGAAAATGTTGGAAAAAGGTTTTCTTTTGTTTCTTTTTAAATGTTGTAACGTCTGATATACTGCCATTATTCTGAGGGTCTATCGTAATAACATTTAAGCCATTATCATCTGACTTATTAACGATGGTAAATCTATCTGACATTTTAACATTAAGCGAATACCAATTCGGTTCTCTTGATGAATTAACTTGCAGTTTATACATCATGGTGTCATTTGGTACGCTCGAATACGTATAGGTACTGTCTTTTTCTTCTATTGTTGGTATAATCGTTTGCTCTGTGGATGCTTGGTTTTTATCCTTAACATGAACCACACCCGTTGTATACTCCTTTTGATACTTAAATTGTAAAAGATACGAGACCTTATCCCTATTTACCTGTAAAGAATCATATAATTCTTTATTTTTCTTTTTAAGGTTAGAAATCTCTGTATCATAATATACTTTCGAATAGGTGTTGGTGCTGTCAATCGCTTCCACCCCGTCCACAAGTTCCTTTGTATGGTCAGATTTTTTACATACAAAGAACATCATTCCAATAATTAGCCCTAATATGATAACATTCAGTATTTTAAAGGCTTTCTCTTTACTTATCATTCTTCGGTTTCGTTAGTAGTTTTTATTTCAAGGTCAACTTGTTTGTCCAAATCAAGCAGCGGTGAAATAATCTGTCCATATTCTATCAGTGCCTCTTGTATGTCCTTTTTATCGGGTACTTTTTCAGAATCAAATGCAACCCCTAAGAAGCCAATTTCCTTTCCGCCACTTTTAAGAAACACAAATCCACCGTATGCCCCGCCAAATTTAGTGAAATTTTCACCAAAGTTATTATCTATTTCATTTATTTCTGCGGCATTTCCGATAAACATAAAATGTCGCTCAAGATAATACGGCAATTTAAATGTACTAATATTAACATTCTGAAAATTTTGCGCTATGCGCTCGGTGCCATTTCTTTTGTTAACCTCTTCGTATGTCATATCATAATAAAGAAACGGCAAATATGTAGCGTTTTCCTTACCATTGTGTAACTCTATAATAAATGTTCTATCAGCATCAATCTGAAATAACATTTTTTCAAGTTCATAATTAATCTGCGGGGTAACCCTTTGTCTCACTAAAAGTTTTTTGTGCTCGTACTTGTTGATTGTTGATACTCTTTGTGCCACTGCACGCATGATTTCATCGCTATTAACAACCTTATATCCCGTATACATCATGAAACAGAACATAAGGACAAGCGCCGCCAACATATAATCAGCAAAACTATATTTCTTTACCACCCCTAAAAATTTTTCCATTGTCGAAACAATGATGCCCCCCTTTGAAGAATTTTCCATCACTTCGTAATCTATTTTTATTAATTAGTTTTTCATGAGTTCTCTTGCCTTTTCAAGAACATCAGTAAAATTTTTGTTTTCATCAACACGCTTGCCACATGTGGTTATTTTATTTTTATCCTTTGGGTTATAATTAAATAACTCTTTTATTCTGTTAAATTCCTCATTTACTAATTTCTTGCTTAGTCTCTTTTCCACTAATGGCTTATCATCTTTATGCCATTCGACAATATATGATGTGCCATCAGAATCGCTCATGATAAACTTATTGCCATCAACCTTATAATGGTCGGGAATTTTTGACAGCATATGTCCTTCTGAAAGAAACTTCGTGTTTTTAAAATTTAACTTGTCAATTCTTTTTGACTCAAACATCGTTTCATTGTCATCTTCCACATCCTTCATTGAAAGTGTGCGACCCGTAAGACCCTGCAACTTAATAGTATCCTTAATTTTTTTACTGTCTTTTGCATGGTCTTTAAACCGTTTAATGTCATTGTCAAAGATTGCATTTCCAAACTCATCGTTCTTATGCAAATCTTCTGCTTGTTTAGAAGGGTAACCCTTTATCTGTGATTGTGTCCTTTTCTTAAATTCATCGGACGTTTTATCATAGCGTATGTCACTCATACCCTGATTCATATCAGGTGTGACTGCTGCACCCTTCGCTCTTCCTAATCCACCATCATAATCCTTGGTAGAATTGCTAACTGACTTGTAAGCCTCTCCGTTGATTTTTTTGTTATCCTTATTACCAACAACAGGTTTAAATTCGTTAGCACTTTCCTTGATAACTTTTCTCAAATCACCTACTCTGTAAATTTTAGCCATTTTTTTTAATTATTATAATATATTAATTTCTAAACGGGTCTTGGGTTATTGCCATTCCTCTAAGTAACTGCTCAAACCTTAGTCTCGTTATTTTATCTTTGTCTCTGTTATTTCCTTTGTTTATCTCGTCTTGTATTTTTTCGTCGATTTCCATAACCGACTTAATCATTTCTGATTGTTCTTGTGTAGTATATTCCATATTCTATTACTTTTTGCGATTCATAGAAATTGACTTGTTTTTCCCACCTTTTCTATCCATTGCGTCTTTCATAAAGTCGTTATACCCTTTTCTTCTTTGCACTGAGCCAAATGGAACTGTATATTGTCCCGCATCAGGGTTTGCGCCACCACCTTGCATTGCCCCTGCCGCATTTGTTGCGCCTCCGCCACCACATGCACCATCACATTCTCTGATAACACTTTCATCACATGTTCCACCCCAATCATTTTTAACGAGGAAATAGTACCCTGCACCATAATCATGATACAATTCCGCACCTATAGACGGAATATCCATTACAAACTCTCTGTGATGTGGCATGGGATTTTTGAGAAAATTATATTCATCCCCTACAGCGCTTTTAAACCACATTGCTGCCCCTTCTTCTTCACTTACGCCATATTCTTCAGCGATTTCTTCCGCCTCGTTATCATCTATGATGCCGTTATACATCAACTTTTCACAGTCATCCGGTTCACCATGTGACTCTTTTATAATTCTTTTCACTGAATTTTTAATGATTTTATGTAAATCATTTTCAGTAAGTCTAATTATTCTTTTTCTCATAACAATTTTACTATATTATGTATTTTTTTATTCATGTTAAATGCCCACTCTAATTTATCAACAGCACTTATTGGAATCCATCTAAATCTGTCGTTTTCACCGTCACCCATTCCCGTTCTGTATTCGTTAGTTGTGCCATTTAATATTACCATAAAATTTTTTCCTACACCAATTCCATATCTACTCGAATATTCCTCGTCGCCTATGTCCTTGAGTAAAGATTTGGGTAAACTAATGCCACTTTCTTCTTTTACTTCTCTTACGGCTGCATCTAAAACGCTCTCATTAAAATACGTATCGCCAACACATCCTGTGGGTACATTATATTTTCCTCCATTATTATTTCCCCTTCTTTTTCCGCCTAAAACGCAAATCTCACCATTATCGTTTCTACAAAAAATATATGTGGCTACTGAATCATATTCTTGATTAGGGTTCCATTTGGATTCATTTATTTTCTTTCTTTTTCCATTTTCAAAGAAATATGTGTAAAGCCTTCTTATTTTTCTTTCGAAATTTTTCTTCGGTATTTTATATTGTAAATGATGGTAAGATTTTAAGTTTCCATCGTCATCGGTTATTTCCTTTATGTCCTCGTCTTTATGAATTATGTCTCTGTCCATCATTTTATTCATGAGCATACCCTTGGTTATTCCTTGTTTTCTAAAGAAAACATCGGGTTTTGCCTCTATCGGGTTGTTAAGTAGTTCTTTTAAAAAACCTTTCACCTTAACAAAAAACTCATAGAATGTCACTTCATCTTTATTAGTTTCCATTTATGCAGACACATTTGGTTTCCATATGCCATTCTTTTGCCACAATACCTTATACAACTCACTGATAGCATCAGCCACGATTTCTTTAACATTCTTTTTAAAGTCTCGTGACGAATACATACTGTTGATTTTATTAGAGACAATAGAATTGACATCTGACTTATTCAGTTCTTCTCTTATTATTTGTCTTATACGATAATCGTTCATTATGTACTTTTTTTATAAATACCACTAAACAACAAAAAATGCAGCCATTTCTGACTGCATTCTTAAAAATTGTTAAACACCCATTATTCGGGGTTTTCTTTTTTTCTTTTAGCTGCGTTTTCCAAGTCGCTCATTAGTTTACCATCTTCAGTAATACTTGATTTCCAATTCTGAAATGCAGCCCTTATTTTCTCTATTGTCTTTGTGTTGGCATCTGAAAGTTGCGTTTCTCCCATTGTGACATAAACGCCATCACCGGTTCCGTCATTTAATCTAAACTGAAACTTAATATTAACACCTTTTATCATGCCGTTTAAAACAATATCGTCTATATCAGGGTAGTACACCAAGGCATCGTCTTTAAGTTCGACATCACCAATCGTTTTTCTTATCATGTCTTCCTGACTTGCTCTTAAGTTTCCAAATTGCGGGTCAGATGCATGAATCACATATTCATTTTTACCGTCTTCCTCTTTTAAAAGACACGCTTTTTTTTCGGTCTCTTCCATTAAGATTTTTGACCTTGTAAGGAAATTATCATCCTCTTTTAACACAGTTTCTTCGTTAAGAGGCTTTGCTGTATATTTTCTGTTCGCTTCTTGTATTCCCCTTATTTTACTGAGCATGCTTTTTGTGTTATTATATTCTTTTCCCATTTTTCTAAAACTTTATATATAAATAGTTTTAAATACTAAAATGCGTCATTTTCCATGCCATTCCACGAATTATAAATATATCTAATCTTTTTCACAGCTTTTTTAACCTGTTTTTTAATTGGATTTGATGACTTTACAATTTCCTCTTTTTTTGCCTCCACCTTATTAACTATAGGTTTTTCTTCGGCTTTAACAGGGGTTTCATTGGTCTCTACTACTAATTCATCATCAGTATTATTAATAATGTGTGCATCTTCATTCACATTCTCCTTGACATTGGTGTCATTTTCATTTGTTTCTAATACCGTAATTAATGGATTAATGGTTGCTGTTTCTATGGTATCCTCAGTTGATAGTTCTTCATTTACCACATCACTGTCGTTAATAATCTCCACTTTTACATTATCTGTTTTTGTGGTTGCCTTTGGCGTTGACTTTTTCTTTGTTCTTGTTGTCGTTTTTTTCTTTTTCTCTGCCATTTTATTTTTTGTTTCTCTATGTTATTTTCTTTTATACAACTTGTGAAATTGCACCCTTTCCACTATAAAGTGATTTATACCCACCACTTACTGCAATTTCAAATTTAAGTTTTTTGAGTGAAGATGCCTTAATTTGGCGTACTCGTTCTTTTGTAATACCAAGGTCACGGCCTATTTCTTCAAGGTTCTTCTCCTTTTTACCGTTAAGTCCATAATATTTCTCTAAAATAATTTTTTCCCTACCATCAAGTTTAACTAATAAACTATCAACAATAACCTTGCAGTTTTGCTCACGTTCTCTCTTAATTTCATCCTCTTCATTAGACATTACAATTTCAGACTTATTTATTTTTTCGTCCTCATTATCTATTAATGAATTGGCTTTGACAAAAAAGTTTATTGTGTCTTCACCTTTTTCAACTTCCTTGCATTTCTGCGCCTTTTTAATGGCTGCTTGCATGGCTTGTTTTATCCACCACACGGCATAAGAAAGGAATTTATTGTCATATTCCATGTTAAATTTTTTAATAGCCTTAACCATCCCCAAATTTCCCTCAGAGATTAGTTCTCCCATAGAAACGCCTAATCCTTTATATCTTTTAGCAGTGTCAAAAACAAACCTCAAATGTGATGTAAGCAGTTCGTTTTGTGAAATTAAATCGCCGTCTTTAGCCTTTTTTAATAATTCCTTTTCTCTTTCGGGTGATAATGGCTTGCATTTTTCTAACTCATGGTAGTATATTTTTGTAGTTTCGTTAAAATCGTTAATATAGTCATTCATTTATTCTTTAAAGTTAAACATAGGGTTATTTTCGAGAAATAGTTACTTTTGAAACGTTGTCTATTTTCTCTATCTCAATTATGGTGTTAAACCAATCTTTACATTCTTTAATGTGATTAACAGATAAAATGTAATCATATCCATTAAGCATCTTATTCATAAGGTTGTGCATGTTATCATAATTTTCTTCATCTACACGCCCCATTACCTCGTCAACTAATATTCCGTTGTTTCTCGGCATTGTGGAAATATCTGCCAACACTGAACGTAAAGCCAATGATGCTGCTGTTTTTTCGAAGCCACTTCCACCTGATAAGTCTGATTTGATTCCATTCTTTATGATAAAGAATGCCACCTCATTTCTTGCATTCATATCAAGTTCTACGTCGAAATCGCAAACATCTGAAAGCAGTTGTGCCAACCTCGCATTTATGATAGGTAAAGTTTTTCTTAACACCATTTTACTTATTCCGTTCTTACCAACCATATCAAGGTATATTTTCCAATTCTTAACCAATATGGTTTCTTCTTCTATCTTTTTAATAAGTTCTTCTCTTGCAGCAATTTCCTTCTTGTGTTGGTCTATGATGTTTTCATTATTTACAATGTATCTGTTATTTGTGTCCTTGTTAGACCGTTTTTCTTTTATAGCCAACTCAGTATTACGAATCTGTATGTCGAGTTTATTATTAATGTCTATCGCCTCGCTATTTTTTTCATATTCCTTTAAAATGTTACGCTTTTCGATTAGTTGTCCCCTTAATTTTTCTATATTTAATTCATATGCAGATTTTTGAACTGTTAAATTAGATTTTCGGGTATATTTCTCTCTCGCATCTTTCATACTGTTGATTTTTGCCTCATTTTCATCAATCAGTTTCTTTAACGAAATACCTTCATCTGTAATATTTTTAAGGGTTTCCTTTAATTCGTTTATTTTTGCGGTGTTATCAACGTTATCTAATTTTTTACCGCATGTAGGGCAAAATTCACTTGATTTTAAATGTTCGATGTTATGCGTTAGGTTTTTATATTGTTCGGCTATAACACCACGTTTAACACTCAGTTTATTTGTTTCAGAAACTAAATTATCGTAAGCGTTTACTGAAAATTCTACGTCACCAATTTCATTTATTTCGCTAATGACTTTATCGAGTTCGAATTTTTTCTTTTTTCCTTCATCCGTAATAGTCTCAATTGTTCTATTAAGCGTTGTAATATCAATTTTTAGAAGGGTGTCGTCAATTTTCTGCTTTGATTGCATAAGGGTGTTTCTACTTTCTTCAAGTTGTCCTATTTCCTTTTCAATTGTCTCGTTTTGTTTCTTATACGTCTTTTGACGTTTCTCTAAATCGCTAATTAAAACATTATACGCACCTATTTCCTGCTTAACTGTCTCTATGTCATATTTATTTGACATTAGATACGGCTTTATCTCTTGATTAAATTTTTCCCTTGCAAGTGCATCTTTTTCTTCAATAGGTAATAAGCCAATCCATCTTGAAAATAATCTGCCTCTCTCAGTATCTTTTTTTTCGATTAAGGAATCAAGCGTTGCATCGGTTACTGACATAACAAGGTCAAAGTCTTCTTCCCTTCCTATGATTTCCTTAATCTTTTTATTTGTCTGAACACTATTTTCCTCTTGTTGATTGTCAGCGTAATCCTCAAGTTCCTCTTTTGAGCCGTTTATTATTCTATAATATTCGACTTTTTGATTAACTTTGCTCTTTGTTGTACGTCTTTCAAGTGATGGTCTATTAAGAGTTCTTTTGATAATATAATCGCAATCATCAATGGTTATGCACCCCTCCACTTCAACTTTCGTTGCTTCGGGAATAAATTTATTAAATATTTTATCTTGTGTTTGGTATTTGGTGATATTGCCAAATAGTAAAAACCTAACCAAATCAAGTGCTAATGTTGTTTTTCCACTCTGATTTCTACCATTTAACAGAACTAACCCATGAAGCCCACTAAAATCAAAAAAATTATCTCCCCCATAAGATAGGAAATTGGACCAGCGTACCCATTTAATAGCATATCTACGATATTTATCGTAAATTTTGTAATCAATTTTTCCATTTATCTCAGAATCTATTTTTTTTATTAACTCGAAATCATAATCCTCGATTTTATTTACATCTAAATAATCGTTAAAAAGTTTTATTTGGAATAATGGGTCTTGTATGTTCGAAATTATATCATTCGTAAGAGAGAATTTTTCACCCTTTTCATCAACCATGATAAAATCCGGAACAACCCTAATATTATTCTTTGGTAAATTGTATTTTTTACTTGCCTTTGCGATTATTCTATTTAGTTTCTCTTTGGAAAAATCATAAGGTGATACTTTCCAATGAAAATTAAGTTTTGCTTTTTTACCTACTTCGGTCATTTTACTACTTTTTGATTATTTTTATTCTACTTCTTTTAACTGTCTCTTTCTTTTTCGGTTCCGTTTCAGTTGCAACTTCATCTTTTTTAGATTCGGCTGCACTTGTTGTTTCTGCTGCGTTATTTTCTTCTTTCTTTACAACGTCTTGCACAGATTTTTTCGGTCTACCTGAGCGCTTCTTAGGTGCAACATTGTCTTTATTTTCTTCCACTCGTTCGATAATATTGTTTTGCTTTAAGAAATTATCTTTTGGCGAGTTTCCAAATCTCACAACATTAAACCCCACCTCCATACATTCTTTCTTAAAGGCATCAAATATTATATTATTATATTTACAATATTCTTTCATTAAAGTAATTAACTCCGAATATTTCATTATATTTTCCGGTATTATTAATATATTAATATTATTTTTTTGCAAATATACAAAAAAATATTTAAAAAAAGAAATAATATTACCTTTTTTTAACAAAAATGTTATCTTTTAAATAAAAAGAGAACAATGGATAGCAATAATAGTAAAATTTCTTTAGGGTTGGATGTGTCAACCCAATGTATTGGCGTTTGTCTTTTGCTTGATGACGGTTCTGATTATGGTAAAATTATAGAACTAACGCATATTAATCCAAAAATACCAAAAAGTGTTAAGGGTATAGAGCAACTTTTTCTTAAGAAAAAAATATTTGAAGAGTTTATTATAAAGTATAAAGACTTTAACATTGATACTGTTGTAATAGAAGAGCCTCTTTTAAGGTCTAATAATGTAAATACAGTATCAACGCTATTAAGATTTAACGGTATGATATCTGACTGCATATATAATATTTTAGGTGTTGTTCCGGTATACATTTCAAGTTATGATGCCCGAAAATATTCTTTCCCTGAATTAATGGCAATTAGAAAATATGATAAGAACGAGTCACAATACGATAGTAAAAAAATACTGAAAGAAATAAAGGATTCAAAAGTTGTCTTATTTGGTGCATATCCATGGACGATAGATAAAAAGAGTGTTCTTCAGCAAAAAGTATCGAAAATTTTTCCGGATATTCCTTGGGTTTATAATAAAAAGGGTGAACTAAAAAAAGAAAACTTTGACGCAACGGATTCTTATGTTGCGTGTTTGGGATATATTAACAAAACCAAGAACGGTGAGTTAGACTTTAAAATAGAAAATATTATTGAAAGTGAAAATGAAATAAACTATGACATAAAATATTGGGATAAATCTGAACATAGGACAACTTATCTCAAGTGATGTAATATTTAATACAAAATGGGCGAACTAAAAAGATTCGCCCATTTTTTATATATCATTTCATCTCATTTTAACGATATGGGCTATAAGAAAACGGGTCTTTACCGTTCTTAATAAGCCTTTCTATTTTCATCGAAAGGTTGCTTAAATTAATAAGCCCTACCCTTGCGTCACCCACAATTCTTGTTATACCAATGTCTTTTCCACCATTACCTCCGTTAATTGCGGTGATGCTACTACCCGGGTCTGTCATTCCTGACCTCTTAATTACATCAGCCATGGCTTCAACAATTGTGTAGATTTCCATTAAATGAATGTTAAATTCATCAAGTTTTTGGAAACCGCCATAATTTGCTTTTGCAAGATTAATTGTTTCATAATAGTGCTTATTAAGTTTCGCTAAAAGTCCGTCAAATTCGGGCATTTTTGACTTTAAAACACTATATATCAAGTTTTTACCACCAACATGGTTACGCTTTGGGTCAAAAAACTTAACAAGTTTATGAATTGGTGCAAATGGACATTTCTTGGCATTTATATCACCAACAATTGCCCTAATTATCGTTTTTACGTCACCCGGTTTAATATAATCCAATTCATCGAGTATAGACAAGTCCATATATGTAGTCGGCTTTTTAGCAACTTCCATTAACACACCCCTAACAGCACTTTCTACAATTCGATGAAGATTCTCTTCTGTTAATTTAACTCTCTTTACCATTTTATTTAATATTGCTTTTTAAATATACGCCATCCACATATAATCAGGGTGTGGACAACTATTTTTTTCTTCTATACTTTCAATGTCTATGTTAAAACCATCGTTTTGTACGAGGTATCCCTCCCTTATTGCATAATGGGCGGCTTGTCCCCAAGCAAAAATATCATGGTCAAGCCTTTCTTCCATCATAATCAATAAATCACTATCTTTAATAATGTTTTTGTCCATATTTTCGGCACTTTTTAAATAAATAGTTTGTTTTTCTTATTTTTTTTGTGTATATTTGCCAAAAACTTTAATGAGATGATAATTCCTGAAGAACTTTACAGGATTAAAGCGATATTGGATTCATTTTTAGGTGAATCTAAACAAGATTTGGATGCTTCATGCCAATTGGAGTATCCTTGTCCGAGATGTGTGGAAAAATACGGAAACAAAGAAATACGAAAATACAACTTAAGTATTTCTTTATCGGGTGGTGTTTATAATTGTTGGAAATGTTCGGATGAGTCTGATGATGAAATGCACGGTTCTCTAATCAAACTTATAAAGATTTACGGCAATGAGCGGCTGCTTAAAGAATATAAAGAAGAAATACGGTCGTTAAGGGACAGTAAACTTTATAAAATAGGGTATGCCAAAGAACTAAATATCAACACTACTTTTGCCGAAAGGGATGATATTAAATTACCCACATCTTATAGACCATTTAAAGAAGGTAAATATTATCCAAGCGAAGCGTTAGAATATTTACAAAAACGTGGAATTTCGTGGGATATTATTAATGAATACAACATCGGGTTTACAACCTTTAACCCTGAGAATAAAATTGTTTCCAATAGAATAATAATACCATCATATAATAAATTTGGTGAATTAAATTATTGGACGGGTAGGGATTTTACGGGAAAAAAGAAACAAAAGTATTTTAATCCTGTTGCAGAAAGAAAAGAAATAATTTTCAACGAGGAAAAGGTTCAGTGGGATGCCGACGTAACATTGGTTGAGGGGCCGTTCGACCACATTGTCGTTCCAAATTCCATTCCATTATTGGGTAAATGAATAAATAAGGATTTTAAATTGTATTGGGAAATAATAAAAAATGCCAATGCACATATAATTTTATGGTTAGACGATGATGCTATGGATTCAATAAAGTCCATTTATAAGGAATTAAATCATGGCAGACTTTATGATAAGATTAGAATAATAACAACCGATTTAGGTAAAGACCCAAGTGAAATATATGAAAACTATGGAAACAAGGGGATAATAAACGCTTTGCGGTCAGCAAAAAAAGTAAATTTAATATTTTAAGATAACATGATAAAATTAGTAATCCATTGTAGCGATATTCATATAAGAAACAAAATTCGTTTTGAAGAATACGCCGAACAGTTAACAAAGTTTAGGAATAAGTGTGAGGAAATTACCAAGCCTTATAAGCCCGAAGAGGTAAGAATTCTTATTTCAGGCGATATTATGCACAATAAAAATACAATTTCACCCGAACTTTATTCTTTTACAAGTACATTTATTCGTGACCTACAGACAATTGCACAAGTTTTGGTAATTGCCGGAAATCACGACCTTGTTGTTAATAATACAAACAGAAAAGACGCAATAACAGGATTGTTTGATACTGCGGGATTTGAAAACACATTGTTCCTCGATAATTTTCTTGGATACCAAAGCGGCACTGTTATAGATGACAATATAACGTGGGCGCTCTATTCCATATATGATGATTTCAAAAGACCCGATATCGAAAATGCACGGAAAGAAAATCCCGATAATCTTGTGGTAGGATTATATCATGGGACTATTGTCGGTGCATCATTAAATAATGGAACTGTTATTGAAGACGGTACAAGTGGCGATATTTTTGAGGGTTGTGATTGTGTGATGGCAGGTGATATACATAAACGGCAAGATTTTAAGCGAGGAGACGTAAAAATTGTATATCCCGGTTCATTGATACAGCAGACGTTTGGCGAAACGGTCACCCAACATGGGTTTGTTGTGTGGGATGTTGAAACTTGTTCATTTAAATACGTCGATTTAGAAAGTGATTACGGCATGTATGATTTTGAAATTAAAAATGTTGATGATATTGATGAGGATAAAGAAGTTTTAATAAATTATTAAAATCAAAAATGAGCGAATTAAATTCGCTCATTTTTGTTAAAGTACATTATACTGACCATCAGTCATAAAGAACGGTCTTACAACGCCATAAGAGTCGTTATTTTGTGAAACCACGTTATATAAACCATTAGTGTTAGATTTTAATACCCATGGGAAATCCTCATGTTCTCCATGATTTCTTATCACAGTGCACGATAGAATAGGTATGTTTGTTGGTAATTTGGTTGCCCCATAGTTTGCGGACAAAGCGCCTAAAACATTATTTATTGTTGATAAGTTATTGTTAGTCGTACCACTACTATTTGATACCTTAACAAGTTCACTCATAGCAGGCATATACCATTTACCTTTTGTAACAAACGGCGTGCTGCCAAAGGTATAATTAGACGCAGCTATATATGAATGGAAATCGTTTTTACTTCTTCCGCTTGCTGCAATTTTATCTCGTGTTTCTTTTCCGGTATTTAAACCTATACTGATTGCTGCGCTTGCCGTTTCTGCCTTTTCACAATGGGTACGCGAGTCAGAATCATGATACCACCCTGTTGAAAATTTATATGACGATGAGCCATTATATTTAGCATCAGTTAATGCCATAAAACTCATATTCGTGGTACCCGTTACTATAAGAACGCCAACCGGACTACTTCCCTCACCCGGATATCCGTCTGTTGTTGGATTTGCAAAGAACTTGTTTTGCGACGCATTAACATATAATACATCAAATTTCTCAGGTGTAACAGCATCTTGAGTAATTTCAAGTTTTATCTCTTTGTTGGTTTCCGCTTGTCTGAAAACAATAAAACCACTTCTACCATTTATTGATGAATTTCTATTATAAGTAATTCTTACCGTGCCACCATCTTTTGATACATTACCAATGCAGTTTCCACTACTATCTGATACGGTATAATTAATAAACGCGCCATTAAACGTACTTTCTATTAAATTAGAATAAACTAAAGTGTGTGCGTTATATGATACTCTTTTTGATAAAACCGGGAGTTCAGTCTCATTAAATTTAAACACGTAGAAACTTTGGTCTTGTGTTATCATAATAACAAACTCACCAACATTATCATCACCGTCATATGCAGTAAGTGTTACATAACCCGTTCGTTTAGTACTGGTTTCGTTAGCATCTACTGTTATGGAAAGCGTTTTATTAAAACCTTCGCCATCAGAAATTGAACAGTGTATCCAATTTGACACGTTTGGTTCGGCGGTAGCACTAAGGCGATAATCATTTGTTGTTACATTTGGTACTATTGTGGCTGTGCCATTTCTTTCAACAGATTCTATGCCCACAATTCTTTCTCTAATGTATGTTTGTTCTGTTACTGTCTTTTTAGCAACAAATTCTATATCTGTTGCACCCGAATTATTGTTAAAATTATAAGAGTCTATACCCGCATTGTTAAGAGCAAATTCATATACTACTGTTTCATTTTTTAGTTTTCCCGTTTCAGTAACAGTTAAACTATCCTTACTACCATATTGCGGACACGTATATTTTACAATATACGAATAAACATTATCAGTATCTATCGAAATAATACCGTTTTCCTTATATACTTCACCCGTTTCAACGTTACCTGAAGCAACGGTAATACCACTTTCGTCAGTGAATACAAATGTCTCAAGACTAAACTCATCACTTACTATAATGTAATCAACGGTTGATGTATCAGGCGTTTGAACTATTGTCATACTTTCATTTACACTCTGTTCATCGTCGCCATAAGTGAATACAAATGTAACATCTCTATCGTTTTCAGCAGTACTTCCGTTCGTTTCAATTTGGAATATTGTGCAGCCTTCACCTTCTGTTTGTGTGACATTTTTTATCATTGGGTTTTCGTCATCATCACCAATTATTTCAAAACTTAAATTAGCCGGTTTAGACTCTACTTTGGATTTAAATGTTAAACATACATCACTATTACTGGTAACTGTACCGGTTTCTGATTCAATACCATTTTCAGTAACAAATTTTGTTTCCTCATAATTTGTGTATGCACTTAATGTGATAGTATTTTCATTGTAATCAACAGTAACGTAACTGTCTGATAAATAGAGATATATATCGTCTATTGGTTCACCAACCTTTACGGTGTAAGTATCATCTTGTGACATATCTTCCTTTGCATCTATTTTAATTGTGCATTTTCCTTGCTCGATGTATCCCATAGTTACCCATTCGCCATTAACAAGGAACTTAACGGGCTGACCTTCAATAACATTATCTACACCACAAACCTTATAAATATTAGTAATTTGACCAAGATATCTATATTCTATGTCGCAAATAACACCCGATGGCAGCATTTGCTCTATGTAAGGAACTATAACAGAGTCTATATATTTAATCTCACTAATTCCCTCTTTCGAATAAAAACTGTCATTCTTCATATAGAATATAATAGACATTCGTTTGTTGTTAATAATCTGGTTTGTAATTCCATCCACAACCTCAGAATCGTCATATTCATATTCGTCGCCATAATAATGAGGCGTTAAAACACCCCTTTTCAGTGACTCTCTGTTAGGTACAATATTTTCAAGATTATAAATAAGGTTTTTTGTGTTTTTGGTATTATCGTCAGCAGATATGTGTTCGATACTATAAGTATATGAACTCATCTCTTTGTTTGTACCATCATTGTATTGTGGCTGATTCGTATATGCATCAAACTCTTTTATGCCACCCTCATTAGTAAATGTGTTTGTATAATAGTTGCCAAAATAGTGTATCTTGGTGTCTTCAACAAGAAAATCGTCATAATCTAACTTACAAACATCGTCTCTTATAATACCATGAAAACCTAATTTACCTATTGCTTCTTCTTCATCTATGTCGATGTTTAATTGTGACATATCGAACAAGTCATTTTCATATGCATATTTAAACAAATATCTGAAATATGTAAAATATTCATGACCATTGTCATATTGCATATTTCCTGTGTGTGGGTTATTACCGTTATAGTAATTAATAATGGTATTTAGCCTACGATAATCATTATCAGTAACTGACATTTGTTCCCACCCGGAAGTGCTTAATTCATTAGCGTAATCGCGGTTATTAATACGGAAATAGTTTGTCTTTTTACCTTCCTTAATGTACTCTTCGCCTTTAAACAATGTAAATGTTGTAATTGTCGTGCTATCTGAATAAGCATCAATCGTATATTCACCTGTTTCGGTTTCCATAAGGTATATTCTTATGGGCATATCATTAAATTCACCACTGTTAACGTCATATCTCAAAGCACTTGTATCGGAATAAGGTGTACTTACAATTATATAATCATAAAAATAAGCGTGCCCAACAACAACATAACTATTTTTAACTACAACCTCAATATAGTAGAACGTGTTTACACCATCACTGTCGGTTTGCAGTTCGTAAGCAACACCGTCAACAACAGCATACGTTTTACTCAAGTCATCAACATGGAATATGTCACCATTATTTAATGACTGTGTTGGAATTTTAAATAAATCAGATATATTATCTACAACCCTAATATTCCTTAACGTTTCTTTATTAAGACTCTTATCTTCTTTTAAGACAATATTTTCATCCCTATCAAATGTATATGGTTTTTTGTTTAACCAACCACCTTTCATTTGATAGTAAACATTGCCATCATATATTTCGCCATTTTGGAATGCCGGATATATGTATCTGGTTTTTATTAATTCACCTGTTTCAGCATTGACTAAGGCTTTATCTTTATCTTTAGCACTAACAATACTGCCATCATATGATTCAGCCTCATATGCAATGGTTGATTCACGATACGCCACAGTTAAGCCACGATACGGGTCATATATACCGTTTTTAAAATTCTCAGTGTCATACGCTATACTTTTGGCTGAATTGTAAAAATCATAAGTATAGTCATTATATAAAGGACTCCATGGGTCTCTTATTCGTTTTGTAAATGACGTATATTCTTTAATTTCATAATCATACGGTTTATTTTCATCGTCATCATATCCGTATTTGGCTTTAACATAATCAGGCAAAGCGTCATACCAACGCCTACTCTTCATACCAAAGAAACTAAGCATCATTTCAACAGAATCAATTGTGCCTTTATGCCTCAGTATATATCTTGAGTTTATTGCAAGACGCTTCATGAATTCATTGTTTACTTCAGCCATAGTCCATGTGGACTCAGAAGAATAAACATTAATTCTATTTCTAAGTACATTGCACCCATCAAGGAAATAATTTCCAACAATTTTTTCACCATCTCGTGTGTCAAATTTGCCAAAACCGTATTCTGTTATGTACTCGGCAGTAGATGACACATCAGTCGTATCAACAGTTTTCCCAAATCCTTCAAATTCCATAGATGATGGGTCAGCACTAATTGCGCATGTTCCACTATCAACCCTTTGTACATCACCCCATCCATAGAAATAACCATTTTCCCATGAATCGAACGCCTTTGAGTAAGGAATAATCAAGTCTTCGTCTTTTTGTGAAAAAATTCTATGCAAAGTCTTTCCCGAATATGTATTTGTTTTTTCATCTGTTTCGGTTGCATCATTAATGGGCGTAAAGGCATCTTCCCCTGCATATTCATACAGAGTAAATGGAATAATTTGTTTCAAATCCCACCCATCGTTTTCTAACTTGTCAGTAAAGAAATAGTCAGAAAGATTATTTACGTCATTGTAAGATATTGTGTTGGTAAAAGAAATGGCATCTGTGTATGCTTTTATTTCATCAAACTCTCTACCAAACAAACGTATCAATTTCTGTATTTTTGATGTGCCCTCGTTTATCGCATCCTCATCTTCAACCATTCTTCGTTCATAAGTCCAATCGAAATTCTTAATGGATTCGTGAGTTAAAGAACGATATAAATTATCGGAAAATCTCTCATCATAGAACGTGGCTATATTGGATAACCTTGATACGTATGTTTCAAACTCAAAACCACTAGAACCTAAATTATAGCCACCATAAGTTGTTGGGAATGTAAAATCTTGTAAGGTATCAAAATAACCAAATTCATTTTCATCCACAACTCTCAAAGTTGCCGTATAAAGTGGCGAAGACTTTGTATTCATTAATATTTGTTCGAAAATATCAAGTTCAGTGATAAATTTGTCAAAAAACTCCTTTTTCGGTCTAAATCTATACTTATATGCTGCCTTCGCACTATAGGGCATAAACGAATCATCTTTTTTTGATATAACTTGCCTAATACTACCTTTAGTGCCGCTAATATCATATAAAGACTGCTCTACATCGAAGAAATACGACATACCAAAGTCAGTGTCGTTTATGAGATATACGCGTTTATAATCGTTACCAACATATACATTTACTATAACATTATCTTTTGGTGTATCTTTAATTTGTGATACCACCCCCACGCTATCATCTTGAGAAAAACCCGCATAATCAAACGTAAGACTATTGTCATCTAAAGTTAAATCACAGTCTTTAGAATAAATGCTTATCGCAACCTCACCGAGTTTGCTTCCAACACAAGGGACATAATCGGCAGATATTATCTGTAAATCAAATGATAAATAATCCAATAAAACAGTAAAAATGCCGTTTGGCTGAATAACAACCTTGTCACTTTTAGAATAATAAACAACGTCTTCACCTTCAACAACCGTTCCCGAAATCTCATAAATCACCTCAATGGGTGTGTATTGCACAACATGCCCCGTTTGATTTGTGGTGATATTTCTTATCGTAACTAAGTTAGTGTCAGCGTCTCTTTCTATTTTAATAAAATCTTTTGCGTCAGGCAACGGAGTATATGTAATATTATATGTTACGCCACTTATGTCTATTGCTTCATAGTTTGCGTATCCCCCATTTGCAAAAAACTTCAAAACCTTTTCATCAGTATAGTCTTTCGGGAGTTTACCTGAATGAATATCTATACCGAAAGGATTATCAAGCATCGAAAGTTTCTTATTATTTTCGATGTTGGCTTTTACTATATTATTATCATTATCAAAAATATAATTACCGTTATTATCCTTTACCGGTATCCACCCAAAATCTAATGTTGCGACCTTGTTAATTTCGGGTGCATATACAATATCATAATTTAATTCTGTGCCGCCAATGACATCACCCTTTCTCCATCCATCATAGCCACTTCTTTCATAACCCGCAGACTTAGCAGATTCCTCACCATAAAAAACGTCTGTTGTGGTTTCTTCAACTGTTCCTGTAACAATAGTGTTACCTGATTCATCAAGAATTAAATTACCGTCTTCATCTGTCTTAGTAAGATAATTTGTTTCTACACGGTCGTGAAAAAACACATAATCATTATTATAGGGTGCGTATAATTCTCCCGGAAATTTTAATAATATATCATTAATTGATGCTCTTATCATTTCCGCACATGAACCATAATACGCAAAGTCGGCTAAATCGTAATAATCCTTTTTAATATTAATGGTTAAGTCATCTGAAGCAATTTCGTCTTTTTTATATTCTTTAAGATTATCTAATGTCCATATGTTACCTTCGGGGTTTTTCTCCCACCCAACAGTTTCGTGATTTTTAACATGGTTATTGTCATTGTTTATTGTTATGACAAAATTTCCACTCTTATAAACAGGAACTTGTCCCGGTGCAAAGTTATCCCTACCGCCAATAGTGGTTATGTCTCTTTCGAAAATCGTACCTTTATTAGCAGTTTGGTGTTTTTTTCTTAATACATAATTACTGTGTGACTTGATGTATGATGGCATATTAATATTGTTTTATAGATTAAACCTTATCTTCAAGCGTCTGACTATAGTCAATGTTGTTAACCCTCTTTTCCTTGACCTCATAAACTGGGTCACCCGTTTCTGTGTTCTTTAACGTAAAGTGTTCAGATTGATGATATATTTCATTGTTTTCATTAAATGTTGTCACCAAACCATTGTCCAAATCACGTAACTGACTGCCTTCAAGCATGTTAGAAATCGTATCTGCATCGTGGTCTGTCATTTCAATATCAAGCATCACGGGTTCAAACTCAGTATTTACTAAAAGTATTCTTTGTGCAACGTTACCAATAAACGGCAGTGCATTTGATTTAAAACTTGGTGCGCTCGATGGCGTTAACGTTAAAAAAGTAAGTGTTGCACTCTCATTATATCTGTATGTATACGATTTTTCATACGATGCAGATGATGCTTGCACTATAGGCTCACACTTATTATTACTTGTAACAAGCCTAAAGAAATTTTCACGGTTGCCATTAGAATCAAGGTATATTATTCTATAGCCAACTAAAGCGTTATTAGTGAGTACTTTATTTCTGAATGTTGCATCTTCAATTGACGACGCATCAAGAACAATACCCCTAACGTTAGGATAAGCAGAAAGGGTACTAACATCAGAAATAACGACAGGTATTTCCTTGGGTTTTATATAAACAGTATAAAACCCTTTTTTACTGAAATATTGTAGTGGCAGTTTAAGATTATACAACCCCTCAAGTACGTTATCCGTGGCATCACCGCCATCGTATAAAACATTCGTTAAAATGTTTGAATCTAACTTAGTAAAAATAGCATTTTCCGTGCTGTCACTGTTTCTTGTCTCATGATAGGCATAATAAATATCCACCATGGAATTGTCTATCATTGCAGGAATATTTGTTCCGTAAACACCTGAACTCATTTTAAATTTCTTTTTGTGGTGCTAATGGTGCATTTATTCAAACATGCTGCCATTGCCGTAATTTTCAAGTGACTCCATTGTATTGATTTCTTGGAGTCTGATGTGCTTATCTAAAGCCTTTTGTATCCCTCTGTCTATATAAATATCGCCACTCACGTTTTGGGGTGTTGCAACCCCGATATTATATTCTTGTCTGAAAACGGGTGCAACGTATGTACCGTTATCCTCATCAAAACATCTATCCCCTAAGAAAACATTGTTTGTTGGTATCATATCTTTATCATATAAAAGAACGGGCATAGAGAAAACGGTATCCGTTACTGTTTCATTATCACCATTATCTAAGATAACATTTCTTGTGGTTGGTGTAAGTTTATAATATTTTAATGAATATTTTTCTCCATTATACATTTCATATAAACATACATCATCGGTTAATGTATAGACATCGGTGTATGTTATACCCGGATGGTATTTATACCAACCCAAAGAATTTTCTTTTTCAAGTTCATACCCATCGTAAACTGTCATGTCTTCCACAAATTTTACCTTTAGATGGACAACTGCATTTATGTGATACTCTATTTCACAGAAAATATTTTCAGACAAACTATAATCGCCATAATCATTATTATCTTCGTCATTGTTCCAATATTCATAATTTGCAAAATATTCACCAAGTTTCTTACATAAATGTATGGCTGACAGCACATTATCTTTTTTGATATAAAACGCATATTCGTGGGCATCTTTGTATGTGCCGGTTTTTTCATCATAAAAATAAGTGCCATAAGTGTTTACAAAATATTTCTCATTATCTAAAGATGTAAAGCCATCATTAGAAATTTCCACTAAAGTATTTTTAAAAATTTCACCCGTTAAGTTATCTTTATAATAGAATTTCATTTTTTCGATTATTCCACCATCGAAATATTGTTTTTTCGGGTTATTTTCTTGCGTTAAACACTCATTTTTTGATAAGGTTGATACGTTTCCCACCTTAAAATATAAATCAAGTCTTGCGCCATTATAAGGCGTAAAAAACTTACTATTGGCTCTTGTATCTTCATCCATACCGCCTTCAACCCACTCTTCTTCACCCTCAACGTCTGCGTGATATTCATAATATCCGGGCATAACATTACCCAAGTCATCAGTTAAGAGTTTTGGTGACCTCAATGTATAAAGTTTAGAATTTGTGTGCCCTGTTATTGTATCGCAACGAAAAACGGTATATGGAAACAGTATATTAACTGAATTTGACGATATTTTTGGGTAATAAAGATTATTCACCCAATCATCTGTCACCTCTTTAAAAGTACAGTCATATACTCCATCGTCCTCATTGTAAATAAATTCATAATCATGATAAACCTTTTCATTTAACGATTTACCACCCACATAATAAACTTTATCACCGATGTTGAAATAGCCATTTAATTTCGAATACCTTTTATTAGTATATCCATCGAAAATAGTAACCATGCCATTTTCCACCACCAACACCTCGTCATTATATTCTACACAGAATATTTCATTTTCAAGTCTTGTTTTATAATCGTTTTTTGGTATGCAGTTCTTTTGCTTGGTGAAATTAAAGTAGAATACGCCGTTTCTTTCAAGCGCATAATACGTTTGTCCATTAACAACAACATAATATCTGCCATCGTTTGTTTTATTTGCGAGAAATTTTTTACCATTAATAAGGTAATTTTCACGCCCATTATCAAATATCACGTATCTTCTACGCTGTATTTCATAAATTTTATCATTAATAACAACAAAACCGTTAATGGGGCGTGTTAATGGATATGGAACTGACATTTTATCGTCGGTTGGATTATAAATCACTTTATCTAAAACATTAAATGAATAAGACGTAACCGATTGGGTAAAGTTGTCAGCGTTATTTATTTTATAATATTTCGTATAGTCTTCGAAGTCATCTTCATTAAAAGCAAATTCTTTATATTCATCGTATATATAGCCCGTATGCCCTACTCCACCTTTAATAAGGTAGGTTTTGCCATTTTCAGGTAAAGACACAACTGTGCCATAAGGCATATCAGTGCCATAATCAACGCCACCTTCCCACTCAGGCGCCAACGATGTAACCATTCCAAGGTCGTCAATATTTTTTTCGAGTAACACGGGCAAAACAACCGATGCTGATTTGGTAGAAACCATGGGGTCTTCTGCATTAAGAATGAAATCTTTAAGAATCTCATACATATCATTTCCGCCTAATCTATAGTAATCCCTGCAATCACAGCAATTGTCAGCATCAACACATTCATGTGGTTCGGTGATTGCCGAATATTTTTCATGCATATCATTAAACCACCCAAACCATTTTTTAGCATCGGGAAAATCTAAATGGTCTCTTTTCCACTCATTAGTAAGTTCTACCGGTATTTTTAATTTAAGGAAAAGCCTATTAACAATAAAATTATAAAAATCCCATCCACCCCTTGATAAAAAGAGTTTATCCATTTTTACCGCCTCGTCGTAGGTTATTGTGGCGTTTTCTTCATATTTCGAATATTCTTCGGCGTTTTTATATGGCACAGAATTACCTGAGTTGTTTAATAAAGCATCATACTCCTTGAAAAATTTAAGCCACTTTTTTAGTGTGGGGTATGTTATGTATTTTTTCTTTTTAGCTTTATTTATTATGTCGTTTTTATTTGCAAATGTCTCATTAATAACATTTTCAATATAATAAATGTCCCTACCATAGCAAAAATAGTAATCCACGGTTGTTATGTCGGGATATATGTCAGACTTTTCTTCAAATAATTCCTTTAAATTATTAATTACAGATAACGATGGTTCTTCTATTAAATAAAAATCTTCACCCATCACCACCCTATGAAATGATTCTTCTTCTGTGGGTATATTGATATAAACGTCAGTATAATCAGTTATTCCACTAAAATCAGATATATCAATATCACTCACGACCATTCCATAGTTAGATGCATTTTCTGCATATTTCTCATCAAAAAAACTTGTAAATTCCCTATTCTTTATAATACTTCTTGGGGATTTAGCGTTTAACAATGCGGCGTTTATTACCTCACTTTGTGTGTAATAAACACCACTTAATGATGGAACACGATAAACATCCCTTAACCCCTGAATAACTCCCGGGGTTCTTGAAATAAAGTTTTCGAGCGATATTTTTCTAGTAATTAGTTTCATTGGATTCGTTTTTAATTTTTACCTCAAACAAATTAAATTCCATTATGTTGTTATCTGTTTCAGTAATACTGTTTTCCCTATAATTATCTGGAAGATAATAAACGTATCGCTTATTTTCGTCATTATATATTAAATTAACAGGAATAAACATTTGTCTATTAAGGTCGCTCATAGGCACACCTTTTTTTAACTCTTCAATATCACCGTCATTTGACAAAAACAGTGGTCTATATATGTATTTATCAACTGTGGTCATTGGCATTATAAATGGGAAAACCCTTCCAACGCCTGCATGATAAAAATCAATTTTAAGATATACCGTTGACGGCTTTAATCCGGTGGAGTATTCTTTAAACATATAAAGATAAAAACCTTCAGATGAAGTTGTTGTCTCGTATTTATTTTTAACTGTTATGTTGCACCCTAACCTTGATTCGTCATCAAACGTAAATTTTTCATTTTTATAAACCTCGCCAAAAACACTTATTGTGTGGGATAATTCATCGCTATTAATGTTTTTATACGTTAACTCACTCTCGTCATATTTAATCTTCTTATTGAAATATTCATTTTCATTTAAAAAGATTGTAGATGTTGCAAGCAGCATTTGGTCTTGCGGGTTGTTAGTGCTGTAAAATGATAATCTTAAAAATGACTTTGAAATTCGTTTTTTTCTGTATTTTACATCATCATCAGTGAAATTAACAAGGCCGAGCAAGTCGGGCGACTTATGTAAAACAAGCCTATCAGCAGAATCTAAGTTTTTATATTCTTCAATATCGGTTACAAACCAATTATTATCATTGTTGTCGATGCTCATCACCAAAGAATTATTAAAATTCGTTTCGGTGTACTCAAGTCTGCCATTATAGTTGGTATTAGTAAAGTCAAGACTTTTGGTTAACCCTATTTCCTCTGCTTCATTTTTACTTATTTTCCAACTATCTTTATCTCTCGTTCTAAAATGAAGATTAAACCGTATTTCTTTTATATCACAAAAAACATTATCACCACTTGCATTTTTAGTGAGATAAACGGGATAATAAACATCCTTTTCCATATCAACAATGTCATTGACACGCGAATCAACCACATCAGACAACGCTTCGTTTATTATTAAGTCCTCACGATTAATGCCGAGTTGTTTATTGTTTACGAGTGGAAATTTTATTGACGTTGAATCATTAACAATACTAACCTCAACAATACCAAGTGGGTCTAATGCCGCATTAGATGATACCGGCATTTCAGCCATTGAAAGAAGCATGTCCGCATTAACCGGCTCATACCCAAACGCACCATTGAAAATAAAGAATGAAAAAGATGAAAAATCTTCCATTATGTGCATACAAACGGTGTTTTTGGCACTACTTGTTATTGTTATGGGCTTGCCAAAATATTCATCGCCAATTATAGGCTCACATATTATCATATTAGAGCCTGCGATTTTAAACACATTTAATTCATACTTTTCTTGTCCATAAACATTAGCGTATTCTATAATTCGTTCATAATCATCATTTGTAAAAGTGTAAGATTCTATTCTGTATCTCACGCCGTCTATTGTTACACCACTATATTCTGTAATTGGAAATGACGGATATACGGATGCGTCTGTTTGTGGTAAAATATCCATAAGTTCTTTATCTTCACTTATTTTTACAAGGATGTCATGATTAAACACACCTGTTCTGCCACTCTCTGTCTCGATTATATCGAATGTTACCTCTTCATCATTAATATACGCAACCGCTTTATTGCCAATGTTATTATATGTTAAGTCATAATCAACGTCTAACACGTTAATTGTATCACACAAGTTCTTTTTGGCATAATGTTTTTTGCCGTTAAAGAAAATATACGGGTTTTCGTCACCGTTTTCATATTCAATATTAACTCGATGATAACTACTCTTGCCCATGGCGATTATTTTATTATTTTCAGCCAAAGGATACCCAAAATCGTTATTAATAAAGAGGGAAATAAAACTGCCATTATTATCAGTAACGTATTTATATTTTATATTTACGGGGTTGTTAACAACATCCATACCACCATCAACGATTCCGTCATATATTGACGGGTATTCTACTTGGTCACTATAAAAACAGTCAGCCCTATAAAAAACATCATCAATTTCAACGCCAAAACCTAAATTACGATATTCTATTTTCTCTCTTTCACCATCATCATAATATTTATAAGGTTTAACAACATTGTTAATTTCATAAACATTTCCACCATATTCTACATATGGTTGATAATATCCTATTTCGCCCTTATTAACAAGTATTTCTTCATTACCGTCGATATGCACCACAACTTTTAGAACATTGTGCCATTTTGCGTATTCATAATCTGAAATTGTGAACGTGTCATTGTTTTCAAGTACTGTTAACGGTTCACTATATTTATTTAATCTAACAGACGGAACTTGATACCCGCCAATTATTGTATCATCTTTGGCTAAATCTGTGTCAACCACATATGTTACACCCTTTATGGTTACACTGCCATTCTCAATCCAATGTATTGTTGGTATTCTTATAAATGATGGCGATATTGTCTCGTAAAAAACATCATCAATTACAAAGCCGTCCACACCATCCCTTTTTACCATGTATATTTGGATGTTGTTATATAAAATATAATAAATCTCAGTCTTTATTGAAACAGCAATGTCTTTTTCGTCATAATAATACTTTTCACCATCAATAGTGAAAGAAAATTCATCATCGTTTTTATAAACAGCACTGCCATTATAGTTTATAAACGTTCTACCGCTTGCATCTGTCTCAATATTACGATTGACGTTTCCAATTAGGGTGTTTATTGTATAGTTTTCGTTAACAGTTAAATAACCCTGCCTTGTGACTTTTTCAACACTTGCTTTTAAGTGTATTGGGGTGTTGGTGTAAGGGAAATTAACAATGACGTTATCACCGTCTTTAATATCATAGCATTGTTTTGTAACACCCGAAATATAAGTTAAATCGGGTGAAATAAACATCTCTGAAAAATCAAGCACGGTAGTGCCAAAACCGATATTTGTTTTAATTTTATATTTTAACATTTTTTTATGTTCGATTCTAAGAAATAATTATCAACGTCAGTATTGACATTCTCTAACTCTTCAATGTATTCGCCATTCGGTTCATAATATGGTAATTCACTGCTTGAGGGTTCTATATCATCATCATGAAATGGCTGTTGCCTTCTAAGATAAAAATTTATATTTTTGTAAATATAGAAGGCGCCGTTTGCAAATGGATATGATTCAATGTTAGAAAAATCATCAAACCCGTTCGGTATCACGTTTCGCCACAAATAATTGCATGCACCGTCACTTGAAAGTTTGGCATATTGTGGTGTGACTTCATCACGAACACACGCTTTATAGTTATCAATATCAGAAAATGTCTTAGCGGTACTTATCGCTTTTCCATCATCTTCTGTTATGTTAATCAAAAACTTTTTCTCACTTAAGCAGTTAATAACCAAACACTTGTATGATTTATTTTCGTTTATGGAATACATTGAAAATTCATCGTTAAGCACAAGATTAGGGTTATCTGACAGTCCTATTTCAAACACATTATCACTAACCTTATAATTTATTGTCTCTTTGACAAGTAAAAGTATGTCATATGTTTTTGCTTTTTGTGTTGTGAGAACAGACGAAACGGTCTTAACTGTTATTTTATAATTCGGTTGATAATAATACCCTTCTTTTCTTGGCAAGGCTATCATCTTCTTATGTTCAACAGTAAACCCACTAGACGAATAATCTCCGCTCTTTATATTGTCTATTGTTGTGGCGGAAAAATATTCATAACTTGTATCATCATTGTTAAGTTCTCTTTGTGCTGTGTTGAATCTGTTCATTACACTTTGTATCACTTGTTCCGAACATTCTGATGGAGAATAACAGCATAAATCCCCATAGAAGTTTATGGCATTATCAAAATCAATGGCATATTGTGCCGTTTCTGTGTTCATATCATTTATAACTGCCATGTTCAGTCCATGATTTATTTCGTTATTATCTATGGAGTTGATTATCCTTATATCATTCACTATGCCAACATTGTTCGCCTCATCTGAAAATCTAAGTCCACAGATATTTTCACCAAAACAGTGTGAAAACTCAATATTTTCGCTTTGTATGTTTATTGGTGAGCCATTCTTGCCATACCACTCTTTATATCCTGCGTTCCGTTTAACTATTGTTAGATACATATCAGATAACGGTCTGCCTAAATTATCCTTTAGATATGATACATCGATGTCGTCAGTATAAACAATTTCAGATATTGGGTCACCATATATGTTTTTAGAGAATGCCAATTTGTTTATGTGGTTTTCGAAATCCACTTTAGAACATTCTTTTACATATTCTTTATCATTTTCAATTATTTCTGCGTTTGGTTTTTTATCCGAATATTTAAAGTTCGGTACACGTGAAAATATTCTAACATAATATTTGCAATCAATGCCATCTTCTGACACTCTTTTAAATGATATGTTTTGCCACTTGGGGTCTACATTAACCGTATCTGTTCCCTCTATGACAAAAAATCTTTCGCCTGTTTCGGAAACAAGGATATTTTCATTATCATTGTCAACCGTTAATGTTTCTTCTTGCCCATTAATATTAACCCTTGTATAAGACGTAACGCCACTTAAAAGGGTTATTTTTTGAGATGGAGAAGGTATTGACCCCCTTCTTATTTGGAAAATGTATTTATTGTAAACATTATAGACACTGACAGTTTCACATAAAACATTATTAATTGTTTTACCGCTGTTATTGGTATATGTTTGATAAATATTTACATAATCGCCCACATTTAGACCGTGTTGTGCTATGGAATAAATTGTAATGAGCGATACGCCGTTATCATCAACGGTTGCATCATCAATGTATACTACCTTTAATGAATTTAATTCCTCATTTAAAAACATGTCAAACCCGCTAGTGGTTGATGAACTTGGGTAAGTTATGCAATAGTCCCAATTTTTTTCAATTCTGTTTCTATGGTTATTGTATTTCGGTGTAAACATAAAAAGCGACCTATCAGGATACATATCAATAAAATCACCTGCTTTCATCGAATTTATTGGCTTTGATATGTCAAGTGGTTTACTCTCACAATTTTGTGTTAACCCTTTAAAAACATCTTCGTGCGTTAAAAATCTAGAACTATTTTTAAAACCAAACCACCCATTTTCCTCAATAAGATTGTTTTTAATTGCATCATCGAAGTCGTATATATCTAACGAACCGTAAAGATGCAACTTTTTTTCATCCGTGCCAAATTGAGTCATGCGCATCGCTTTCACTACCTTACCATCTATTCCCCTTAAGAAATCCTCTATTGTATTAAAGTTGTCAACCGATAAGTCACCCTCTGTGGGAAAATTAACGGATTTAAAAGATGTGTTCCTCAATAAATGGTTATTAAAGATATCTGCGCCGCAATTATATTTATAGCCACAAGTTTCATTAGAAAGTTGTGTGTCGCGTATGGCTTCGTTCTTATTCCATAATAATGTCGTTTTAACAACCGTGCCATCAATATAAATCCCATTCTGATAATTTAAAACCTCAACATCTTTGCTGCCCTCATTCTTTACAACCTCTGTTACCGGATTAAATAAAGCGTTTGTACAAACAGGATTAAGTGTGCAAATAAGTCTAACCTTATTACATCCATATCTTTCACTATCATAATATTCATACGCATTAAAAGAAGGTGCAACAGGCATCTCGGGCAACATTTTTTTGTCACCCTTTAAATTCACCGATAACGTTTTAATTTTATCGGTGTTCTTTTTACTTAATGCGGAATCTAAAATAATTTTCATACTGTATTATCGTTGTTTTTAGTACACCCTGCAAAAAACTTTTCTCTAAATGTATCAATTGCAGTCTTGCCATTGTTTAAACCAAAGTAGAAATAAAAAGAGTTTTCATATAAGGGAAAAACATACTTTTTGTTATCTCCGGTAATTATACAATAAAAATGACGTCCTCTTCCAAATTTTTCATAAAAAGCGTCTCTATTCGCATTTTTTTCTCCTTCGCTTGACCCTCTTCTGAAATGTTTTATAAACGTCTTATTATATTCATCTAAATTGGTTTTTGTTCCCAAATCTTCTTTTGTGAGGCCGCCTAACCTAAAGAAACCATAGTCAAAATTTGGATAATCGTTTGCAATAATTCGGGGTTGGAATCCTTTACTATTATCACCATAATGTTCAATTGATGGTCCAAGTCTTCCGTCAAATGCCGATGGATATAGATAACTAAAATTATAAAATTTATAGCCAGTGTTTTTGTCTCTAATGGTAGCAACAAGTTTATTTGCATTAAGTGTGGCAAACTTTGCCCTTGCATCATCATCAAAAATATCAGTATTTGTAATGAAACCATCAGGTTGCACAAACAAAAATTCACCCGGTGTGCTAATAGTGTAACGTTCATCAGGACTAACACCAAGTTCGCACATTCTCTCTATGTTAACGTATGATTTTTGACGTGTGTGTAAATCCCACGCATCGCTACCGGTTCCGTATAATCCAAAAAATAATCCCGTGTCGTATTTATGCCCAAAATAAGTTTCTTCTTGCTGACTTTTCCACTTCATGCCCCAATTCATACCCGACGAATCAATGTGGTTTGATGCAATCTGTGCACTACTGTCGTCTTTAGCCGCTAACATTGGCGGTATTGTGCAAGTTGTACGAGGCATATCACTTATTTGCGGTATGCCGTTAATGTCGTTTTCCACTAAACTGCCAAGCAAAACAATATCCGTCGAAAATAATCTTTTATATCGTCTATAATATACTTTTTCGCCGTCTTCATAGGTTTCATAAAACCCTTCTTCGTTTCCTGTTTCACCCGAATTAATATCTTTAAACCCACCACTACTGTCTTTAACGCCAAACGAGTAATAATAAACAACGGTTTCATCGCTATTTGTCTTGGGGTAGATTAAGCCATCATTTATTTTAAGGTTAGACGTAAAACCACTAAGCACATTCTTTGTTGCAAAGTTTTCATCGCCATCAGCAAGGTCAATGCCAAACTTATCATCTTTGTATTCCAACGGCGTAGTATCCATTAAATATAAAGTGGTACCACTGCCATTATTCTTACATTGGCAATATTCACTGCTATAAGGACTTTGCCATTTTCTGTATTTTTTCTTTTGTTTTACTTTCCAAAACCACATTGGGAAATACAAACACCCGTTAATCCAATCATTGAAAAATGATAAGCCAATTCTGTTTGACGCTGCCGCAAGTTCAGAATACGTTTCATCTACGTCATAGATATCTGAAGATGATGAAATAGACCCCTTTCTCCACAGGTCTTTTATTTTATCTATTACTCCTGTGTTGTTTCTTAAAATACCCTGTACAAAACTACTCCACAACTGTGCTTGAGGTCTAATTTTATTATATGGGAAGGGGTTTGTGGTTTCGGTATCTAACTTATTAACGTTTTTAATACCTATGCACTCACTCGTTCTATTGTTTGTTGTTCCTCTTTGGATTCTTGGTATATAACTTTTAACTGTATATACCTTATTCCAAAACAAATCCCTAAAACAATTGTCAGGTGTTTTCGAACCAAATTCGTAATAGTCATTAAAATCAATACAATCACCTGACGTGGTTGCACTTATTGCAATAAACGGTACGGTTGTTCTCTCATAAAGGTCAGGATTGCACGGAACAAGGTATCTCGCCTTATGTTTGGTCATTGCGTCATCGTTCGTATCATCAAGCGTAAATCTAAATCTAACACTTGCCCTTGTTGCAATTCCTTTAGACGGGTCATTAGACGGAACAATGTTTCCATACTCATCCATTGCCACATAATCAAGATTCATTGGTATCTGATAACACCAAACGCCATCACTATTAATTAATTCGTTTCCCTCTATTGTTTTTTCCTCAATGCCACCATATATGTTCTTTTGAATCATCTCTATCCTTCCCGCACAAGTGTTAAGTTGTGAAGCGTCACCAAGCATCTCATCAACTTTGCAATTGTGGTTGATAGAATTGTTTACGTTGTCAGTTATTATGCTGCCCAAAAAGACACATGATGTTTCAAATTTGTATTGTAAATTAATATCCTTTCTTGTTATTGCAATGTCGGAATAATCACTACTTCCCCAAAACGGTGAAACATTAACTGTCTCGTTTTGGCTAAATATTTGTGCAAGGTTATCCAAACTTTTGCCGCTTTTAAACTGTGAAGCGTTCTGAAATTGATTTATATTGTACCCCTTTGAAATAAAATCCCTCGGTCTTTGAGAAAGCACACCAATATCAGAAAGGTCAACATCAACATGCAGTTCTCTTTCACCCACAGGAACACCAAAAATCATGTAATCACCTGATTGATTGGTAGTTGTGGTGTATTTATAGTATGTGTCATAAACCTCTAACATAGAATCATTGTCAAGTACCATTCTCTTGGTAGGAAACGTCCCTACTACTTGATAACATTCATCGTTACTCTTGCCCGGTAAAAGATTATACCTTATATTATTTGGCGGCATATATGAAATTGACGAAAACCCATAAATTGATGTTAAATCGGTTCTTTGCTTATCTTCATTTGTTAGGGGGATAAAAACAGACACTTTAGCGTTAGGCACACCAAAGGCATCATTGGCAAGGATTCTACCAACAATAACACCATAATTCGACTTCTGCAACCTATACATGTCATTTTGATTTATTGACATTGTTAATATCTCATATGAATCAATGTCGTTTTTCATATGCAGATTTATTGTTTGGTCAGAGCCGATATTTGCACTAATTCTATACGTTTTATCCATTTTTACATCAATTTAACCTTGAGTTCGATATCAGAATCATTTAATACCTCAAACATTGAGTCATAGTCACTGTAGAGTACTTTATCTATTGCTTCTAAATCTATTGGGAAAGCCTTGCAACCCTCAGGTGTTCTATACTCCAAAGATACATTATTGTTACAATTGTCAGTAACAACTAATTCGGGGAATGGACACTTATCTGAACTATATTGCCCATCATATATATTATACACCCTTAATGATATTAAACTTATAACACCATCAACTAACGTTATTTCTTTTTCTAAGTCACCAACAAATATATCATCACCCATGTTATGATTATTAATGTCCATATAATCTTTAATTTTTTCAATAACATTGGTTAATACTGTTGATACGTTATAGTTTTTATCGACAAAGAGGTCAATAAGGAAGCCGATGTTGTATATCTTGCCGCTTTTTATTTCAATATAATCATTAATTGTTTTATAATGTGACATCCATTCAATCACGTTTTCAACAAGCCTATCGGGTAGATACTTTGTCAATCTTCCGTTAGATTTAACACCTAAGAAACTCATGACTATTTTATTGTTTTCCTCTATAACACCCGACCTAAACGGTGCGCCATACTTAGGCGGCATTTGCATTAATTTAACTTGATAATCCTTAACGGTAACACATCTGTCTTGTGAAGATGTGTTATATTTTGTTAAATATTTTATTTCTTCTGTTGATGGTGCGTTTTTACCTGCAACCGATGCACTTGAGTTACGAACAGTGAATGAGTTTACCACAACACCTTTCTTTCTCGAATCCAACCCAACATCATTTTTAAATTCCACGTTAATAAGCGAAAAACCGTTTATGGAATTTGGTGCAAGATTTGTCTCTATGCCGCCACCCACACGATAAAGGATGTACATTGTCCACCCCTCACGAGGCAAAACACCAAGCATGTCGTTGTTTATTATTTTAGATGCTCTATATTCTGCATATTTGGTGGAACCGCTTGGTACTTCGTCGTATGAAACCCCCGCACCAAAAATCAACTTCATATACCCATTATCGGTATATTCAGTAATGAACTTTTGAGTCACGGGCTTCCATTGTCCGCGATATATTCTTGTAGTTCTCTGTGACTCGTAATTTACGTTTCTTTCGTCCGGTGTAATGGCGGGCGTTTCTGTATAATCATCGTATATTTCAGGATTATACTTATCCATTATTACGGTATTATCAATATTTGTTGCAGTACCAAACCTATATTGGTCGGCTAAGCTCTCAACCTCGAAAAATCTGAACGTTGAAACGTCCTCAGTAGACAATTTATATTCTTCCTCGTCAAAATAATATTCTTGCATTGCCGGAGTTTCGTTGTATGACCCTGTTTCCTTACAAATGACCGATTCTACATTCATTACATTAGTATCAGGTAAGACAATCTCCATAAACGGCGATAAATCTCTATCCATTATCACCTTTTTATATATTCGTGTCGTGCCATTAACAACAATTACGCTTTTTGTAACTGTATAACTCGTTATAGAGCCGTTACTGTTTCTATTTGGTGCGTATGTTCTGTTTGAAAAACCATCAGAATTAAATTGCTGCCCAAAATCCACATCTTCATCTAACTGAAAACTGTAATTACCCGCAGTTACCACAGATGAACGTTTAAGGATTGGTGCATAACGCCAATCGGGTTGTGATATGTTTTCGGGGTCAATGTCTATTGTGCAACTTATTCTAACCTCACACATACTTGCCTTTGCGCCGGGAACTTTCAGTCCATTTGTCCTCGCAAGGTTTAGAACTGAACTTTTTAACTTCGCACTATTGACGTTTGTTTCTTGGTACATCCTATCAATATGATAACTAAGGTTATCAGCAACAGATGAAACCAAATCAACAAACCACGACCCAACACTTGTGTCGCTGAAATCATCTGTCATTTCAGGATAGTACTTGTTACTAAAATTAATAAGTTCCGAACGATAATCTTCGAATGTCCTCGCAAGATAGTTTATCTTTTTTTGCATTGTCTTCTTTTTTTAAAAAATAAAAATAATTTTTGATTTGACGAGTTTTTTGTTAAATTTCTGTTACAATACTGTCATTAGTTATAACGTTACCCTCCTTAACGGAATAATCTATCCTCACAAAAATTGCATTTGGATTTTCTTCACTTCTTGCCACTTGTATGTCATTTAATGACACGTTGTTAACATATCTCGAAACTGCTTCCGAAATCTCTGTTTTAACACTTTTCCAAGTGTTGCTTTCATTGGGTTCGAAAATATATTTAATCAAATCCGTGCCAAATTCGGGCATTCTAACTCTTTGCCCCTTTGGTGTAAATATAACGTGCATTATCTGACTCCTAACCTTGTTTTTCTTACTTGAATTAAGGTCTACAAAGTAATTTTCTATGTCAGTGGACGTAAATGGGTATTTTATACCAAAATATTGTTTTTTAATCATAAAAATAATATAATATTTTCCCCTATAAATATCACAGAATAGGAAATACGCTATTTATTATCAAAAAAGCATTCACATGGATTTTAAAATTCTACCAACTGATGTCGTTTTATGCGCAATTGCTAAAAACGAAAACAATTATATAGAAGAGTGGGTTCAGTGGTATTTTAACTTAGGTTTCGATAAAATTTACATTTTTGATGACAACGAGGACGAAAGAGCGTTGCCGTCACTTCCCCTTATTAATGAATATGTAGAAGCCGGTAAAATACATATAGAATATTGTGGTAAAGAAAAAATTAACTACAAGCAAATGGTAAAGTATAAAAGTTTTTATACTCAAAACAAGTTTGCGTGGTGTGCGTTTTTTGATATTGATGAGTTTTTAGTATTAAAACAACACAAAAACATTAAAGAATATCTTTCGATGGACATTTTTTCGAATTTCTCAGCGATATCAATATGTTGGGAAATGTACGGTGATAACGGACATTTAAAAAAAGAAAAAGGCGGCGTTGTCGAAAGATTTCCTGAGCCATTCACAGGTGACACTAACGGTATCAGCGATGTTTATAACGGTGACAAGATGTTAGTGAAGAAAATTATTCGTGGTGGAATTAAAAACATCGAATTTCCCAATCCTCACGCCGTTAGGTGTGTAAATGTTATAAGATGTTGTGATGAAAAAGGGTCATCCGTAAGTTCAGCCAAATTTGCAATCGAAAAAACATATAAATACGCTAAAATAAACCACTATTTTACAAAATCTGCTGAAGAATATGCAAATAAAGTAAAAAGAGGACGTGCTGCGCAAAAATCTAACGTGTTTAGAAAAATGGATGAGTATTTTTCCATAAACCCTAAAACACAAGACAGAATTGATGCGTTAAGGGAAGCCTTTGGATACGAAAAAAAGGATGAAACTGTTAAATATTTTGGAAACCAACCCATATCAAGCAAAAAAAAGATACTTTTCCTTGTAATGTCATGCAATAAACCCGATTTTATTAAAGAAGAAGATATTGTTAGAGAAACATGGGCAAAGGAAATTGTTAATAATGAATTCGAAAACATAGATTTATATTTTTATAGAGCCACAAAGGAAAAAGAAATACACGTTGATAAGGATGTTATTTTTATCCCGTCAAGGGACGATTGGAACGGTACATATGATAAAACGCTGAAATGTTTTAAATACATATTAGCAAATAAAGATTTCGACTATGTGGTTAGAACAAATACGAGCAACTATATAAATGTAAAATGTCTCGTTGACATGATTAACAACATACCCGAAAATGACACAAATATATACGGAACGAGACTTATAATTAACAACACATCAAGGGGTTACACGTATTTTAGGGGAAATTGCCTCGTTTTAAAGAAAAGTATCGTTAAGGATATTGTGGATGCTGAAATATCATCAATCCGTGAGGCTGATGACGGTGCAATGGCATATACGCTTGTTGTTAAATATACAAAAAACGGTATTGATTATCATGAAAAATTAAGACAGTTCCCCATTTCTTATGTTTATACAAGTCCGGAAAAATTCAAATATGATTTTGATACAATGAAAGATTCCGTTTGTTTTAGGCTTAAGACAAGTCCACAAGCAAACAGAAACTCTAAACTTATTATTAGCAAGATGAAAAAAATGGATGCGATAATAAGAGCCGAAGAAAGAAAATTCGTCGCACCAACCAAATTTAATACGGATTATGTGGAAAGTTTATATGGAAGATTATCCTTTGATGATGCCATGAAACGTTCAAAAAAGAAATTAGTACAAAGAATGCCAACAGCCGCAAAGAAGATTAAATCAAACGGGAACGTAACTTACGGAAAAACTAATTTCATACCAAAAAGGCTCATTAATCATCATATAGGGAGGCTATTAGTTTAATAATTAGATATTTATATAGAAAAACACGAAAAAATGAAAAAATACTTGACCTTATTTAATTCCCACGCTGAATACGAACAATACGTGAGCGGTAATTTTGAGAAGCCAAACGTATCACATTGCGTTCAGGAAGATGATGTACATTATAATCCTCTACATGACTATTCAAAGGATTATCTTACTTTTGTTGCCCTTGAAGACGGTACAATATCGTTTAACATATTGGACTCAATGGGAACTGATATGATTACCTCAATCAGTTATTCAACTGATAACGGTGAAACATGGACAACAACAGCAAATCAAAACAATAAACAAGAAAACCTTTCAATTGATGTTGATGTGAATGAAGGCGATAAAGTAATGTGGAAAGGCATCGCAACACAAACGGGATACTACTTTAACGATGACGATTTTGGTTATTATGTTGGCTCGTTTTTTAGTTCTGATTGCGAGTTTGATGCAAAGGGCAATGTGATGTCATTGCTTTATGGTGATGATTTCAAGGGTGAAACAACAATAGAGGAAGATGCTACATTTTGCCGACTATTCTCTGATACTGATGAAGGAAAAACGTGTGGTGTTGTAAACGCCAAAGAATTATCATTACCTGCTACAACGTTGGCAAATAATTGTTATGAAAATATGTTCTATTACTGTACAAGTCTAACATCAGCGCCTGAATTACCCGCCACTACATTGGCAAGTAGTTGTTATTTTGGTATGTTCTATGGTTGTACAGGTCTCACAACAGCACCTGAGTTACCTGCAACAACATTGGTATTTGGTTGTTATCGGAGTATGTTCGAAGGTTGCACAAGTCTTACAACGGCACCTGTATTACCTGCAACGACATTGGCAGATTATTGTTATGCTTATATGTTCAATGGTTGTACAAGCCTTGTGACAGCACCCGAATTATCTGCTACTACATTGGCATACCATTGTTATCAAGGTATGTTCGCAAATTGTTCAAGACTTACAACAGCACCTGAGTTACCTGCTACAACATTGGTAGGTTATTGTTATAGTAATATGTTTAGAGGCTGTGTGGGTCTTATAACAGCACCTCAGTTACCTGCTACAACATTGGCAAGTTGGTGTTATGAAAGTATGTTCCAAGGTTGTAAAAGTCTAACAACAGCACCTCAGTTACCTGCCACTACACTGACAACTTATTGCTATCAGAATATGTTCAATGGTTGCACAAAACTTAATTACATCAAGGCAATGTTTACTACAACACCAAGTACAAGTTATACAAGTGGTTGGGTAAGTGGAGTTGCTGCAACAGGTACATTTGTAAAGAACAGTGCTGCAACATGGAATGTTACAGGTGTTAATGGTGTTCCAAGTAGATGGACTGTTCAAACAGCAAGTGCATAAAAACATCTATATATCAAACACACAAGTGGCATTTTAAGGGTATTTATGTTAAAATATTAACGGAACCAACAGGTGTATAGTTCCCATTATAAAAAATGAGCAGCCAAATTAATGGTTGCTCATTTTCTTTATTCATCAAGCGTTTCCTCTTCTCCGAATATAATATCCTCTGCCGACATTTCACCCTTATCATCGTCAGGTGAGTCCTTAATTTCTTCGAGTTTCGATAAAATATCCTTTATGTATGTCTTTTTATATTCCTCAAGTGACTCTTCGGGAATAATGCCGTTATGCACACAACACATTGTGCCTGAATACGTTATATTAAATGGTGTTGGTAGTTGATTCTTTGTCACCGCAATCTTTGTTATAATACCGTAATTATACGTATCGCCCTTTGCCGTTGCAGTGAGTTTCTTTGTTGCCGCCTTTGCAACACCACCCAAGTGAATAATCAGTCTTGCGCCATAGAAGAATGTCTTTCCACCCTTTAACTCGATTGATGGTATTCCCGGCATACCGTTCATACTGTCATTCCAAATCTTATTAACACAGAACATTGTGTTCGTGTATTTCTCACTAACTTTTCTCGATGTCGGTATTCTGTTGTTAATCAGACTGTTAAATGCCTGTGAAATTGCACCTGCATCGAACATGTTGTTGTTCGATTTGCTTGAATATGACTTAAAGGATGTTATCGAACCAATACTATCCCATATGAAACATATTGGCTGCTTAATTTTTCCTTCATCCTGCATATCAAGGATTTCATTAATGGAAAGCGCAATATCCTCCAATACTGCAACATTTCTGCGTTTTGACACGCGCTTACCTGCTGAATGGTCAAAATCACCATATTTTTTCGTAAGCGTTTTCGTATCGAAATAAACAAAGTTGCCACGATACTTAATAATGTCAGTTGTTATTTCGCCCGTTTCTTCATCAAGAATTTCGCCATAAACGGGAGTTGCATCAACGCCACAATCAATTGCATATTTCCAATCGAAATTGCCCTCAGTTTCATATATAACAGGTAAAATACCCTTCTTTTGACACGCTGCAATGAGACAGTTTTTAATTGTTGATTTTCCCGTATTAGACCATCCCGTTACCAAAGTCAGATATCCCATGGGGATTCCCGGCAATTTTAATGCATCTTCAAAAGCCTTTGGCAGTGGTATAAACTCTGTTGGTTTTTCCGCGTTTGACGTTTCCAAGTCGCTTCGCTTAATCGGCTTACTTGATTCCTCTATTTCAAGTCCAAGTAACTTATTTATGTCATCAGCTGAAGGTATTACAAATGTTTTCTTTTTAATCGCTTGTTTCATACTTTTTAACTCGTTGTTTTTCTCTAATTTTTTGTTTCCAGCATTTTCTACACATCGGTTGATAAATATCATCACCACCGACAAGAACTTGCTCACCCTCCGTTATTATATTTTCATCCTTATCAAACCTTGCATTTATGGATGCCTTTTTGTTACATTTACAACTTGATTTTAATTCTTGAAACTCATCAGCTATTTCAAAAAGCCTTTTTGATGCCGGAAAAAGTTTTGACCTAAAATCTGTGCGTAATCCATAACATAGAACGTTAACACCCATTAAATCAACAACGTCCGATAATTGGTCTACCTGTTCCTCAGTTAAAAACTGACATTCATCAACCAATACCCACATTAACGGTTTGGCTTGTTGTGCCATAAGAACGTTATTATATTGATGTATTGCCTCATATATATCAACGTTACTATTAACACTAACACACGCCCTTTTTAATCCTGCTCTTGATTTAATCATGTTCTTTCCATCTCGTGTATCAATGGATGGCTTAAGAACCATGAAAGGTATACCTTTTTCTTCAAAATTATACGCCGTTGCAAGGAGGTTTAGGGTTTTTGACGAACCCATTACACCATAAAAAAATCTTAGCTTAGCCATTTACATGTTTTTTAGAATGGTAACGCATCTTCTGCGTTATTATCTGTATCGGACTGAGTACCTGCCGTTATGGTATTTTTCTCAACCCAATTTGTAAAGTCGGAGTTTTCTTCTGTTAGATTTTCAGCAAGTTCCTTTTCATCTTCGATTTTTTGTTTTTCCTGCATCACAGATTTATCGACATATTTACCCAATTCTTTATCGTAAACGGGAGTACCGCCCTCTACAATAACTGCCATATAGTCATAAGGTTTTACTGTAAATACGTCAGTCCATTTCTTTTCGTCGTTAACCCATGATTCTGCTTTATCAAAGTCGGTTGACAGTGGTGTGCTGATACTCTTGTCAGTTACCTGTACGCTTGTTTTGTTGTTAGAATCCTTTGTCAGAGTAATAACAAGGTCTTTTCCTGTATTAAGGTCAAAAATATTGTTTTCAATACCTTCTTCTTTACCTTCTTCCCACCTCGTTTTAAACAAGTTCATTATTTTATCATACACACCATCCTTTTTTCTCGAATGAGTGAAAAGCCAAAACTTAACGCCGTCTTCCTCATGGCCACGTTCAATACATCTAACAATCCACGATTCCTTAACACGATTGAGAAATTCGATGTCACCATATTTCTTTTTCTCGATTTCCGAATTAGATGCAAACCTTAGTCGTTTAGCCTCTTCCGACGTTTCACAGAATGGGCACTTATGTTTGTCATCTAAGTCATTTTTTTCGGGGCACACAAATGTCTTCCACCCGCTACTTGTAACTTCCTTGTTAACTTTAACGGTATGCATGTGCACCTTTTTAAATGGGCTTCCACCCTCAGGAGAAAATGGCAACAATCTGATTGTTATTTTCTTTGTGGTTTCGTCTGAACCTAACCTTGCTTGGAGATAATTTTTAACATTAAATTCAGTCTTCTTTTTTGGGACGTAAGTTTCCTGTTCGTTTTGGCTGATTACAGCAGCCGCATCAATGTTTACATTTAAATTACTCATAAAAAATTAATATTTAAAAATGCGTATCAGTATACGCTTAAATTCAGTGCAAATATACATAAAAAATGTTAAAAAACCAAAATTCCGGCAAATTATTTTTTTAAAATGCCGGAATTTTTGTGTTGGCTTTAAGTACCATTGGCATTTACTGCCAACTGCTATATTATTATCGGGAACTATATACCTGTTGTCCCCGAACATAGCGACTAGCAAACTTTAACTTTTGTCTAGCTATCCTTAACTTAAAAAATTCCCGTTTTACTGGAAAAATGCGTACCTTTGTATTACCTTTAAGACAAAGGAATAACATTCAGTAAAACGGGAATAATTATGATAGATTTCACAAATTTCAAGTCACTCAAATCGGTAATCAGACACTTCAACAATGAAGACATCTGCAAGCAAACGCTTGTGGAGGCACGTTGGGGTGGCGATGTTGTTTGTCCTCATTGCGGACAGCACCATTGCACCATGCGCAAGGACGGACGTTATCGCTGCAACCATTGCAAGCATAACTTCTCTTGTACCACAGGTACAATATTTCAGAACACCAAGTTGCCACTTCAAACTTGGTTCATTGCCATGTATCAGGTGTCTTCACACAAGAAGGGCATTTCCTCATTGCAGATAATGCGTGACTGCGAGGTCACTCAGAAGACCGCTTGGTTCATTCTGCACAAGATTCGTGGTCTCTACGGCATTACCGATGAGATTGCCCTTGACGGAGAGGTGGAGATGGACGAGATGTACCTTGGTGGACGTGAAATAAACAAGCACGAAAGCAAGAAGACTGAGGGTACACAGGGTCGCTCTACCAAGACCAAAACACCAATCTTCGGTATGATTCAGCGTGGTGGCAACGTTGTTGCAATGAAGGTGGACGATACAAAGGGTGCTACCTTGATGCCCATCGTGAGCCAATTCGTTGAGAGTGGTGCTACCACTTATACGGATGAAGCCAACATCTACCACAAGTTGTCAGAGAACGGCTATGAGCACCTTTTCGTTAATCACTCACAGCGTGAATACGTCCGTGCCAATGACATTCATACCAACGGAATTGAGGGGTTTTGGGCACATTTCAAGCGTGTCATTTTCTCTACCTATCACAGCGTTTCCAAGGACTATGTACAGCGTTATATTGACGAGCAGTCATATCGTTGGAATACCCGTAAATGGAATGCTTCTGAGCGTTTTGAGGATATGTTCAAGAAGGCTGCAAAGTCCTTTGAGTATGCTGACGTTCTGAGCCTTTCAAGCGTTATTGACGTTGTTGCTTGGAAGACCAAGCACGATAGTTACTATTGGGCAGGAAAGGTTGCATAAATGAAATTGAGCAACCACTATTGGATTACTCAATTTGTATGTCATTATAGAACTTAAAGTATTCCTTGTGAAGTCCAATTTCGATATCCAAGATTTCCATCATTTCCCATCCAAGACGAGTAATCACTACCACTTGGATAATATAATACTCCACCTTCTTTGACATATGCCCAAAAGCCTGATTGTATTGTTGGTGCAATAGTTGGATATGCGTAGATGGTTTCAAGACTCGTACATCCTTGGAACGCATTAATAATCATTGTTGATACACTACTTGGTATTGTTATGCTTTGTAAACTACTACAATTGTAGAAAGCACCACCATCAATACTTGTGACACTATTGCCCATTATTACATTTGTAAGACTTGTACAATGACCAAAAGCACTACCACCAATGCTTGTAACACTATTCGGTATTGTTATATTCAATAAGTTTGTACAACTATTAAACGTACCAGCCATAATTGCGGTAACATTAGTTGGAATATTTACATTTGTAAGACTTGTACAATATTCGAATACATTATAATTAAGGCTTGTAACACTATTTGATATTGTTGCCTCTGTAAGAGCGGAACAATGGGAAAATGCACCGTTTCCAATACTTGTACATAATTCCCCAACCTCAACACTAACAAGCGTGTTTTTATATATATCACTTACCATTGCTTTTGTCAGTTCTCCGCTTCCTTCAAGTTCAACTACGCTGTCATCACTGAGTGTCAGTTTGCAGAAGAAAGGTGGCTTATTATAATGTACCGTATTATCTCCCTCTACATATGATACATAAGGTTCTATATATGTTTCACCATCTTCATAAGTCAGTCTTTCAGCATCGGTGCTGAATAGTTTTAAGTAATCTCCCATATTTATATATGATATTAGTTATGTTATTATTCTACAATATAAATATCCCGACAAGAAGAGAAATTCCTGTTGGGATATTGTTTATTTTGATATTTTGTATTATATTTGTACCCGAAATGGTAATTTAAAGATATTTATGTTAAAACATTAACGGGGACAACAGGTATATAGTTCCCTTATTATCTATTTTTTACGAAATCTTTTCGGGCGGTCTTTTAGGTTACGATTCCCATAATATGAATTCATCAAACCCTTTGTTCTTCTTTTGGCACTCCTTGAGAATCTTTTATAAAAATCTGATAATTCATCATTGGATAAATCATCGAAATTTTCATAATCATTGAAATGATACGAATCATACGCAAAAATACTATCCGGATTTTCTTTATAATGTCCAAAATCTATACTAATATCATCATCACCTATTGGTTTTCTCCATTCTTCAAAGTCATCTCCGTGTATATAATTAGAAAGTGTCCCGACATAATTGTCTTTATCTTTCCACGAATATGATTGGAATACTCCATAATCTTTGTCATCAGGCATACAATATTCAAGAGTTTCATCTTGGTCTTCAACCGCCCCATCTTCGAGTGACCTAAGAAAATTATAAAGGTCTTTGATTTTGTATTTATTCCACTCTCTATCTATCTCTTCCTTTGAAGCCTCTCTCAATATTTTTTTTACCGACCTCTTTACAATCTTATGCAAGTCAGACTCTGTTAATCTTACTCTTTTTTTCATATTGTTTTTATATGCATTCATCAAATTATTTTAATAACCAAATATCTTATTTATATCCTGCTTCAGGTCATCATCAACATAAAAACTTTGTGCCATATCTCTTTCTGTCATGTCATCAACGTCATTATTGGTGATTACATATTCTTTTGATGTTGGCTCTTGGTTGTCAAAATATGCGTCATAATTGCTTGTCATACCTTTTTGTTTCCAATAATCAACAGGATTAACGTTAAATGGATATGAATCGAGTGAACGCAAATTCAATTTTTCGGTTTGTGTCGGGTTTCTTTTTTGGAATTCCTGATTTAACGCCTCGATGTTATTATTATTGCTGTCAATCATGGTTTCCATTTTTTCGATTGCTGTTAAGAGTTGGTCGATTCGATGATTAACCTTAACCACATCACGCCCTACCGCATTAACTTTATCATTAACCTTTTCCTCTGCGTTGGTAATATCTTCGACATCAATAACTTCTTCTTCATCACCACCCATAGCGTCGTCCATTGGCATACCGTCATCCATTGGCATATCGCCACCCATGGAATCATCCATAGGGGGTTCATCCATTGGCATACCGTCTGTATTTGGGTCGCCCATTGGTGCACCGCCCGCATTAGGGTCGCCCATTGGTGCACCGCCCGCATTGGTGTCATCCATTGGCATACCGTCTGCATTTGGGTCGCCCATTGGTGCACCGCCTGCATCCTGAGGCTGTTCGCCGCCCATAGGGTCGTTATTATTCATGTCTTGGTCATCATCAGCCTCTTCAACAGTACCATAGCCAAAACCTTCTACAATTCTCTTAAAGTGCTTATGTGCCTCATAAAGATTGTTTTCCTTAAGATATTTTACGTTTGTCATTTCTTTAGTCAATCAATAATTCTTTATTATCTTCTGTTAAAACCGTTACTGAACTTTCAGTTCTCTCGATTAAGCCCCTATCTTTTTTGATACGCTTAAACTCTTGGCATAAAGTCTCGTTACCGAGAATTTCTTCTGCCATTTTAATTTTTTCTTTTGTATCCATCATCATGATTGTGTTTCATTTTCAATCAAATCTTCATTGGATTTGTTATTTTTCTTCGACTTTGTTGTTTTTTTCTTTGTTGTTTCAACAACTACGTCATTTTCAATTTCTTCTACCACAGGTTTAGCAATCGCAATTTCTACCGGTTTCTCATTTTTTTCTATTTTAATGTTTTCGACTTTTTTTTCTTCTTTTGCCTCTACATTAACAATTTTTTTTACCGATTGCGGTTGTTTCTCTTGTGTTTTCTTATTTATAAAACGCATTCTCATATTCTTAAAATTTTTTGTGAATGTTTAAGTGCGAAAAGCACATTTTTCTTTATAAATATCTGTATTTACAAAAAATGCAACCTTTAAAGGGGTTGCATATTAAAAATCGTCTGAAACTGACATAAAATAAGGAATTATGTAACGGTTATTGTTTAGTCTCGTGCAAAGTTTTGAAGAAAATGGGCAATCATCTTCACATACAAGATTTTTTTCTTTTAATTTATTTATCACTTTATCCTTTTTTATCCCACAATATTCTAACATTGTAAGCGAAACCCCCAATATTGTGCCTTCATGTAAAACATAAGCCATATTATTACTAATATAAATGCATTTTTCACCTTCCGAAAATAATATGTTGTATAATCTCTTTATTTTACTATATCTTAAAGTGATAATGTTAATATAATAATACTTTATAGTATTTAATACGTTTTGTATAATATATTTAGAAAATTCTTCCACATCCCTTTCATAAAATTCACGTTTTTCAGTCTTCTTAAATGTCCAAAAAACATTTTCACTTAACTTCTTGTTAAGAATTGAAAAATTATCTGAATATTTTTTTGCATTTTCTAATCCTACAATAAGAATAGGCTTTGTTGGGTCAGCCAACGAAACATCACTAACCAACCCAACAAAATCGTCCAATCCCTTTATTTTAGACGTACTAACAATATATCCAAGTTTCTCCACTTTAACTATTTTTAGCAAATATACTAAAAAAAAATGAAAAAACCAAATATTAGCTGCCACCAAGGAAACTAAAATGCATGGTGTCACCATAATCACCACCCCATCCAATGCCGTATTTGGCTAATATTTTAATAACGGGGTGTCCCCAATGCCATATACACTTCTGTGGGTCATAACCCCCACCGTACGGACATATTTTTTGTGCGCACCAACTGCTTGCCCTTGTACCAACAGATGGCTCTCGGTTTATCTTACTCTTAAATGGCACTTTATAGAAGAATGGGTTTCCGCCGCTTCCCGCGTTTATATCAAACGCCAATCCGAGTGCATGGTTAGATGCTCTATTAGACCGGCCATTTCCATTATTAACACATCTAATCTGTAGTCCTGAACCCGCATCGTGCACGTTAAAGTTCGTCGTGTTCTTAATCTCTTCGAACGCCCTCTTTACCGCTTCTGCGACTTTTTTATGCAGCGTTATTTTTCTTTTACCGTTACGTGTTTCATATTCGAATTCGACGAACAAATTCTTTGTTAATTGCTTGTACCTATCCTGATTTGCCTTACTTCCAAACTTAGATAATAAATCTATTGCCTCTTGCGGGAAACCGTATTCCGTTATTAATTTTCTGTTTCTATTAGACCTGTCTTGTGCATTTCCGTCAAAGGGAATATACGGTCCATCGTAATTTCCACCATACAATAAACCATCACTCGAAGGTACAACAAGGGTGTTACAGTCTGTAATTTGTATACCCTTTTTCATATCATCTGAGATAGGTGTTGTAATATATTTGGCGTTTCCACCTTTATTAAGATATTTTGTGATTGATTTAGCGTACTGCTCATTAACCTCAGAAGAATTGTAAACACCCTTTGTGTCTTCCTTATATACACCCACAATTTTGTTTGTTCCCGGTTTTTCAGACGCTTTAACATAAATGTATGATGGATTACCTTTTGCACCATTATCATTTGGTATCATCCATCTCAACTCCTCAATATAATTAAAATAATCAGTATTAAGGCATACATCGAATACTCCCGGTAGTTTTGTCTTGTCATCACAAGTAAACCTAATGGTATTCTCTGTTAAAGTTTTTTCATCGAAACCGACATTTCCTTGTATTGCAGAATTAGCACATGTATCGTGCACAGCCCTACCAAGCGCCTTTATAAATTCTTTTTCTTTTTTGTTTACATTGTCATTTTTAACAGGAACATCCTCTAATTTCCATACGGGTTGAAAGTTATTGTCCGGTGATGCAATATATACGCTATGTCGGTGATGGAACAAATACTTTCCTTTCCACCAAAATAAGTGTTCTCTCTCGTATCCTTTTGAAGTGACGGGGCATCCTGCACCCGGCTTGCCAATTAAAGCGTGGTCATATCCACAATCAACACAATACAACAACGCTGTTGACAACATTTCATATGTTAAGGTCACTGGCGACGAATATTCTTCTGTCTGTTTATCCAAAAACACCTTTCTCACTCTATGTGAATTATCAACTTGTGTGGTTTGCCCTATTAATTGTGCGGGACCGTTAAAATAAATAGATTTAACAATATCTTTTGATGGCTTACCATCAACTAGTTTATCTTTATTTGCAACAAACGAATACGCCCAAGAAACCCTATTTTTTGTAAATAGCCAAGATTTATTATGATGCCAATAATTACATTGAAAACCGGCATGGATTTTCATACCAAGTTCCCCTTCTATACCCGCTTCCTGATATGCCATTGCAGCAAGGGTTTCCCATAATGGAAGGTCGTATAACCCATTATCCTTTATTGGTGAATAAGCTTTTATACCGTATTTTTGTATAACATCCCTTGTCTTCATCATTAAGTCTTCCGTTGGTATAGCACCACCCACACCGCCATTATTAAAGAGTGGATAAACAGGGTATGGACAGTCGTTGTCAACATTAGCCGCCTTATTCTTCATTGATTCAAGGTCTTGACTGCTATACCCACCCGTACTTGTAGGATTCTTAAGGACGCACCAATCCTGAACCTTACGAGTCATGTTGTTTGCCATTCTCACGCCCGTAAAGTTCGTTACCATGTTTCCGCGCTCGATGTGATGTGTTACTTTAACAATATAATACGTACCCTTAAACATCGGAACGTTTGTTAAACAGAAATACATAAGAGGCTGAACCCACGCACAACCCATCATTCTAACATTACATGTATAAGAGTTATTAGAATAGATTGTATACAAGTCCTGACCTATGGCTGTCATATTTTTCTCTGCACCATCAGTGCTTTCGTTATTCATCGATGCAATCTGATAAATCGCCTTAAACGTCTGTTCTGTTGACATCGGCGCATCCATATTAACATCAATGTCGGTAAAATAACTCTGATACATTTTTCCATATGAAACGCCAAATGCGGGAATACTGTATCCTGCTTCCGCACTGTCGGTTAGTGCAACCGGGAAATTAGGACTAACTTGAACGTTGTTTCCGTTTAAGCCGTTTATCATAAACGAATCGTCCTTATATTCACTATCCGGTCCCAAATCCAAATGTGAAGATGGCTCATATGGGTATTGTATAATAAAATTAGGGTCTGATGACGGCGTTCCCATCTCAAGGTATGGTATCGGCGTAAACATTTTTTCCAAGTTTTCCTTTATTGATAAATCAAGGAAGTTGTTTATACAGAAAAAGTTAAATTTATTGTCTTGACACATGACCGACAAGAATGAAAGAAGCGTGTATTGTTCATTCATTCTGCAACTATCAATCTGTTGTCCTATTTTATCAATGTTAACCAAAAAATCTTTGCCTATTTTATGATAGAACGAATCTATAAAGATGAACACAGGTGCTTTGCCATTAACGCCCTCGAAGAAATACTCAAGACTGTATTTGTCCTTAATTGTGTCACCTGCTATCCACTTGTCATACAATAACTTAAGATAACGGTAAACACCAATCCTAATGTCTTCGGGCATTTCCGTTTCTTTAGTTCTGTCTATGTTTCCGCTATTATCACCATTGGCGGCTTCTGTTGGCTCACCATATTGTTTTTTAAGTTCATCACAGAATGCAGATAAGAATACCTTGGCTTTATCACTGTTCATGGAAACGTCTGTTGTAGAGTCGGTTGTTGTGTACTTAGTAGGCGTAACAAGCGCATACATTTGCATTGCCACCCTTGTAACCTCTTTGGCTGCGTTTGTTTTATCTCGCATACCCAAAAGCACACCGTACTCTAATGGTTGATGACCTTCTGTCTTTCGTGGGCCGACAACATCCTCGTCAACGGTAAGGTAGTTTTTAAAGAATCTATCACTGCTTGTGTGTTTTATAAAAAATTTCTCAACACCATTTATTGCCATTTGTCCAACACCAAGAATCCCATCTCTTTCGCTGTCCTGCATTTCTCTAAGTTCATTAAAGAACGCCGTTGTGCCACTTCTAAAGTCTATTTCAAGCCCACCAGCTATCACAGGTTTAAATTTCTCATCCACCCATTTTTTAAACTCTGCAATGAATACATTTTTAACATCACGTCTAACGTTGGTGTTTAATCCAAAGTCTGATGGTTTAGATGGAATACTGTTCCAACGCCCTTCTCCTGTTGGCAATGGATTTGTTTCAAGCCAATATAAAGCGCCCGCCATTAATATTGATGCGTATGGAACAAAAAGACATGGAGTGTTGTTTTTTAAAAGATTCTCAAATATACCTTTATACGTAATAAACCCATTCGCACTTTTTTCGAAATCGGAACCGAGTGCATAAAGGAACAAAAACGCCCTATGGTAATAATCACTATAGTTGTAATAACCTTGTTCACCGAAAAGTGAAACATTTTCATTATTAATTCCGTTTATCACATGCAAACTGCACTTTGTGATATCTAAATCTGCCCAAAAACTTTTATTTACACTTGTTTCAAACTCTAAATCATCATAATTTCCATGGTCGTCAATGTCAAAAAATTCATAGCCACTACCAAACGCTTTGGTCTCATCCGCTTCTGTTTCCGTTCTTCTTGTTTCAGGAAATACATAACTGTTTTTTTTACATGTTGGCGTACCTTCCATTAAGTCAAACAAAAAATCATTTCTGCTATACCAACCCCCATAGCCACTTTTCGTGAGGTCGAACACATTCATCAAAGCGTCTTTCACAGCAGCGATATTCTCATTGTCATCACCCTTCACACGCTCTTCTATAATCATCTTATATCTCTGAGGGAACGGGTCGATTTTTATGAGATTATTGGCACACTCATTGTTGTTTGTTGTATTGTCAATGCACTTTGTCGCTATATATGATTCACTATTACTTGGTTTATTATATACGTTTCCTGTTGGATTTAAATCACTGTTTATTTTTTCAAAACCAACACCTTGTACAGGCAAATACCGTCCACCGTTGCTATATCCAAACGTTTTTAATGAAAAGTTGCTATCAACCAAACCATCAACCGTTGATAAACGAGGGTTACTCCAAGCGTATTTGTTGTCTTTTCCATACGTTGCAACATACTCAGGTTTGCTGTTTGTCAACATATCAAAGGCTATATCGGCAAACTTATTATTTTCATCCCCAAGTTTTTCTAAGAATTCATTAGATGGGTTAGGGAAGAATTTTCTAAAATTGCGTGCCTCTGCCCTTGCAATGGGTGAGATAAGTGTTTCTTTGTCAAGAGTGATACCGCTACTAACAGCACCGAATATCTGCAACATACGAAGACCAATTAATCCCACAACATCGCTGACATCATTAAAATTTACACTGTTGCCATAAGGACTTGAAGATAATATCATGTCCATAGGACTAACAGGTATTTCCATTGGCGTGTTTGTGTTTATAACAGTGCCATCACCGGGAGTTGTTTCTGCCGCTTCTTCGATTTGTGTATTAACTATTTTAACACCGTTAATGAAGCCATTAACAAGTTCTTTCTCAAGCCAATTTCCATTAAGGTTACCAATCCACGACTCTTCGTTTATCATCGACCCGTCGGAATTTGTTCGCTGTTCTGTAACTTTAGGGAACGGTGGAACAAATGCACTTTCACCATCCTTAAAATCAGGCAAATTATCCGGACCAACACCAAGTGAGGACATGGTTCTCTTAGGTTCAGACGATTCAATCGAAATTGCAGTCTCACGAATCATATGAACATAGGTTTCAAAATGCGCCATGACTAATTTAGTGATGTTGCCCACACTCGGCACAAAACCAAGCGTATCAATAATAGCCTTTTGGTAAACTTTTGCTATTTCAGCCTCGTTTTCTTGTATTTTAATATCATTGTTCTCTTTTTCACTATTAAAAATCTTCAGAAAATCTGAACTAATGAAGACTATACCGCTATGAAGGCCAAAACCCTCTATGAGATTACCATGAGATTTTTCTTTATCAAATAACAGGTTGTCATTGAAATGTCCAATGCGGTCAAGAATTTTAACATCAGTAATTTGAGTACTGTTTACTGATGTCATATTAGACCCCATCCAGTTTTCTAACTCAGGATAAGATGACGATAACCCCGTACCAAAAGTAATAACAGTTTTTCCATTGGCGTAGTCAAATATTTTTTTTGGCCTTAAATTTATGATTTCATTAATATTAACCGTCGGAATCATGTTATTTTCGTTTCCGCCGTTATATTCATTAATAGCCTCATTTAATGTTTCAGCACCCTTGCAAATTTTATCTATAAGTCTGTCACCAAGAATTTCCCTCAGTGTTTTTTTAGAGTCTGAATCAGGAACCATTATAGCAAAAGCGCGTAAATATCCACCCGATTCGCCAATGAATTTCTGCGAAAATGTTACATTAGTGCCACCAAACTTGAAGTCCTTTGTTTCATTATACCCCGACAACGCTTCTTTAACTGCATCAGAAAATGTCTTATATGCTGCGGCAACGCCATTTAACGCATCATTATTGATATCAAGTTCGGTTTTGACTTCCATTTCAGGACTTGAATCTGTTATTGCTGAGGCTTGTACGGACGCTTTTTGTATCATCCCATAAAGTTCACTCAACGTTAACATTTTAGAACCGTCATCAAAAACAAATCTTCCTGCATCAACTTGTGCTTTCCAATAATCAGCACCTATCCAATCAGAATATGGTGCCGCCATGAGCGAATTCAGTGTAATATCACCCAAAAACGAGAATTGGAATCCCACGAATTTAACCGTCACATTAAAATTACCTGTGTTTGATTGAAAGGATGCCCTAAAATCCTGAACTGTCAGTGTATAAGTTGTTGGCTTGCCGTAATACCCCTTCACAACGAGTTTATAAATAGGATAAGGCATTGTGAAAAAACTCTTAAAAAACGAGCCTGTGACATCGGGTCTTTTATATCCCTCCATGCCATTTTCAGACCTAAATGATGCCATTTCCTCAGCAGAAAAAAGGGCAACACCCCTTACATCCACAAATTTCATAGTAACTTGTGGAACCATCATGTTATTATACTCAATATCAATTGATTCTATACCGAAGAGTTCTGTACTCGGCTTTTCTTGAACGTCGTCAAAGAAAACGTTAGTATAATCAGTCGTTAAAACATTTGATGTCTTATTTATACCATCAATGGTACTACCTTGTAAAAAACTAATCTTATCCTTACCTTGTTGTGACTCCCAATTAATGATATATGTGTGATTATCTTCACTTTCTGTTACGTTTATCGTCCTTCCTCTAACCTCAACCGAAAGATTAACAAAAGTCGAGTAATCCTCCAAATTATTTAGCATCTCGTTAGAATGTACACCATGTGAACCTATTGTGGTGTAAGATGTTGTGTAATTTGGCTCAACGTAGTTAATTCTGGTAGAAGGTATGTTGTTATACACCTCTACGGTATCTGTCTCTGCTGAAATTATTTCGTTTTCTCTCATTTTTAAGAGGGTTCTAATCCGTATAATTTATCATAAATATCTATATCCTCATTATATTGTGCTATTGTGGTTTCAAGCGGATAAGGTATTCTTAAAATCGCCCCTTGCGGTATTCTAAACTCTAATGAGCCATATTCGGGATTTGCTTGAAGTATTAGCCAATCATAATTCGGGTCACCATAGTATTGATACGAGACTAAATCTAATCTCGTTTTTCCGGGTTCATATTGTACGTAAATATCAGAACTCTTTTTAGGAATGGATATATAAGGAACGCTCTTTATATATCCATTTTTTCTAAATTTCTTATAACGGTCGTATGACATAAATTATGGGAACAATTTAATTTTATTTATTTTACCCGTATGGTCGTCATTATATTCGATTTGTTCAGCTCTGTCGTCATATACACCAGTATTGGCATAATAATTGAAAGAAACTGCGTTTTGAAGTCTTGCAATCGGTCCTGCAATATCGCTACCACCGATAAATATGAAGTTCATCTGAACATTTGCTATCATTGGCATAACGCCAATTCCTTCAGTATTTAAATCCCAAACCAATGGGTCATATGTTATCGAAATACTTTCTATAATTATCTTAGTGTAGTAAAAATCACCAATTCTCAATACGCAAACAGGTTGTCTACCGAACGCAAGGTTATTCGCTGATTTAACAATCTCATCACTTGCACCCACTGTCGGTCCTTGTCTTGTACACTGATGTAAGAACGTTAATCTCGCATTAAAGCCCTCAGGACTTATTGAGTGGAATGCCGGGTCGAAATATTTTATTTTATCAGTAATTTTATGATGCATGAATGGGTCATTAACCTTTAATAACTTAAAGAATTCAGCCTCTTCATCATATCTATGATAATCCCCAACGTCTTCAATAACTGTTGTTGTGCCCGATTCTGCCTTCATCTCAGGTTGTCCCGCCTTATCGTTGTTTTGTACCATCGTTGTTGAGCCATCGGTGTTCTTAATCGTTCTATTGCCCGTTGTTTGAGTATCATCCACTTTACTGTTTTTATCGGATTGTTCTTTATAGGTATCCTTAGCAGTAGTACCGTCTGCTTGTATATTAACGTTGCTGCTATTAGGCGGTGTTTCTTTTGTACCCTTTATTAGGTTGGTTGCACGTGCAAGGAATCCATCCTCCGTGATGACATTATCCTCTGTCAGCGTTTGTTGTGCGGTTTTTGTATTTTCAACTTGTAAGTTTATTGTTATTTTCGCCGCTCTATAAAGTTTGGCGTTAAGGGCACTTGCATCACCTCGTTTTCCTCCCGGACCACCTACACGACCTACGTTTGGCTCAGGCCATGAACCACATGACGACACTTTTTTACAGTTTTTAAGCCAATTTAGAACTGTTTTTGCTCTATTTTTAATAAGTGTATTATTTCTTTCAAGGTTCACGTTCTCGTTAGGCGTATGTCCATGACTCGATGCATAGCCTACACCTTCTATACTGCCTATTTTATATTTTGACAGCATATCGTTTAAGGCTTTCACTCTTGTTGGGTCATAATACCCTGCAAGTACGTTTGCTGCGTCAGTGCCAACCATTGCAACATAAACGTCAGTAAAACTATAAAGTGTATCTTCACTTATTCCGTAAGTTTCACAAATTTCTTTGCGATGTCCGCCACTATTAAGTTTAAAGCTCTGTCTATCAACATAATCAGCCGATTCGTCGAGTTTTTCATTTTTTCTCTTCTCATCAACTCTGTATGCCCACTTTGCATTTCTGTTCTTATCGCCAACTATTTTTCCAAGGCTTAGGCGTTTGTATGTCTTAGATGTATCATCAAGCCACCAAACATCAGTGATACTGCTGCTTTTTGTATCTGATGAACTCACAATACTAACACCTACGCCGTCACGTACCTCATAGCCACCCACTTGTTTTGTGTGACCACTATCAGAATAAACCTTAACAAGCGGCAATATAGAATAATCAGTACCATTAGCACGCTTCATTGCACCAACACCGTTTGCCAAATACGCCATAGGGACATATGCTGATGGTCGTGCACTTCCGGGTTTTGTGCTTGTATCACTTTCACCACTATAATCATTAGGGTAGAAAACCATAAATGTGATACTCATTGTCTCGGGCTTTGGCACTGTGTCATCAAAGGCTACTTGGTTATCTTGCCTCAGTGGAATATCCTTTGCAGTTAACATGTCGCAACCCGCAAAAAACCTTAATAGTTGTTGTTCTGAACTATTTATGTCATCAACCGTAGATGACATCTCATTATTATTACGGTTAGTCCAAAAATCAAGTATTGACGGGTGGTCTATTAATAATTTAAATGACAAGCCACCTCTTCTTGATGTATTTGTGTATGTGTAAATATCCTCGCCACGACCAATGAACTGCGTTGAATTCCATGAAACATTAACGCTTTCATTAAGTTGCAAACCATAAGGCGGAAACCACATTATTCTGCCACCAAACGGACCCCTTTGTTCATCGGATAATCTACCTTCACCATACATTCCTTTCCATGCAAGGTTTTCGATGGAGAACATACAGTTTTTAATGGAAATCTTATTTTCACCATCATCAATTGGCGTTATATTAACGAGACCGTTAGGCGATGAGTGCATTGAGCCGTATTTGCTAAGGCGAGAGCCACCGCTACCTAATCCGCTATCAGGTGTTCTAAATGATGAAAAATTGTATACATTCTCAAGGTCACCCTGTGAAACAACTTTATCGTTATCAATAAGCGGTCTAATGGCATCACTAAGTCTGTGATATTGATGATGATACGTCCATACACGACAATACGGGTTATCATATCCCTCTGACTTATCGGGAGTTACCTTTAAAAGGTTTCTACCCTTTGACATGCCGTATTTCTTACTTATTGCGGTCTGTGTCGAGTCACCCATATCAATGTCAGTTGATTTGGTATGGAACCTCGCAACAAGTGTTTTGTATTTATCATTCCTAAAGTTATCGTTCGTCTTTTTAAGCAAGTCATTGGCTGACAATGTACTACCGCCATAACTTGTTACATAACCATAAGCAATTCCGCCATTGAAGCCGCCATTAATATCACCATTAACGCCATTTTCAGTTTCAGCATAACTCCACAACGCACCATTTATATCAATGTTTTTGTGGGCTGCTAATGTTTGAAATATGTGTCTTACTTGTGTGGAATTTAATGTTTCTGCACCGGGTGTGATTTTAAGGCTCGTTATATAATCGCTTCCTTCTATGAATTTAAATTTATTCCTCGAAATATTTTCATCAAAAAACGAACGGGTTTTTTCTGAGCCATTCCTATAAAAATCGTTGTAAGTACCAAGCGACTTAAAAGTGCCATAATTACTTTCATCAAGTGGTCCCACAATGTTTTTAAGAGGACTTAAATCTTCGAATCTACCGGTTTCTTGACTTTTCTTATCTGAGATTTCAAGGATTTTGTTTTCGAATGCCTTTGTATTCATTCCGAAATATTCCTTCATAGGTTCGGAAATCGAAAATTTCTTTGCTGCCCTATCATCATTTGCCCTTATTGCATTTGACATGGCAGTATCAACAAGAATACTTGTGGTTTTACCCAACATCGTATCCCTATCAGAAAAATTGGGATTTGTAATAATACTGCGACCATTCGAGTTTATTGCTTCTTCAAGCCCTCTACCGCCAATAACGCCAACTGCCGTATCATCTGAATGAAGGATATAATCTATTTCGTTGTTTATATTAAGTATGCTCGTACTTGCACCATAAACACCCCTTATATAATCGAGATAATTAGAATATGAAGATTTGTCATCATCATTAATAAACCAAGGGGTTTCCATTATAGCGTTATAATATGGGTTAGACAGTGTGCCTATTGGAGTAGAATACCCGTCATACGTGAAATTTCCCGTTCCGATATTTCTATCCAAATGTTCAACCATAAACTGATAACTTTTGTTATACAGTCCTATAGGTCTCACCACAAAACTATCTAAAACATTAATAATACCGTCTAATATTCCCATTTTATTTCTCTTTATCTTTAAATACCAACATACATTTTTGTTGTATTGATGTTATTGCTTTCTTTGTTAAATTTGGCTGCATTACCACCCTCATTTAACTTTGTCTTAATTATTTCTGTTATTTGACGTTTAAAGTCTTCGTTTCTTAATAATTGTCCAAGGTCAATATTGCCAACGTTGCCGTTTGCCTCAAGTCGTATTGTTCCATTAACATTAAGATTAATGTCAGTCGGACCAATATTGAAATTAGGCTGATATGTACTGTTTTCTCTAAATGGCAGAACACTCATTGTTTTACCTAATGACTCAATAGGTGTTAATGCCGCTTGTTTAAGTGCTACAAACATGGCTTTTTGTTCTTGCGAATTTAATACCATTTCGCCACTATTTAATAACGCCGGTACTTTATCACCCTCGTATGAATGACCCGGTACTATCATACCGCGTGCGGCTTTCGCTATACCGCCCCTTGAGAACCAATTTAATGGATTAAATATCGAACCCTTTTCATTTTCGAATACGCCATATTCTTCTCCATTTTCCTTAAGACCCTTATCTGTGTTAAATTTACTTATGAGTAAGTCATGGATACCTATGGTTGCATAAGCAGCCTTTTCCATTATTGCCGGGTCATTAATATCTGTAACACCAAGTTTTTGTGTCTCGAACTGATGTTGCATTTCAAGGTGTTTCTCTTCTTCCTCAGTTTTACTTTTACCGAAGAGATAATCAGTTCCCTTGTCCCAAGCCGCCGTTGCGAGGTTAACAATATCTTCACCAAATTGGTCTATAATTCCATATACACCGCCAATATAGCCACCTACGGCAGCACCGGCTGCATTACCAAGTAAAGGTATCGCTGAACCTATCATTGCACCAATACCTGCACCCGTTGCGGCATCAGAGCCAACATTAAGCAGTTTATCAGTAATACCGCCTTCATCCCACGCACCTGTCATTTGGCCACCCATGTTAACGAGGTCTGTTGCCAACCCTGCCAATGCCCATGGGTTTGCTGCTTTAGCGATTGTTCCGGCTTTAAGTACTGCACCTGCTGTGCCTTTAGCACCCATTTTAGCGGCAAGTTTTGCCGTGGGGTTCGCTGCCATTGATGTTATCGCTGCTGTTGTAGACACAGCGTCGGCTGTATTTTTAACAACACTAACGGGTGTGTCTTCTAAGAAACCTTGTGTTCCTTCTTTCTTTTTCTTGCTAGATTTGTCAATCGAAGAAAGTTTTAATGCGGCCTCCGAAGATATTCCTGCAAGTTTCTCAAGTAACGCTGTCTGTTTTTCTAACTCACTGCACGTATCACATGTAGCGCTCTGTGTTTGCGGAGTTGCCGGTTGAACTGCTGTATTTTCGTTATCGTCATCCCCACCACCAAAAACTTTATAAGCACCGTATCCAAGCGCTAAAGCACCACCTGCGATTAATGCACCTTTACCACCCTTTTTAATTAACCCTTTAGCTTTAGATAATTTTCTTAACCGCCCAATGTTTTTTCCTTTAAGTGGTGTAGCATTATTTGTTGCGGTGGCACCGCCCCTTGCTTGTGATTGTGTTGATGGTGACGTTTTTACCTTTCCATTTCCAAGTACTCTTCCCCCCGTAAACTTGCCCCAAACATTGCCAATTGCATTAGGTATGCCTACTGATAACGCATTTCTCAGTACACCACTAACAACACTCCCTAATGTAAGCGTCAAAATTGATAAAAAGCCATTAGTCAATAAACCCGCTGCGAGAACCGACAAGAAGCCATTGTTAAAGGAGTTAGAAAAAAACTGCATTGGGTTTGCAACCACGTCCCTTGCACCGCTTGCATAAAGACCCTCCTTGAAATTAGTAATATTTTCTTTGGTGCTTTGTGTTTCCTTAGCGGCTGTCTCGAAACTACGTGTTATGCCTAACATCGTATCAAGGTCTTTACGTATCAAAGAAATGTCTTTATAGGCATTTTCCTCTGATGGCGTTAGGCGTTGTATTTCTTCTAACTGTTTAGGGGTAAGACTGTCAACATATACTTTAGTAACCTCGTTAGTGTCTGTATTGACGTAGTTAACGTAGTGCTTCTTTTTCTCTGTGTCGTAGTTGTCACCCGCAAGGTTTGCAATTGCAGATTTTTGTTGCTCCGTAAACCCTGCTGCCCTGTCTATCTCACTCTTAACAACGTTTGATTTAACACGATTTTCAAGGAGACTTATATACTCAGCAGGATTCATGCCAAGATACTGTGCAGCAGCCTTTAATCGCATCATCTCCTGCGGACCATTTGGTGTTACCATGCCCGTTGCACGGTTATATGCCACACTCGATAATCCCGCCTTAATCGCACGTTCCATTGCTGCTTCAGGGTCGGCTATACCTTCATACATAGCACCCATTGGGTTGCTATACATTGCAGTGAATGAGCCACCAAGCATTTGGAGATTTGCACTATTCTTTATGGCATCCTCAATATTACTGAAAGAATCTGCAATTTTAACGACGTTTTCAATTGATGATTTTAACTCTTGTGCCTTTAATGCCATTCTCGTTAAACCATCAACACCGTTTCTAAATGTATATTGATTTAATAAACCTAAATTCTTTGCTATTGCTGATGTGGCTTTTTCTACGTCAAGACCCATTCCTTTGGCTCTTGCCCTTGAAATAGCCATCATATCCCTTGATGTCTCAATGGATGCGCCAAATTTATTAAAACTTGCAGTCCATTCTTTAGCAATATCATCGCTTGTAAGGTCACCCATCGTGCCCATCATAGCGATTTGCTCTTTATTAAGGGCAATACTTCGTCCTGTTACATTAACAATGTCCTTTTGGAATCTTATTGCTCTTTCGCTTGTAATACCAAGGGTTTTACCAAATTCTCTAACACTTTCAAGTTGGACTTTGGTTAAGGTCTGTGCCTGCTCACGGTTCAGTCCCATTGCGCGGGAAGCCTTAAATGTGGCGTCCTCGACCTTTAAATAATAACTAACAGAACCTGCAACCGCATTTTTTATGCCATCCCATGCACTTTTTAAAAGGCTTGATGCAAAATTTGCCTTGTTTATGTTTTTCGTTAAAGTGCCTGTATGAGATGCCGCTTCATCTACGCTCTTACCTAATTCCTTAAAATTGTCGTCAGTTTTTTCAACTTCTTTATTCCAAGTTCTCAATTCGGACATGTGCTCCCTCAGCATACGGTTTTCTGCTTCCATATCACTGATGAGGTCACCTTCTTTCTTCAGGAGTTCTTTTTGGTAATCCTTTTGTTCTTGGTAAAACTTTCTTTGTTTATCTATGTCCGTACCCGTTTTGCCGCTAATTCTGTCTATTTTACCTTGCAACATGTTAATTTCATTCTGCCTTTTCATCATCATGTCAAGGGTTTGACAGTATTTTTCGGCTTCCTCACGAGAAATGCCAATGGATTCAAAGTTGTCCTTAAAAATTTGGTTTAACTCAGCCTTTCTCGCTATTAATTTATCATATTCCTGAATGAAACCCCTTAATTCTTTGCGTAATGCACCACTATACCTGGCAGCCTCAGCCCATTCGCCTCTATTTCTTTCTAACTGTTTCTTTATTTCGGCAATAAGCTTAATACCACTAAGGTCCTCATCACGCATGCGCTTAAGTTCGTCCTTTAATAAATCCCTTAATTCTTTATCATCCATGTTTCACTCTATAATATATGATAATATCTTCTATAAAATACTTTTCTTATAAATATCGGAAACAGTAAATCTATACTGTTAAGTTTTTTTAACTAAAAAAATTTGGTGTATTTCATTTTTTTATGTACCTTTGCCACTGTAAGAAAAAAAAAAAGAAAGAATTATGAAAATATTTAGAAAAATTAATGACGAGGAGTGGGTTGAGTACGAGGAGGTTGATTGGTCAAACTTAACCTTTAAAGATTTCGTAGGTTTTATGATAATGGTGATTGTATTTGCATTTGTCTGTGTTTCAATCTTTTGTGGCATATGCTACTTCATAACATACTACAAAATCGCAATCCCTATCACCATTGGACTTATTTTCTTGTGGTACGGCGGACTTGGTAAATACATTAAAAAGGGTCTCTATTGGCTTGGGGACAAATTTTTTGAAATATTCGAATAGTGAAAAGTTTTGGTAAAAGAAAAGGGATAATCGTTGTTTGAGATTATCCCTTTATTTTTATTGTTTTATTCAGAATTATGCGGATGCTGTCTGAACAGTCCAACCACTTGGAACTGCATAACTGCCAACATAGGTCCATTGTGCTGCATTGTTCTTGACAAATGTACCTGATGATGCAACATTCAGTACCCAATTACTTGTATAACTTGAAGCCGGATATGTTGTGAACATTGCCTTGATGTAGTTAAGACTTGTACACCCTTGGAACATAGAAGCATAACATTTACTTACCAATGTAGTAGCAGGTAACACAGGTGCTGTTGTAAGACTTGTACAATTTTGGAACATACCACTATAACAATAATTTGTCAATGTAGTAGCAGGTAACTCAGGTGCATTTACAAGGCTTGTACAACCATAGAACATATTTTGATAACAATTTTGTACCAACGTTGTAGCAGGTAATACAGGCGCATTTACAAGACTTGTACAACCTCGGAACATGGCATTGTAACAACTACTTACCAATGTTGTGGCAGGTAATTCGGGTGCTGTCACAAGGCTTGTACAATTAAAGAACATTCCTCTATAACAATTTTCTGCCAATGTGGTAGCAGATAACTCAGGTGCTGTTACAAGACTTGTACAACCATCGAACATATATTGATAACAACTACTTGCCAATGTAGTTGCAGGTAACTCAGGTGCTGATGTTAGATTTGTACAACCTTGGAACATATAAGCATAACAACTTTCAGCCAATGTTGTTACAGGTAACTCAGGTGCGGTTGTAAGACTTGTACAACCATTGAACATTTTTTCATAACAATTCTTTGCCAATGTTGTTGCAGGTAACTCAGGTGCCGTTACAAGACTTGTACAACCATTGAACATATAAGCATAACAACTTTCAGCCAATGTTGTTACAGGTAACTCAGGTGCTGTTGTTAGTGCTGTACAACCATAGAACATATAACCATAACAACTACTTACCAATGCAGTTGCAGGTAACACAGGTGCTGTTGTCAGTCTTGTACAACCTTGGAACATAGTATCATAACAATAAATTGCCAATGTTGTTGCAGGTAACTCAGGTGCGGTTGTAAGACTTGTACAACTATTGAACATACCACTATAACAACTACTTGCCAAGGTTGTTGCAGGTAAAGAAAGATTTTCAGCATTTACTACCTTTGCATTTCCACTGAACAATCTATAAAAAGCATAACTTTTTCCTGTAAGGTCTGTTTGTCCCTTAAAGTTATCCCCATATAATAATGACATTGCATTTCCTTGTACGTCAAACTCTGCTGTTGAACTAAATCTGCCAACGCCATTTGAAGTCGGTGTTATTTCACCTTTCCACATTATCTTGTTCCCTGCCGTTACGGTTGGACTTGCGGTTGCAGCAGCCAATTCTGTCCATGTTTCACCATTATCCAACGAATAACTTACAGCATTAGTGCTTAATTGGAATGTACCGTCTTCCCTTGCCACAAATGTTAGGTATTCTTCTGCCCATGTCCAAGGGTTATAATGCATGTCATCTTCTTGTACACAATGTGATACATTCGGAAGAATCATTCCACTCTCAGCATATTCTTCATATTCTTCGTGTGTTTCAAATAGTTTTACGTATTTCATGTTTTTTTTTTCTAATAAATATCGGGAATTCACAATGGTCACATATTTCCTATTGTTTTTTTCGCATTTTTTTTTATTTTTTAAAAAAAGACTTGAGACAGCCGAAGAAGAAAACAAAAGGAAAAAATACCCCGCAAAAAAAGATAAAAATATATGATGCAAGGGGTAAAGTAGTTCGAGACCACCCCAAATTTGGTACATCCAAACTCGAAAAAGACTTTGCGAGGGATTTTCTTGATAAACTCGGCGTTAAATATAAATGGCAGTTTGAGGCAAAGGATATAGGTAGGTTCTATGATTTTTTTATCGAACCAAGCGGTCCAATAATCGAGGTTGATGGTGGTTATTGGCATTCTGACCCACGTGTTATTAAGGAAAATGAACTAACACCCACTCAAAAAAAGAATAAAAGGGTTGATAAAATTAAAGACGAATGGGCGTTATTACATGGCATACCCATTTATAGGATATGGGAACTTGACATTAGACAAAGCCCGCAAAAAGTCATGGAAGAACTAAGAGAAATACTAAATAAACCGGTGGAAAAACCAAAAAGAAGAAGAAAATTATTAAAATCATGAACAGTATATTTTATTTACCATACTACAATTACAATGATGGTAATTTTGATAAAGACAGCGACTTTTATACAAGTAATGAGGATTATTTTGCTGCATTAAAAGCCGAAATAGATAAAAACGATAAACTTATCGGTAGTAAAATGTCTGATTACCAAAGGGGTGGGTCATTAATGAGTGTTAATTCACAAAACGGTCAGGTATACGTTTATGGGCAAAATCCAAGTCAACACCAAGAAGAAAATATCGCATACGCTAAATGTGATGGCATATTAATTGATGAAAATGGTAATGATGAAACCGTTGACAAGTTCTTTTCAGTTATTTTCTCGAAAGATGTTGCCATTTATATGTTAAAACTTAACATAGACAACGCTGATGAAGAATTCGAAGAAACACTTAATCTGTGGAACGATGAACACGCAAAAATTTCATCATATGGCGTTAAACTCGGTGATGATTGGGTTTTTAAAAATGAACCCAAGAGAAATATCCTTGTAAAATTTAAAAACAATGCAGATGAGTATCAATGTGCAATGTTAGAAAATTGTAAAATATTAGAAAAAAACGATATATCTACTTATATTATATTAGCAGAAAGAATAAAACTCATGGAATATATTCCTGAAGAATCATTAAATCAATAAAGATATGGCAAAGAAAAAATTAACAGAAGAACAGCAAAAACAATTAAAATTATTAGAAGCAAATAATGAAATGTACGAACGTTCAAAAAAAGAAGCGATGGAACGCGGAAGAGAGAACGCCGTTAAGCAGATAGAATTTGCACAAAATGATATAAAAGCACAGATAGCAAAGCTTCTTAAAGGTGAAAATGTGGAATCAATGGAAATTATTAATATTGATGAAAACACACCTTCCATGACTATTACACGCAATAGCGGTGAAAATGATGATTCTGTTTTTGAAGCCATCGAAAAGGGAAAAAAGAAAAAGGCAAAAGAAAGGAAAAGTGCAGAAAACGTAGAAAATACCGGAACTCAAAGCAACAGCGCAACTAACGTACAGTACACTAATATTGACTCAAACGTTCAGTACGACCTTGTTCCTCTGCCAAGTAACGGTGAATGTTACGAAAATAAAATAAATAGATTACCCGTAGGGTTTTTAACCGCATACGACGAAAACTTTATTACGTCACCAAATCTTTATAGAGACGGATTGGTTATTGATTTTTTGCTCAAAAACAAAGTTTTAAGCAATGATATTGATGTTGATAACCTTGTTAAGGGTGATGTTGATGCCATTGTCCTGTTTCTTCGTGCGACAAGTTATGGCGTTGAATTTCCTGTTGTTGTAAAAGACCCTGAAACGGGTGTAAGTATCGAAACTAACATAGACCTTTCTAAGATTAAAACCAAGCCATTTAACCTTAAATCTGACGAAAACGGGCATTTTTCTTTCACACTGCCTTCGGGTGTAGAGGTTAAGTTTAAATATTTAACGAGAAAAGAGGAAAAAGACTTGGAGTTTATCTCAAATTTGGAAAACGATGCCACTAAAACAACCACTTTACGTGCAGCCGTAAGAACAATTAAGGAATCTGCAAAAAATGACACTGTGCTATCTTCTAATGATAAGACAATTATAGATGGACATTTAAAGGACATTGAAAAGTGGATTGATGAACTCGAAAAAGAAAACCCATCACCGTTCAATAAGACGATTACAAACAGAATGGAAATGCAAATTGTTGCAATTAACGGTAATTATGATAAAGAATACGTAAGAAAAGCAATAATGAACATGCCTGCGGGTGAGGCATTAAAACTCAGAAGATATATTCTTGAAAATGAACCGGGATTAGACTTTGAAGTTGAAATAGAACGCCCACAGAATCTGGGAGGTGGTTCTTTCAAAACCTTTCTTGAATGGGACGATTCTATTTTCTTCAATATCGCCTGAGTATGAAAGAGCACTCAAAGAAGAACTTTTTGGTTGTTTTAAATATGTTGGCATACCTTTAGACGTGTTGGATAAAATGCCCGTTAGGGATAGAAAATTTTACATAGCCAAACATAATCAATATGTAGAGCAAGAAAACCAAGCACGCAACAGTGGCAATGCGTCGTCAACAGAAGCGATAGAGGGATTTACATCTCTTGAGCAAGACCAAATAAAAAACAGAAACTAAAAATAGGAAAACCTACCAATATCACATGTTGGTAGGTTTTTTATATCATGGCGATAAAAAATGGCACATGAAACATGTGCCAATGCGCCAAACTCGTTGATTGTTAGATTAGTATGCGAGTATTGCATAGTCAAATCTCAGCGTTGCCTGTATTGTGGCAAGGTCGCTTGAACTATAATCCAACTCACCGAAGTTTACGTTGGTTAACATGGTGTTCTTCAATATCCACTTGGAAACCACAACACCGGTAGGGTCAAGCATTTCAAGTTCAACGTCACGTTTATAACCTGCTGCGTAACCTTGTCTACCCGTAACAGATTCTGACTGTAAACGCACCCATTCCATAATTGCCTGTGATGCTGACGGTCCAATTGGGTCACGGAAAGTCACATTTATCTGTTCCCACTGATATCTACCAACAACATATGTTGATGTGTTGATAAATGGGATTGGGGTTTCTTCTTGTGTGATAGAAGGACGGGAAGCACTTGACAGCCACCACTCTTGTATTCCTAAGTCAGCTGGAAATCTAAAAAGCCATCGGTTTTTGCGAAGCGGTTCAAACTGCAACGGCGCCTTCAAAAGTAAATCACTCATTTTTCTTATTATTAATCTAGATTATTATTTTATTATAAATATATTGGTTTTTAAAAATAAAATCCGTATATTTGCAAAAACTATTTCTAAAAACAATATAAATGGAAAAATACGAAATATTGACAGAGGGAAATAAATGCTTAAAAAACTCCCCCGTTTTTTTTAGGTTTCTAAAAGAAAACCAAATTTATGATAAATGGATAGAGAATAGAGCTAAATTTATTAAACATGAATTGTTAGCCAAATATCCTTGGCGAGGGACTATATGCCACACTTATTTTCCACAAAAAGCACTTTTAACCAAATATCAAACTTCCTTTGCGTGGAATGAAACACCTGAGGGTTTTACCTATTGGGACAATATAAATACGAGATACTTAAAATTTCTTACAGAAAATCCCATCGACACAGTTTAAGTCCGATGGGATTTTTCTCATTATTGGGAAGAAATTTAAAAATCACCAAATTCAGCCCTATTTTTCATTTGGCGTTCTTTTGCTTTTTGTATTGTTTCTTTGTCGAGTTCTCTCTTCATCAACATGTTACCCTTTGTTCTGAAAAGACGGTCTGAATTATTTTTAGCCGTACCACGTTTTTCATTTTCTCTTTCAGAATAATAAACATCAGGATTAACAATCATATTAGCCTTGCCCGCCTTTTCTTTGGCTGCTTGGTATTGACGAACAGCCTCAAGCCACGCCTTTGTTCCCTTCTTCGACCTCTTTACCCTTGCCTTAAGTGCCTCTAGGTCTTCCTCTTCTTTTATAATTCTTTTTACTGAATTACTAATAATTCTATGAAGGTCAGATTCCGTTAATCTTATAAGTTTTTTTGCCATATCTTTTTAATGTTTTTAATCTTTATTTCCGGTATCGGTTAGAACTTTATCGCTCTCTAAGAAGACCTTTTTGAAAAATTCATATAAACTCGATGTCGGGCTATCTGAATATTTTTTCAACCCCTCTATTGCGGTCTCTCTAATTTTACCGATAATAGGCTCATGGCGAATAACTTCATTTGCATGCATTTCTTTCTCCTCTACGCTATCACCACGTTCCATGTCATCGTGTCCGCCACGCATTTCTCTTTCATCATAAGGCATTTCATCACCTCCACCCATTTCGGGAGAATCAGAAAATTCGTCATCAAAAACATATGCCTCGCTTAAATATTTTTTGGCTTCATTTAATGTTCTCATGAAGTCGTTTTTAATGTTTCTTCTCATATTTCTATTTTCTATATAAATATTATCATAAACAAAAAATGCAGCCATTCTGGCTGCATTTAAGTATTTTTTAACGTTTTAGTCGATTTCCAAACATATTTAACGATTCCACAATCATATATTCTAAAAATCTCAAGTTTTTTTGTCATTTCCAATTCTGTCATCGAAAGCGGAAAACCGTATTTCTTATGAAGGATTTGCTTTCTAAAATTAAACTTAGGTAATGATATAGCAGTTGGCACAAAATAGGCTGTTATACGTATAGAAATGTCCTATAAACGCTGGACTTTTCGTAAATTTGCATTATAATTTAAAAGAAAAGTTCAGCGTTATGATTAATTTCAAGAAGTTCAACAACATCATTTCACTCACAGCGTATTTCACCTCTGATGAGAAGTGCAAGCAAGCCATTGTTGAGAGCCGTTGGGGTGTTGGCAATGAACAAGACGTTGTTTGCCCATATTGTGGTAAGCATCACTGCAAAATGTCCAAGAATGGACGTTTCCATTGCACTGAGTGCAACAAGAACTTTTCTTGCCTCGTTGGTACTATCTTCGAGAACACAAAGTTGCCACTCATCAAGTGGTTCGTTGCAATGTATCTTATATCTTCTCATAAGAAGGGTATCAGTAGCCATCAACTGAGTCGTGACCTTTCAGTTACACAGTCAACTGCTTGGTATATGCTTCAGAAGATTCGTCTTCTTTACCCTCAGAGCGATGCAGATGCATTTGAGGGTACTGTTGAGTGTGATGAGGTGTACATCGGTGGTAAGGAAAAATGGAAACATAAGTCAATGCGCACTCCCAATACCCAAGGTCGTTCCATGAAGACCAAGACTCCAGTCTTTGGTATGATGGAGCGTAGCACCTTTGAGAATGAGAAGGGTGAGATTGAGCCTATTACGTATGTCCACGCATTCGTTGTTGAGAACACGAATAGAGCCACATTACAGCCAATCATTCAGCAGTTCGTTGCTGATGGTTCAAGAGTCATCACTGATGAACTCAATGCATACAATGGACTTGCTGAGTTAGGATATACTCACGCTGTGGTTGCCCACGGTGCTGAAGAGTATGCCAATGGTGACGTATTCACCAATAGTATTGAGGGCTTTTGGAGTCACTTCAGACGTATGATTGTTGGCTGTTATCACGATGTGTCTGATGAGCATCTTCAGCAGTACATTGACGAGGCTGTGTATCGTTGGAATACAAGAAAAATGAGCGAATCAGAGAGATTCGCCCATATGTTCGACAAGTCAATCGGGCTTGTTCGTAGATGGAGTGAAATTAGAGTTGGTCTGATGGCTGCATAGACAAGTATAACAATCATCTACGCATTGTTTTTAATATATGTTTACCTGAACTCGTTTGCTCTAAGAAAAAGTCCATACCTTGTTCAATTGCATTGTGTATTATATCTGCCACAGTTGCATATGCACGTTCATCTAAAATCCATTTTTTTAGCCTTTCTTGATATTGGTCCATTATATTATCATATGCCATATCTGTTGCCTTAGAAACATCATTATACAATTCATCATAGCCTGATGCTAACGACCAATGTTCTTTCAATACTCTATTTACTGATTCTTTTACTATCTGTTTCAAATCACTTTCTGTGAGCCTAATCTGTTTCTTGTTCATATTTGTATATTTTATTTCTGTTATTATTTCTGGTGTTTCGTTTGGTCTTAATACCATTACTTTTGCGTGTTTGTGAGTGTTTGCCAATGGGTCTTTAAAACCTTTGTTTTGCCATATATTCTGAACTGCTTGATTTATTAGTGCTGCATCATTATCATCAAGTATTTGGCAGTTGTAAACATACTGTATAACCTCAAATGATTTCCTTTCACCAACAACATTTCCTTGTTTATCTTTTATTTCCATGTCTACAGACACATCAGATTTATCTTCTCCGTTTTCCGAATAAACCACACAAGTGTTTATTGCATAGGATGGGTCATAGTCTTTGTCATACCAAGTCCACAACCAAGTTCCGTGATTTGAAATTCTTGCTTGCATAGGTCTGCTATCTTCCATCCTATAAGTTCTATAATATGAAGTGTCTCTTCTGTTTGGTTTGAAACCACCATTACGTCTAATTAACTCTATTGCTGTATTAAAATCAATCATTTTGTTAAACATTTCTAATATAAATAGTTTGTAAGAAAGAAAAATATTAATTTTGCAGCATTATGGCAAAGCAATACAATTCACTTTCTTTTTTTGATTACCCACCAACAGAATTGTTGGGTAGCAATATCTATGAAAACTCTATTAAAAGGTTATCATTTCAATACAGAACTAAAAATGAGGATAAACTCATTGCTTATATTGCTGTATCTCAAGACAAACCTAATATAGATGTACCAAATGTAGAAAACCAAATGAATGGTTGCAGAATCTTAGGTATTTATACAGAAAATTATCAAATAGGGCACTATCAAGTAACAGATTTACAATTATTAGGGGCTTTACTTGATGAAGCTGAGTTTTACATTAAAGGTTGGGTTAATAACCAAAATGGTCAATTCCAATTTGATTACTTGTGGTTCAATGTGGTTGATTTTGATTCACAAGATGTTGTAGAAAGAATAGATAATATGATATTGAATAATGGTATAGCATATAAACTTATAAAAAGAAATGAGCAGCCAAATCATTGACTGCTCATTTTAAATAAGCAATTTGTGCCAACTGCTATATTATTGCCTGTTTTTTACATGTAACAATTATATTGGTTTTCGGGTTAACATATACTGATTTACTATAATCGAATAAATCACCATGTTTCTCTTTTGAACGCCTTATAAATTCCTCTGTGTTCATAAAATTTTTTCCTTTTTGCAAATATACAATAAATATTTGTAAAAACAAAAAAATAGGGGCAAAAAAACTTTTTATATTAAAAAAAGTGAGAGAAAAAATCTCTCACTTTCAAGTTATCTTCTTAACGATTAAATATCGTCAAATGATACAGACTCCGGTGTTATAATAAAGTCGAGAGTGATGTACTCCAATGCATTGATAGGTTTGAAGAATATCTTTGCTGGAAGTTCTCTGCGGTCTCTTGCCTCAGGACTGTCATCAACCTCAATTCTATAATCGGAAATACCCCTATTGCTTCTAATATTGTCAAGAATAGGCGTAACGATTGTCAGGAACTTGTTTTTAACCGTTGGGTCATTTGGCTCAAAAATGAGGTTGCGGCAACCAATTGCAATAAGTTTTCTCATTCTAAGCAAAAGTCTGCGAACAGAGATACGGTTAAGTTGTGACTCACCAATTTGTAAGTTCTTTTGCCCCCATATTTTAACTCCGTCCGTGGCAAATGTCTTAATTGGGTTAATACGTCCCTCATAAAGAACATCTTCCTCGCTAACCTTTGTTACGATACGAGCTCTAACGCAACTTACATCACCACGATTGATACCTGCTGGTGCATACCAAGGATATGTGCTGTTGTCAGTCTTTGCAAGGTTTCTTACAACGTCCTTAGTTGGTGGCAAGTAAATGTATTGGTTATTGTCTTGGTCGAGATATTTAACCCATGGATAATACGTACAAGTATAATTAGAGTTAATTTCTGTATCCTCAAGATTAGAAACAACGTCATCTGCTGTGAACATTTCATCAACGAAATCACCTGCACCGCTTGGCTTATCAGGTGTTGTTACAACATAGATTGAGTCTGCACGTTCCTCTTCAATCATTTCAATAGCCTCTTCAACAAGTGTCTTATTGTTTACGTAATCAATACCCGGAGTTGCAAACACGTTAATATCAACAGCCTCAGGATTAGCAAACTGTCTAATACCTGCTAAGTAAGCGTACCAGTCAGATGTAATACCGTTCTGATTCAGTCCAATTGCTTCGGGGTCTGCGATTCTGTTAAATGAATAACCTTCACCACTGTTAACATCATAAGAACCTAAGTACTTAGAAAGTTTAAAGTCGTCTGTGTTGGTTCTCTCATCACGATATATATCCCAACCATCGAAACCGCCATAGAAATAAACAGTAAACTTACGTAAGTTAACATTCTCATAGATACTTCCCGTCATTGCTGCCTCTGTACCGATTATAGGCGCTTCTGTAAGTATGTTGGTTCTGTTGTTCTGTGACACAGCGTCAAACTTATAACCCTTAACACCGTCAACAGTGATTTCAGGTGTTGAATCTGCGTCATAACCATCCAAGTTAAGTCTACTATCCAAGTGGAATCCGTTTGTAAGGCTTTCAGGTACGTCAATATATGCAGTTTCACCCTTATATGTAAATGCATCGATATCTACACCTACTCTTGAAGAAAGACCGAAATATTGTTTTCTGTTCTTAACATCCTCATCATAATTAAGGTTGTATTTCAAAATTGGATTAATAATGTCTTCACCATTATTCGGGTCAACGATAGGTGTTCCTGCGAAATTAACTTGAGGATATCCTAAGAAACCTGCCGGAACAGAGTTCTCTGTGATTGAGTTCTCGTTAACCTCTACTGTAATGAACTTAGATTTGCTCTCATAAACACCATCATAAGAACCAATCTTAAATGCAACGTAATTGTTTGTTCCCGGAACTAATGAACAACGTGAGAATTTCTCCAATGGGATTTGATATTCATCAGTATCGTCTATTCTGCGAACAACAACGTCGAATACACCCTCGTCAGGACGTACATTCTCAATAGAAACCTTAATTTCATTGTTAGATGAGTTACCATCAGAAATTGTGTGGAATCTAAACAATTTGTTAATCTCTATCTTATTGTAGTCACCCTTCAGATTAGAAACAATCCAAGGTGTTGATGCATATCTGTACGCTGACTTGTAGTTGTTAAGGTCACAATCAACATAGGTTACATCAGTGTTTTCCGAATCTTTCATTCTATAATACAAACCGTCCTGCAAATTTTTTACAATGACCATTTTTGTTTCATCTTCTGACTGCAACTCTTTTCCATAAACAAGTTTATCAATAACTGCAACCGTTGTTTCACCACTAGGTATTGTACTCTCATCCCAATGTCTGTAGAAATATTTGCGCTTACCGTCTGCATCTGTGTATTGTGCCACCGTATAAATTTGACCAACTTGAACATTTTCCACCTTTAATCCGTCAGTTTCACCTGAATCCGCTATTGGTTTACCTGTTTTGAAATCATATGGGTGGCAAGTGATTGCCGGTTCGCCGTTTGCTGCATTTGCGTCAGCAAGGAACCTTTGTCCTACATTCTTTCTTGAAAGGAAATTTTCTTGTACGGTCATTATACCACCAACAGGCTCAAGACCACAATAGTCAGCAGGATAATAAACTTGATAGAATGTTAAATCGCTGTCAATACTTTCTGCGTGGAAATCAGACTCGTTAGCCTCATTAACTGCTTGTCTTAATGCAACATCATAAAGACTTTCAACGAATACGGGCGCGTCACCGTCTGATGGTGATGTACCAAGTACATTAAGAATGAAGTCCTTATCTACAGGATTAAGAGAAACAGGATACTCGAAATAACTGCTTATACCTTCTCCATCATCGGTTGCTTTTTTGTTATCTTTATCAATAGTAGCATCTTTATCGTGAACGCCTGCTATACCGATAATTTTGAAACGACCAAGATTTGTGGTGCTCACACTGAAATCGCCTGTTTCACCTGAAAACTGCCAATTATCACACTCATTACCCACTGAATAAAGTGGGTTGTAAACATCAAGTGCAAGTGCATTTGGATTGTACTGAACCGGAGTGTTGCATGTACTACCCGACTTTTTAATTTCACCAACCTCATAAACAAGGCTGTCATAATCTTCATTTGGACATTCGCACGTTCCCGTGTTTGCGTCAAACTTACGATACTTCTGATACTCTCCCCTTGAACGGAGTACGCATACTGCCATTTTCTTACCATTCTTAAGGTTTGCTGTTACTACCCATGCCGGACCTGCGTTATAGCCACCAAGTCCAAGAACACGAACAACCTCAAGTTGTTTCGATTCTGTCAGATATGATTTTGCAATATAAGGTAATTCATACTTAGGATATTGATTACCCTTAAATTTCTCTGTGCTTGTTCCACCAAACATTGATGTGAACTCACGCCAATCTTCAATGTGCATTGGCTGGAATGCGGGACCTCTCAGTGTTTCACCAACGACACCAAGCGTGGTGATACCAAGACTCTTAACTGCATAAGTCAACTCCACCTCACGTGAATAAACACCTGGAGATACGTGAATGCCTCTAGCGTTGTCTGCCATAATTTATTTACTTTTAATTTAATAATTTTTTATTTTTCTATTAGGAAAGGGCAAGGTTATGCCCTCACTATTTAATAATAAATAGTTTAAATATTTCCAAAGTTACATTTTTCTTAAAAAAACTTAAAAAAAAATTTCTTCTTTTTCCATTTTTTTCTTATATTCTTCCAACTCTTCTATAGAATGGGACTCTGAATATTCTGCAAGTCTATTAAAAAAAATGGACGTGATTTCAGATATTTTTCTCCACCTTATTAAATCTGAAAGGGGTAATTGTTCGTTTTTTTTCTCCAAATACCCCTTTTCCTCTATCATTAAATCCTTAATTGTCATTATCACCGTTGATTATTATATCTTCCTCATCAGGAACGACGTCAAGTTCTGATTCGGGGTCAGTTCTCTTATCGAAAACGATATTCGGGTCATAACCTACTAATGTCAGTGATGTTGGCAAATATTCATCGTCTCGTGATACCTTTACCTCCACTTTATCGCCATCAATAAATTTAATATCCCACTCAAGGTCAGCGTATTCGTCATTTATGAATAACTTAAAATCATAAACATTGCTCGTTTCAACTGACGTTAAGACCATATCGTTATCCATATAAAAGATAACATTTTTTTCACAATCGGGTATATTAATAATGACTTTTATTATCTTATTATAGTAAAATTTATCATCACTCTCGTCATTTTCAACGCAACAAGCATCCGGAAGTTCTTCTTCCTTAAGAACAACTGTGGGTTTTTTCTTTGTGATATCAACGGGGTCTAAAATATCACATTTGCCTAAATAATCTAAATTAAACGCCTTATTTTCGGCTTCCGCGTTTTTTGAACGTTTCTTACTTGAAGCCTCAGTTTCAGACAAAGAATAAGATGGTATAAGGTCATCGCCACTGTTTCTTTTTTCGATGCTACGTTTATTGTCACCAAATCTATCTTCTGTTTCAAGAAACCTCATAACCAATCTCGATGGCAGATGTGTGACTTTCATATCCTCTTCCCTTATAATATACCCCATGAGTTTGATTATATACGTCTGTGAGTAAAACTTACGGTCATCTATTGTATATTCAGACTCATCGTTAATTCCATCAAGAAACATTGGCATTGGGTGGTCATTTGGTGCTATGTAACATTCAAGGCCGCTAAAGGTATAATTAATTAATTCATTAAATTTGTTAAGTAATTCATACTTATTACACACAAAATTAACTGTATATATAAAATTAACAGCAAACGGCTGCTTTATCGAATACATATCATACGCTTCCTCACCGTTTTCTTGTAGCACGGGAACGTAAAATATGGGATAATCACGATGTCCGGGTATATTATACGAACTACCTTGGCTTTCTCCGTGTTGCGGGTTATTCTCTCTTGTTATTGTTTTAAAATTAACAACAAGATTACCCGTTTCATCAAGGTTTTGCCACGTTTGCGAATACTCACTAATTTTTTGGGTACTAAAAAGACGATACGTAGGTAATCTCTTACCCATGTACGATATATCGAGCGTTTTATCTACCCAATTAAAAAACGCTTGGTCTATGTCTTCATACTTAATCGGTTTCGGAAAGGGCGTACCTCTTTCAAGAATCATCTTTGAGATGTTTCTTCTTCTTTCGACACCAATTGCATGGTTTCTCAAACGCAATCTATTTAAAAACGGTTTTGGCTGCTGCATTTTCTATTTTCTTTACTCTTCTGTTGTATTTTCAAAAACTATTCCGTATCTCTTGCGGTCTTGCTCTTGATTATATAGTATTTCTTCTTCATTTTTTAATGTTTCATTTACAATATTTGTAAAACTAAAGCCTTCGTTAGTGGTGTAAAGTTTATTTTCGTCAGCACCAAATACACCGTCATTAGCAAGCGCTTCCCTTGATGCCACGCTCATATCACCCCTGCCATATCCAACATTCCACTCAGGTTCTTCTCTCTGTGGGCTTCTTGTTATGGGCATTTCCGAAAGTTTTCTCACCTCAAAAATGTGTCTGCCAATGCAATCACACGCACTTTTTTTATCAAAATAAGGTTTTCCGCCACGCTTAGTTCTTGGTTTTACACCATATTTGTTTAACGTAATATATATGGCTCTTTCTGTATAATTGCCTTCGTAACCATGCATTTTAAGCATCTTGATTATTTGTGCCGTAGATACTAAGTTTACAAACTTTCGCTTTATTTCCGCTTCTGTTAAATTCGTGGTGTTTCCCCCGTTTAACAATCCGTTTATCTCCCTTTGTCCGTTAGGGTTTGCTGAATGCACATAGAAACGTGGTAATTCCTTATTATTTGCCTTACAATATTTAAGAAGCCACTTTGCACATTCAAACCCCTTTTTCAGCCCCTTGCCAAGGTCATGGTCAAACGAAATAAACTGAGGAATGCCGTTTTTTAAAATAAACCCCGTAAATTCTTCAAAATTCTTTACCCACACAAACTTAATGTTTCTTTTATTCATCAAGTTATCATAGTAAGATTTGTTTCTTTTAAAGGTCTTTGAATCTGATTTTTTATTTAAATAGTTATATGGGTTGCGTTTATCGTCTAGCCACAAAACAGTTAAATTTTTGCCCATTTAAAATGTCTTTTAGTTTTTAAGCCTGAAACTCTGATGTATCCACCGGAGCACAATTTATTGTTCTGAATAACGGACAAGTTCCGAATAATGTATGCGCATTATCGTAATAATTTCGTCCATCATTGGTTACCGTGAAAAACTCCATATGTTCGGGTGTTATTTGTATGCCTATGTAATCACCAACAGTAATTTCTATCCCCAATTCTGTCAGCGTTTCTTGATAAACACCAATTGTGAGTTTTCCCGTTTTCATATATGTCCCAAGATTTTTGGTCTTATCGTATGATTTAAGTTCGGGTTGTTCTATTTTGTAAACACAGTGAAACTCTACGGGTGTTTTAAAAACCACATTATTATCGGTTTCCCCATAAATGGCATCGACGTTTGACTTAGAGATATCAACACGATACAACACTGCCGTTTGATTCATGTCCTGTTCAATGTAGTTTTTACCCACATCACGCTCGAACTTAAAAGAATCCTCACCATAGAAAAGTCTGTTTCTATTGACCGGAACCCTTCTTATGTTCTTTGTATTAAATTCTAATCCGTTTGCCATTTTTATCTGTAAAATAAATGTTTATAATATTGTCTGTAATTATTTGTAAACCAATTAATTACGTTAATTAGCCCTTTATTGGCATATAGTATTCTATCACTAATTATTGATTTAATATACCACACACCTCTTGCATAATCATGAAATATAGGACATACGTATCTGACTGCTCTGCCATTAAATATAGCATCATATTCTTCATCCAACGCATGATATGTCTCAACACCACTTGCAAGACAAATGACACAATCTTTTCCGTAACATGATTGATTCATCTGCTCGTATTTTATTGTGTTTACAAGATGACCAAAAGCGAAAACACCGTTTTTCTCATCGGGCATTAAATTATGCGTCCACGGAAGTTGTTCAAAGTCATCTACACCTTTTTTAAAGCCTTCCTTTGCAATTTCCTCCGCATGGTCAGTAAAGTGTATAACCCACTTATTAGAAAATGTTTTTTCGTGGTGCATTGTTAAATGTGCAGGTGCACCATGAAACTCTCCATACCCATTAACAAAATTTTCAGACATTTCGTTATAGAAATCATTTGGGTTTGCACCCATTTCAATCGCCATATCATAAATCTCGTTAAAATTATAATATTTAAGATTGTTAAATTCATTTCCATATTTTGATACACACCACTCTATAAATGCACCGGGATATTTCTCAATGCACTGTCTTGTTTTCTTCTCTGTATTGGTAAAATAATTTTTAAGGTCTATACCCTTTTTTTCCCAATACTCAGAAACAGAATTTTCGAAAAGTTTCTTAAATGTACCTTCTGAAATAACAAGTCTCATGGGTTTTTCTTTATAAATATCACTTTTCTTAAATGTCTCTGCATCAAACCGTTTACAGACTTGAAATATATATAAAAAATGCTATATTTTATATGTAGGGGGGGTGATTAAATAAGAAAAAAATGGGAATATCACTTAAAAAAGTAGAAGAAGCACATTTAATTTTAAAAGAATATAAGGGGAATAATCCATATATTATTTCTCTTAAAAATGGCGTATATGCATATAAAACCGCCTCACTTAACGATTTTCAAGTGGAATTCATATTAAGAAACCACGATAAAGAACCCATTTACGTGAATAAACTTGTTAAAATCACAGAATGGTATGGCGAAAAGCTAAAAGAAAAGTGGGAAACTGAATTTACGCCCGAAATGTTTGTTATCGGGTGGTATATGGGCGATACATCAACACACTATGTGTTTAATTGTAAATACAGAAGAAGTCAGGATAAACCTGTTATGCTTTTTGCACCCAAAAACGCCATTTTAACGGACTTTTTGGCTGATGAATACAATAATATCGAACTTGATTTTTCGAAATATGAGGAAAAAAGCGGCAGAACCGTAATGGAACACCAAAAAGAGGCTGTAAAGTTCCTTATTTCAAGGAAAAAGTGTATTTTGGCAGACCAAATGGGGGGAGGCAAAACCATGTCCGCCATTCTCGGTGCATTAATGGGTGATTATAAACATGTTTTAATAATTTCACCCTCATCGGTGAAAAAAACATGGGAAAATGAACTCAAATTGTTCGTGGATGATGACGATATCACTATTGTGCAAGGGTCAAAGTGGAAAGACGCCAAATTTACCATCATCAACTACGATATTTTGGATAATTTCTATACCATACCAACGCAAAAAATCAAGAAAAAGGAAATAAACGTTGATGAAAACGGAAAAATAGTCACAGAATATAAGGAAAAAGAAATTGTTTCAAGAAGCAAAAAGATTATTTCTGAGGCAATGGCTGAAAGTCAGTTATTTCAAGCAAAATACGACCTTATAATAATAGACGAGGCACATAAACTTTCTAATAATACATCGGGTAGATTTAAAATTATTTCCGACCTCGTTAAAAGAAGTAATCCAAAGGGTATTTTTGAGTTAACGGGTACAATGATTACGAACTCAAGTAAAAATTTATATAATATTCTTAAAATCATTAATGTTCCCGTAACACATGATTGGCAAAACTACATGACAAGGTATTGTGGTGCTAAGTTTTTCTTTAAAAAGAACGAGAGAAACGCTTATACTGCTATGTTTTGTAAATCTATGGGAAAAAATGAATGGGCTGAGTTATCTTACGATGAAAAAGGAAAATTAAATGAGTTCTTAGAAAAGAAATGTAAAAAAATATGTATTCCCGGTGAAGATACAAACATGGAAGAACTACAGGAAATAATCAAGCCTTATTATTTAAGACGATTAAAAAGTGATTTTGCTGATATTGTTAAAAAAGAGGTGAAATATTTGCACTATGAAATGACTGACGAAGAAAAAGATTCTTACAATCAATTATGGGAACAATATTTAGCGTTGCAAGAAGACACCGAAAAAACAATTAAAAACAAGCAACTTATTGAGACAACGTTAATGCGACAATGGTTGGCTGATAAGATGATTCCAAGAACAATAAAACTTGCTCGTGAAATTATCGAAAAGGGGCACAAAGTGATTATTTTCTGTGCATATGACAATGAAATAGACAAATTCAGAGAAGAATTTGGTGACATATGTGTTTATCATAATGGTAAACTAACAGAAAAAAAGAAAAATGACGCTGTTGAAAAATTTCAAAATGACGACAATATAAAGGTGTTTATAGGAAACGTTATAAGTGCGGGTGTTGGTTTAACTTTAGTTTCAAGTGATACCGCAATATTTAATAATTTTTCATTTGTTCCTGCTGACTGTTTGCAGTGTGAGGATAGAATACACCGCCTTAACCAAACTAAACCATGTACCATATATTATCAGTCATTTAATGGCACTTATTATGATAAAATGTTAGAAATTATTCATAGAAAACAAGATGTCATTGATAAAATAATTATAACTGAAAAAGAAAAATAATATGATTAATTTAAATTTAAAAGAGGAAGATATTAAGGAAATAAAATGCACTCTTGATAACGGAAAAATTGTAACATTTAGTATGAGAGATTCTGTTTTACAGGATGTAGACGTAGTTGTGCCACAAGACAACACCAAAAGAAATGAAGAATTAATGGGCAAAGAATTTGAAAAATTATTCGATGATTATATCAAGTGGACTGACAAATACAAAAAAATACCCCTATCAAAACAGGATTTTAAGATACTGTTTTTATCAAAAGAGGGTGTATGGAAAGGCGACACTAAGTTCCCAATCATTACAATTAATGAAAGCAAGACGCCAACATCTTTATCTAAAAATGGAGATATCCGCAACACATTAGAAGCCGCAAGAACCGGTGAATGGAAAGAAAATGTTAAGGCAACAGGCTCTTTTGTGCCAAAACCCGAACCTCGTGACGGTAAACCAATTAATCGAACACCAACAGCAGCTTCAGATGAAGAAATAAATGATTTCAAGGAGTCACAAAAAGAAAGTGATGAATATAGATGGGATAAAATCAAAAAAAGCATAGAGAAAGAAGAAGACGAAAAAATAAAAGAGGCTACTGCAATAATTGAACACCGTAAGTATCGCAAACAAGATTAAAAATGGAAGAATTATATTTAGGTTTCGTTAAGTTAATAGGACAAGAAACAGATGGATTAAACAGATATGAGTTTATTTTCACTGATAATGTTGATGAATTTTGGGGTGAGGATTTCGATATAAAACCCGCAGGATTATGTAATGACATTGCCCCTGATGATAAATATATGTCCGAAATTCATATTGTTAGAACAACAATGAAATTTGACCTTGCTCAAAAATGTAATTGTTTTTCCATGCAAGACTGTATAGATGGGTGTATTGCACTTGCGTGGGAAAACATTGACGATTATGAAGAATATCCCGAAGATACTGGGAGATTGGTCTTTAATTTTGGAGAACCGTTTGATGAAGTTGAAAGAAAGTTCGCATTAAGGGGCATTTTATTAAATTAAAAAACCGGTGATTTTTGCACCGGTTTTTATTTTTTTAATACCCACTATCAGGCCATTCATCAGGGTGTTCATCCAAATCATTTATGTCATCATCGTTTCCACCAAACTGACTTCTCTCAAAGTTTCTTACAGCCTCACTTTCGTCATCTTCAATACCGCTAAAATCAAGTCCTACCTCACCGAGTTCGTCAGCAGCGTCCAATTCGTCATCTGACGGAACGTCAAATTCATCATCTTGATGCTGCCATTCATTGTCATTTGTTTCTAATGAATCATAATCATCAATGCCAAATTCTTCATTGACAAAATCCCTAATTGTTTTTTTAACCGTTTCAAAAATTAATTGGTTTGAAATATTCTTTTTCATGATGTTTTTACTTATTTTATCGTTATCATTAATTCTTCTCTTATGGGCATTATTAGTTTACCCTTTGGAAAAGTTAAATCGTCTGACTTAATTTCCCCAAATGTGATTTCAAATGTCCCCTCATAGGTTCCTGCTTCTTTTGTATCCCTTTCCTTCCAATCATAACATATTGCATATTGATTGGTGCATCCACCTATTTCTCTTTCTTTAATATATGCCGGTGCTTTTGCAATTTTAGTTACACCCGTTTCCATATTTACCATCGAAAACGTTATTGTGGCATTCTGTATCGCATCATAAAACTTCATATAATCATGCCTACCGTCATGAATCAAATCCATTCTGAGGATGGGTAACACAGCACCTTTTCTTATGTAGAATTCCTGCATTTTTATCTTTTTTTAAATAAATAGTCAGGTTTCTATTGTTTCAAATTCGGGACTACGAATATCATCAAAAACAAATCCACCCGTCGAAGGTCTAACATCAGGTAATTTTTTGAAATAGAAATACATATTAGAATCCATTGTGACAATATCACTTAACTGTTTCGGAATAATACCCTCATTTTCAAAGTCTTCTATATCTTTATTCGTAAGGCTATTAAGTGCTTCAAGATATTTTTCATCTTCTATTTTAAACAGTTCAGTGTCTTCTTTTTTCTTTTCTTCGATATATTTTTCAACAAGTTCGTCCCATTTTATTCCACACTCATCAATGAATGGCGGTCTTTCGTTTATTTTAAGCCAAAACTCAATTTCCTTATTTTCTGGCGTCATAAGTGCCTCATATGTATCTTGGTCACCGGGTTTATTTGGGAAACCTGATACAAGTTTTGACTCTTCTTCCGTGAAATATTGTCTGTCAGAAGGCTTAGTGATAATAATTTTATCCCTTATTTCGGGCGAAAAACAAACCAATAACGGTGTTATTCTTTTATTGAATTGGTCGATGTATTTTTCAACGTTATATTCCATATCATCAACATCGCTACACAACACATCACCTTCACTATTTACAATTTCATTTGGTACGAGTTTGCAATTCAATATAATCTCATCTTCTTCCCTAACAACGTATTTACTAACCATCTTTTTTAAAGCGGCCGTTTTAACACTTTTTATGTCTATACCTTCTTTTTCACAATCAGGTAAAATTAACTCTTTTGCCAATTTAGTGTTAAGTTCTGTTTCCACACCGTCTTGAATAACAAACTTATGCGTTATTCTTTTAACATCGGAATGTGCTTTCTTGGTTCCCGTATTAATATAGTATATCGTATCGCCCACGTCTGCATTAATACCATCCTTCATAACAAGTTCATACCACGCTTGTCTTGCCTTTTTGTTTCCTGCCTTTGTTACTGTTTTGCAATCCTCCTTATATTCTGCAATGGTTTTCTTTATTTTACCCTTTGATGCAATTTCCTTTATTGGTATTCTATAATTGTATATGTTGTCAATATACTCATAATAATTTTCAAGAAATTCGTGTCCTTTACCCCTTAGTAACAAGTCAACACCCATGTCAATAAATCGTTCGAGATACCCGCTCATTTTTCTTGATTTAATGGTATTCCCTACCTTTTTGGTTGACCCGTCAGGCATAAGGTCGGCATAATTCTTTCTCGAAAATTGAATACAAGCATCACAGAACTCGTCTATTCCTAATCCCATCTTATTAATACCACCATCATACGCCTTTGAAAGGAACAGGTCTTCAAATTCCGCAACATCGGCATTAACTTTGGTATAGGCTTTACCCTTAACGGTATTTCGCCCTTCACCGGTACTTATATACGGGTGTTCATCTGTATACCTAAAATGCTCATTATCAGGCATTTGAAAATTAAATCCGTCAGTATCACCCACGATAGGTGTGTATCCTATCGACGTGAAGTGACTAATCATTAGGCGTAAACTCATTCGCCCTACGCATGTTGTTTTTTCAGCACCATCTATATCACCAAACGGAAAAATAAGGGGACAACCATAAGAACCGAAAAAACTATTTGCTAAAATTTTAAGTGGTAATTGTTTTTTATCGTTACCTGTTTTCTCCATTTTCCAATGGTGAATTTCTTTCTCTAATTCAGTTCTTTCTTCGGGTGTTGCGTCCTTAATTTTTTCTTTAATTTTATCAACCATGTCACCCGCTTCACCCTTAAGTTCTTTATATTTTTCACGTTCAGTAAGAATATATTCGAGAAAATATAACATTACGTTCATGACATCCAACGCAGTTCTAATGTTCCACGTAAGAATAATTGATGGGTATAGAGAATTAAAGTCAAGTTTAACAATTCTATCAACCCACCCTGTTTTCAAGAGACGTGAAAGACCACCCGTAAATCGTTTATTTGTTCCAGTTGCAGGAACTGCCAAATCATTTTCATAACACCACGCAAGCATTATAAGTTTCCATATTCCCGCAGTTCCCATTGTACATGCACGCTGAAATGTGGTAGGAAGCATTTTTCCCACCAAGAAATTGGACTCATTTAATTTAAGTTCGACTTGTTCCGCCTCCCAAATATCATCTAAAAGATAGCGTTCGACAATGTATTTTCCTGATTTAGGCACGTACCCATCTTTAATTTCTTTTCCTTCCTTTATTTCATACCAATCGCCATTACTATTATTAAAAGCAAATTTTTCGTCTGTTATATTCCATATCTTACTAATATCATTTCCCGGAACATACACACGATTTTCTTTCTTTAAATCAAGGTATTTGGTGACATATTTAAGGTTTGCCATCTTCATGTTTGAATCCAATGCTTGCGCACGTCTAACAGCATGAAGAGAATCAAGAATTATAAAACCCCACATTATAGTAGGATGAAAAAACTCCATTTCGCCACCAAGTTTTAATATTGTTTCACGCTTACGTTTATATATAGGATGCCTAAAATACTTAAGCGACATTTTTTCAAAATCACTTCCAAGAACCTCGGCTCTAACCATCAAAAAATTCCAATCAAAGTTCTCTGAGTTATGCCCAAAAATCGTGTCCGGTTTTTCTTCCGCAATAATTGCAAGTGTTTCATCTATTGCTGCAAGTTCATTTTTGCGTTTTTCTTCTTCTGTGTTTCCTGTGATGGATATAATTTTTTCAAACCCTTGGTTTGTCCTTATACCGATTTGTTCTATTGCGTGTATTTTAGGGTTAAGTCCTTGGGTCTCAATATCGAATGACATTCTTTTAAGTTCATCATAATTTTCATACCCTTTAAATAATCGTTTTCCCGTAGAAATCATGTATTGTTCGACAGGGGAAACCGCAAGAAATTCTTTTGATGATGTGTTGTCATCAGAACCTTTCTTTTTCCTCTCGTATATTGGTGTACCGGCGTCCGTGAAAAACGCAAGAAAACTTGTATATGACATTTTACGTGTGGCATAGAAAATATAAACATACCCATTATTTAACCGTTCACTTTCTTCTGCTTTTTCACCTTTATTAAGTGTTTTAATCCATATGCCATATTCTCTTAGTTTTCTCTTAAGTGTACCTTTATTTCCTTGATACATTCGTATCGCAGCGCTGTGTTTAACCCAAACAAAGGGCTTAAAGTCATCCTGTTTAACCCTTTTTTGCCCTTTTTCATTAACATAAACAATACTAACCTGATTTTCGTTGTAATCACACTCAATCGTGATTATTCTTTCCATTGGGTCGTAACCACTAAGAAATTTGTTTACTACATCTGCCGTTATTTCCTTCATATTCTTAATATTTTTTTAAGACATATTTTAATGCCATTTAACTTTCGTTTGCAAATATACTAAAAAAAATAAAAAAAACAAAATATATTCATAAAAAATGAGCGAACCTTTTTTGATTCGCTCATATTTGGGTATATATTCAAAATATAACTAACTTTAACTTTGTGGCGTATATGCGAAACCATTCGTAAGGTTAGTAATAATTTGCTCAAGTTCAGCAACACGTGATGTAAGTGCCCTTAAATCATCTTTTAATGATGATATATCATTGGCGTTGGTTGTAACATCATCTTTAACGTCATTTAAATCTGCTGTAATCGCTGAATTTGCAACAGGATTGATAGAATCGGCATCGAGCGCTGTATCAACCATCACAACACCAAAAGTCTGATTACCTGCCACCGGTATGTGTGCAACACCATCAGCCACCTCAACATTGTGCCATGACGTACCACGCATCACTGCCACGCCGCTTAACTTATTACCGGTGTCTGCCGAAATAGTATTAATTCTATCATCAATATCAGTAAGTGCTGCTGCTATAACTTGTTCATTGTTGCTAACAACATCTTCTAAACTCGTCAATCCCGAAGCATCAGCCTTATCATCGAGCAAGCCATCAACGTCAGTCTTGGTGTAAGTTGTTGCAGTGTCGGCCTTGTTAGCAAGCGCTGTATCAACATCGGTCTTATTATAATAGTTTGACGGGTCGAATATGTCCGTCAGTGGTATAGAAATTGTTTGTTTACCTGATTCTTCATTAAATGTGATAACCAAATTATTACCACTAATTTCAACATTATCAACCATGCCGTCCTTTATAAAGTTGGTAGCATCAATATTAGCTATTGGCTCATCTGCTGTAGATGTTGGGTAGAAATAAATCTTCTTTGCAGTGCTATCATATGCAACTGCGCCGAATTTACTATTTAACGCTGTTGCAATTTCAGTAGCACCTGATGTTTCATCCTTTGCATAAACATCACTTGCATTTGCTTTTGTAGCAATGGCTGCCGTATTTGCAGTAACAGCACCACTAATTGTGCTAATATCACTACTTACACTACCCGTGTTGGTTTTTAACGTTTCAACATCACCGCTAATTGTATTGACATTGCCTGATATTTCATTGATTTTCAATGTAATAACTTTATTCTGAACAGGGTTTTCTGATGTTGTAGAAAGAGCGTCATCAACAGTGCCTCCACCTTCAATAACTATATTACCCGGTCCTGCAAGGCTTTCACCGTTGATTGTTTTAAGGTTATTAAACCTATCGTTAAGGTCGTTAAGCGATGCGGCCGTAACCCTCTCATTATCAACAATAGTTCTTGTAACTGCTGAATTCGCAACAGGATTTGGTGAATCCATATCCATTTCATCATCCACCTCTGTTACCACTTCTATAGCGGCTACTTTATCTGTTACAACAACTTCATCACCGTTAAGCGTTATTGCAGTTATAACATTCTCTTCTGCTTTATTCCACTTAGTTTTATCTTCTGTTGTTACATGTATATCCGTATTACCCGTATGTTCTGTGATAGCAGTGTCAATTGCACCAAGGGCAGAAGCTATTTCGGTAGCACCAGATGTTTCCGATTTTGTATAAACATTATCAGCGTCTGCTTTCTCCGCAAGTGCGGTATCAACCTCTGTCTTAGTGTAAGTGGTTGCTGTGTCCGCTTTTTCTGCAAGTGCTGCTTCAACGTCAGCAGTGTTTGCCTTTTCTACAAGTGCTGTTTGTACCTCTGTGAGTGCGGTTTCAATGCCGCTAACAGACGTTTCAAGTGCGCCTACTCTGCCTTCAAGTTCGTGTACGTCACCCGTCGCTTCCTCAATTCTCTCGTCAGTTTCTGCTTTAGTATAAACATTTCCTAACGCATCCTCAACAGAGTCGCCGTTAGGCATCTTTATATTGCTTGCACTACCGTTTACATAAAGGTAGTTACGAAGAACATCACCTTCTGTATCAGGTATTAATTCGAGAATATTGTTTTCACTTGTAGAAGCAATGTGTGTGGTTGCCGATAATCTGTTTTTGTCGGTGCTATCCTTATATTTAATTAACTCAACGCCCGTTGGGAATTCATTTTCAAGAACACCGATTTCATCAAATAAATCACTAACAGGAACAGTAATTGTCTGACTTTGGCCCGCTGCATTAGTATATTTTAACTCAAGTGATTTAGTGTTTGGGTCATAATTAATGTCATTAATTATTGTACCCACACCAAGTGGAATTTCCTTAGAGCCTTCTGTTGTTGTAAATTTTAAGGTGTTGGTGGCTGCACTATATTCAACATCAACCTTAACATAAAGTCCGTTTGTTGTGTTAATTATGTTACCTGCCTCTGTGCTAATTCTAACATTACCACTAATAACATTTTCATTAGACTTATTAAGTTCTAACGTGTTAGTACTTGCAACTGAAACGTCAGCATCACCTATTTTTTCATCAACTTCTGTTTTAGTATAAACGTCTGCTGCATTTGCCTTGCCATCAATTCTGTCACTTAAGTCTTCATCTGCATGCGTTCTGTTTGCAGTCTCATCGTCTATCAAATGTTCTAACATTGTTTCGGCATTTGTTGCCCTTGTCTGCTCTGCTGTTACTGCTGACTGTAAGGCAGTCTCGGCACTTGTTGCTCTTGTGATTTCTCCGCTTACAGCATCTTGTAATGTACTAACAGAAGATTTAACATTGGCAATTTCTGTTTCAGCACTGGTTATTCTTACATCTAATGCAGAGTCGGCTGCTGTTCTTGCTGCCTCTTCGTTTCCTAATTCAGTTTCAATTTCAGCGGTTCTTGCTAATAATTCGTTAATATCATTCTCATTATCAGTTGTTTTTCCCGATAACTCATTAATATCTACTTCTATTTCATCAAGGAATGGACTTGTTGGTATTTTTAATTCGTGTACCTCATGTGCGGCTGTTTTGTATGTAATAACAATTTCCTCGTTTGTTTGGTCATAGCCACTATATACAATATTGGTGTCTGCCGACAATGGAATTTCCCTTATAACACTTGTTTGTCCCGATTTCGATGTGTCAGAAACTTTAATAACATTAGTGTTAGCGTCATAATCAATTGTCATGTAGATACCGTCAGCAGCTGCAAGTATAGTGTTGTTTGTCATTTCCGCGATTTTAACATCTGCTGAAAGCGTGTCAACACCCGCATCTTCGGTCTTGGTTAATGCAACGGTATTTGTGTCTTCAACAACAAAACCTTGGTCTTCAACCTTACCGCTTAATTCTGCAATATCGTCAGTATTTTTATCAACTTGCTCAGTTAATGATGATAAATCACTCGAAATTGTCTCAACGTTACCGCTAATTTCATTAATTTTATCATTAATTTCACTCTTTTCTGTATCTATTCTATCAAGAGCACCTTTAACGGTTTCGTCGTCGCTATACTTAATATTTGACGCCTCGCCACGAACAACTAACATGTGGTCGGAAACCTCAAGAATATTGGTTGGAACTGACGTTTTTGACGCAATTTTAACGTCGGCTGAAAGAATATCCTTGCCCGGCGTGTTGTGTTGTTTAACAAGTTCTACCGTGTGAGAATCATTATTAACTACCCATTCGTCGATAATATCAGCCAACTTAATATCAATACTATGAATATTACCGTTTTGGTCAACGTATCTAATTGTAAGAATTTCTGTTACAGAATCATATGAAATATCATCAATAAATGACGCCGCATTTAATTGGAATGTTGTGGTCTTATTACCGCCATCAACGGAACTTGTCGTGAGTGAAAGTTTATTAGATGCTTCATCGTAAGACATTGACACTGATGCAAATATACCCTCTTCAGCACCACTTGAGCCGTATCTTTTAGTAATAACATTATTCTCGTTAGGTGAAACTTTTGTCTCAATACTGTCTAACGCTTCCTTAACTGTTATTTTATTACCGTTTTTCCAATATGAAATATTACTTGCCTTGCCATCAACATAAAGATATTTATTGTCGCTTGTGGCTTTCAGAATATTATCAGATGTAACACCTGATGGCGCTATGTTAACTTCACCCCACAGAACGTCTTTCCATTTATGTGTTTCTTCATCCTCGCCATGTTGTCTATCTCTATGTAATGTAATTGGAGTTACGGGAGCACCCTCAACAGTCCATTCCTCAATAAGTTTATCAACACTAACAGATATAGTTTTTCCGTCAGTATAAGTAAAGATAATTGATTCTGTTTTGGGGTCATATGTTGCTTCTTCAATTACAGGAATTGAAAATTCTGTGACGCTATTATTTACTTGAAATGTAAATGTATTAGTATTATCGTCAAAAACGAGGTTTACATAAGAATATATGCCGTCTTCATCTTTCTTAATAATACTATCAACCTCTTCGCGGTTTATTACAACGGTTTCCTTAAGTTTAACTTCACCGCCAATAACAACACCACTTTCTGTTTCATCAACATTCATCTCGATGGTGTCACTATTTTTACCAATGAAAACAAGTGATGCCGCAAGTGCCGCAATTCCATCTTCAAGTGCTACAATATCCTCCTTTAAACCTTCAATATCAATAAAGAATGTTTTGTTAGAAGCATCAATGCTTCCATCACCAACAGAACCTATTGCCAATATAATATTAGGTTCTGCTTCATTACCGTATTTTAAAACCATCGGCTCTGCATAAAGTGATGGTCTATCAATTGTCTGACTGTTCTTAACATACGCAATAGCCTCATCCCTTGTTGCAAAAACTTGATTGTGGTGTACGAACTGTAATCTATTTTTGTTCATTGTTCTTTTGTTTTTTTTTATTCTAATTTTTAAAACTCGCCGTAATTACCGTTAAGATTAATAATTATGTTATTATCTTCATCGTTTGCAAGTAAAGTTATTGATTCAACCCCATGATTTTCTTCACTAATATCAACAGTTGCACCCGTTATAATTTGTGACCATACCTTATCATCGATTTCATCAATTTCTTCTTGTAATACCGCATCGGCTGCAATTCTTTCCTCACGTTCAGTTGCTATTGCTTCATTTAAAGCATCATCTGCTGCAACTCGTTCATCATGTTCTGTTGTAATTGCAGTGTTAAGTGCCTCATCTGCTGCAACTCGTTCATCATGTTCAGTTGTAATTGCTTGATTTAAAGCATCGTCTGCCGCAACTCGTTCATCATGTTCAGTTGTAATTGCTTGATTTAAAGCATCATCTGCTGCAATTCTTTGTTCTGTTTCAGCATCGAGTGCATCTGTAAGAGTTTCAATCGCAATTATTCTTTCCTCACGTTCAGTTGTGATTGCAGTGTTAAGTGCTTCATCGGCTGCAACTCGTTCATCGTGTTCAGTTGTGATTGCAGTGTTAAGTGCATCATCTGCTGCAATTCTTTCAGATGTTTCTCTATCTAATTTACTATCAAGTTCAGTAAAAAGCGGCATAATTTCCTTGAGAACTGCCAAATAAATAACATCACTCGTTGCAATTAAGCGTAAAACACCATCAATTTTAACGAGACGGAATTCAGTATCAGCATCATACTCAATATATTCACCCGTAGAACTTTCTATTCTTGTAGGAGAGTTAATAACAATAGTGTCACCTTCTACAAGACGTTTTCTTTCCCAATTCTTACCTGTCCAATGATTGATTATATACGCCTTATGTTTTGATGTGTTATATAAATCGCCATAATCAGAATAACTTATATAATTTTCTTCGCTAACACCTTCATTTTTGCTTAAATCAATATTAACGGATGTCCATATAGAATGACCGTGTTTATTGTTTGGATTACTATCATCTTTAAGCGACGGCATTAATACCGTTGGATAATATTTTCCTGCGATATACTCCGTCTCATGCGCGTTAGAACCATCGTAATCCTTAACAAGTCTCAGTGAATAATAATTATCAGGACACTCTGCCGTTTGCCAAACACCCGTTGAATCATAAGTGAATGTCTTTGTGTAATAATCACTTCTTATGCCCGGAAATGTTTGTGTCGAACTCCAAAACGTTCCATGTTCGCCAAAGTAAATCAAATTTTTGTCTTTGCTTACACCATATCCACCCGGAAGAACACTAAAGCCATAATCATCTGTTCCTATTGGGTTTATTGCTTTTTCTTGCGGTACAATATCCTCATAAAGATAATCAACATCGTTAGAAAGTTGACTGGTAGTATTATCACACAACCATTTATCAGCAGTTTTTAATTTTTTACCTGCTAACTTGCCTAACTCAACGTGGCATTCAGCAGAATTATGATTTCTATATGCACAAGGCTCAATTGCATTAAGCATCGAATCCCAATCTGCCTTTGTGGGTATTCTCCAAGGACTGTTTGTGTCTGCCAACATCTGTGCGATTTGACTAACACCCGCATAATTGTAAAGATTGCCATAATCATCTACCTCTTCGAGTGTTAAATATCTATCGCCATTATTATTACACTCGGGTAAAACGCCACCGGTAGTAGTATCAATAAGGCTTATAACGGGTTTATAAAATCCTGTCTGCTCTATGGGATTTAACCCTAAAGGGGAATCGTCACGCCCATTACCAACTATCGTACCGTCAGTAATTGCTTCAGTCATAATTTTATCGCCTAAGTTCTTTTGTGTAATAAACCCACTAATAACTTTGGTAATGCCATTATAACTAATGGTAAGTTCACCTAAGCAATCATCAAAAGATACGTTAAGGTCTCTTGTAACACCTGAAATCATTGATGATAAATCAACTTGCAACGTTTCACCATTATTTCTTGTCAATGTTAAAACGTTTGTTTCCTCATCAAAGTCCATGCTTTTAACATCATAATCCTTAAGAGTTATGAAATTACTGTCAATCTCATTCACCGTCAATTTGCAGTTCTTTGTGACATCTTCCTCATAAGGACTTATAAGTTTATAAAAATAAAGGCTTTCTGCCATGACTCATATGTATTTATTCTTGTTATTTTTTAATAAATATTTTAAGAAACCTATTATTTATTAAAATAACCCACTTTATTTATATAAACCTTACAATTTTATGAAAAAAAATATCAAACACCCCAAAGGATATTGGAAAATCAAAGAAAATATGATGAAAGAGGCGAAAAAATACTCCACAAAAGACGAGTTTCAAAAAGGTAATTTAACCGCATTTCTTGCTGCACACAGATACGGTTATATAGATGAAATGACGTGGATGGTTAAACAAAAACAGCACAAAAAAGGTTATTGGACTTATGAAAATATAGAAAAAGAAGCAATTAAATATGCAACTAAAACCGATTTTTTTAATGGCAATCAGACGGCATATAGAGCCGCATTAAAAATGGGGATTATTGATGATTTTTTTGCCTTGGATATATACATACAAAAATGAGCACACTTTAAATGTACTCATTTTTATAGCAGTATGAAATAAGTGTTGGTTTGGTTACTCTTTTTTACTTATTGAAAGTATGCTCTTTTTTATTTGAAAGTTCTTTTCTATATTGCACATAATTTTCTTTAACCCATTTCACAACCCTTTCAAGACTATTGTTAGAATATAAAGGTTTCCAAAATTTATTTAAATCATTTGATATAACATTCCATTTATGAGGAAAATTTTCCTCACCATAATTGTAATTGTTAATGATTCTAACAAAATCGTGTGCAGACTTGTTAAAGAAAATAACTTCCTCACCGTAATCGTTGTGTACAGTGTTTTGCGTCTTTATTCCACTAGCAATGAACATAATAGCATCATCAGTCACTTTACCATGACAAAGTTTTTTAACTCTATCGTCAAGATATTTGTCATCAGCGTCAAAGGCAAATGAATACCCTTCATCACATTTTGGAAAATTAAAATCACCAGTCATATAGAGATATCTCATTGCGTCTTTTGGAAAAGCCCGTTTAAAACCCTGTGAATAAATTATTTCTTTCCCAATATGTACAAGCCATTTAGATTGTATTATTTTTGGTTTTGTAAATGCATAAACATCAGGATTTTTTTCTCCTTTATATATGTCTGATGATGCCGCATAGTTAAGGTCGTTTTCAAACCAATGTTCGTCTGGATTTTCAATTTTATCATTTATATAATCATAAAGAGGTTTCATATAATCTTTATCAAGATATTCCTTTAAAACCCCTCTAACAATTCTTTTAATTGATTTCATATAACTTATTACTTTTATGTAAAATATTTTGGTGAGTTATATTATTTAATTTGTATTGGTTTGTGGCAACAGGTATATAGTTCCTTTTTCTTCAACCTTAGCGTTGTTAAGTATGTCTGTGTATTCCATTGGACATCCGTAAAATTTAAAAGACTTAAAATACCCGATAAATGACCCTGCAAAATTTTCCTCTATGGGATAAGTTCTTGTTGGGTTTAACATATAATTATTAAGTATTGTTTCAGATAAGCCTTGTGTTCCACCACCTAATGATATGTTATAAGGAACACCCTCTTGTTTTTCATACAAATCATCTAAATCATGTAAATTCACTTTTGGTAAATCCTTTGTAATGTACACTAATTTACCATTAACATAAAAATAGATTTTCATTGTGTTTAGGTGGGGTATTATTTTTACATGTATTGTGTACCACTTATCATTTTCTATGACATTAGGGAAAGAATACCCTTCAATTATTGATGTTTTGTTTTCACCGCTTATTTCACAATCATATGTTAACAGTCTATATCCTAATTCACCATTATCAGTAATTCTAAGGGCAAAAGCGTTATTGTATATATCTTTATATAAACTGTCGTATTTAGAATTTTCTTCGTCTCTTAATTCATTGATGGTATTCACGTTATACCCGGTACAAGTCCTATTCATTAAAATAAAAAGATTACCTTTAAATTTATCCTTTTTACCATAATACATCATTTTTGTACCTTCTTCCCAATTTCTTACGGTATATCCATTACATGTACGGTCAAACAGCAAAAACTTATTATCTGTGTAAAAGAAATAATCATTTGCTGACTTTAACTTAAAACCGTCAGATGTTTCATATTCGAAATCTGAAATATCCATTTCCGGTTCCCAATAGTCAGTATCATAGTCAAGACCATCGTAATCGTCAATATATCCGTCCCCAAAAATTAAATCAGATATACTTTCATCAGTTTTTGATTCATCTATAATTTCTTCAGATGGCGGACGTCTAATACATCCACATGACATGCACTGACATCTCGAAAAATCATATCTAATTTTTTTATTTTTATCTGAATTATCATTTTCGCCGTTGCAACACCAATTATCCATGTTGATATGGGGAAGATTTTCATCAATTATTACCGTTCCCCCACTATAATAAGAATCATCATAATAGTTAAAATTTAGATAATCGTCTATATCAAGTGGCGGTATTGGTGTAAACTCGGGGTCAAGGTCATAAAAATTGCCTATAATATAATCATCAAAACTTATTTCCGAATCTTCTACATAATTATCGGGTGCAAGTGTATTGCACTCGTCTTCTTCTTCATAATAGTAAATCCATTTATTCTCTGCACGTGTTCCTATGTAAAAAAATATGCCTTTATTATCAGGATATTTATCATTAAGCGTTTTATTAGACTCAGGTTCTAAATCAGACTTTTTAAGGACAAACTCAAATTCCCACGGCATTTCTTCACTTAATGCCGAAGGTAAAATGTAATATTTATCACACTCTGTTTTAAAGAAACCTTGATAAAATCCACCATTTAATTTTATAACATCATTTTCTTTTTTAAGGGGATAATCATATAAAAGCGTATTTCCACTAACTGCGTGCAATTTAAGCCTTGCATCGTTGTTAATTTGATATTTACTGTTTTGAAAAATTTCTACAAAATCCTTATTGCTTATTCTATCCTTTCTAAATGTTATCAACCCATTATCAACACCCGTATATCCTATATTTTCCAACGTATAGTCGCTGGTAACAGCGCTTTCCCAAGTATATTCGCCACTGCCAATTAACATATTATCCTCTACACACTCATCAATAGACGTATCAATATATGACATTAAACATTTGTCATATATTGAATCTGTACTGAATGAGTATGGACTAAAATTATCTTTATTGACAAAGAAATCCCAATAGTCATCTCTGTCAATTTTTAATTTTAGATTATGATAATTGTTTTCCTGTAAGTTTCCCATTATTTTGTGTGTCTTTAAGGTTTTGTTGTGGGTTTGGTTTTGCGAGTTTAGGCGGACGTTTAACCGTGTTAACAGGTTTAACTTGATTTCTTTGTGCTTGTACCGCGTTTTTTGCCCAACTTTTTATTGTTTGCTGTGCCTCATTGTCTGCTATCGCTCCGGGCGACTTTAACGCACTTGCTATTTGTTTAGCCGTGGTTGCAGGCATTTTAACAACTTTGTTAGGGTCATTGTCAAAAGCATCTGAAACTTTTATCCCTTTTTTGTTTTTAAACTTATTATAATCACTGTCTAAAATATGAGACAAACGCTTATAACCAACTGCTTGCTTGCTAGGGTATTCGTTTCTTACCTTCATAGCAAGTTTGCGGATATATTTAGGAACAATAACGTCCCTTTTATTAAGTTTCTTATTTTCTTCCTCGTTGATAATCAGCATTTTTAAAAAACCTTTTTCAATAAATATCAAACAACAAAAAATGCAGCCATTTCTGACTGCATTAAGAGATTTTTTTTATGATTTAAGGCATTACTCTTGCACCGTTTTGTGCATTTGCCCAATAATTTTGTAGTGTTAAGAAATCTCCGAGTTCATCTGTGTCATGCTGTTTTCCATATTTATATTCACCATTTTCGTCATGAACCGGTGCTGTTGTGGAAATTTCAGCATCACTATTATATTCCTTTACGTCACCGTTATCAAAAGTTGGTGCTGTTTCAGCCTCAAGCAACTTTCTAAACTGTGACTCATTTAAAGTTATTTTTTTCATTTCTCGTCTTTTCTTATAAATATCACCACAAAATCATTTTTTATTAATATTCTTTTTGAACACTAACTTTGCTTCGTATAAATCACCATTGTCCGTTATGAAACTAAATTTGTTTCCAAGTTTAATTGCTTTCAATTCGGAACTATTTTCATTAATTATCTTGCCCTCGTTTAAGTATTTTTTCATGTATGCGCCAAGATATTTCTTCATTGTAGATTCAACAATTGTTTTAATAAGCGAATAATCCACACCGTTTGACGCTGTTTCTGTTATGACTCCACGTGAAACATTCGGCTCTTGATACATACTTTCTTGAATCAATTGTGTATCATTTCCCATTTCTACACCTTCTTCTTTAATTATCGTGCCATCATTATCGGTCTCGATACCAAAAGTTTCTAATATCTCTTTAGGTAAACGTGTTTTTCCACCAACTACAGACGATGTGTTGGTTGTTATTATGTTCTTTCTCCTAAGACTATTTAACTTTTTGTTAAGTTCTTCCTCAAGGTACTGACCATGAGCACCTGTTTCTTCATTTAACATACTACTATCAACAGATGGTGTAGTGGTAGTATTTGCAAAAACCATTGAATCATATTGTGTTGCGCCTGCTGACGTTTTATTGAGATTTTTCATCCTATCAGCAGTGCGTTCTTTAATTATATGTGAATCTTGTTTTGCGTCTTGATGTATTAATTGTCTTGCTCTATCTTTAATAGATGCAAATTTGCTACTTGATAATATTTCATCCATAATCCTAAAAATTAAACATTATTGTCATCATCATCTTTTTCACCCCCATTTGAATGCTTATCGGCTATAGGTCCGCTCTTATTCACTGTTGTTTGGTCTTGTGACATTTTATCATCAACATCTTTCCATAGTTTATCCCACTCATCCCTTGTTCTTTGTGTTGATGCGATGTTCTTTTTAACCATATCTGTGTCTATGCCGCCATATTTACCTTTTCTTCTTAAAGCACTAAATCTTATTTGGTTATACGGCACTTTGTCATAAGCACTTGTGTCATTCTTTTTAACATTAACACTACCAAGGTTTTTCGCTGCTGTTGTTCCACCCTTAGCGGCATTAAGTGACGGTTGATAAAGACCATCTTCATCAAACTGTACTTGTCTGATTATACTTGTCATAGATTTATCGCCATTAGGGTTATATGCAGGAACATTGGCACCGGCGGTTCTTGGGTCTGTAACAAAAGGGTGCTTTTTTCGTGGTTTCCACGATTCTATTCTATCAAGACGTAATGTTTCATATCTCGGTGCGCCTCTAAAAGAATCACCTTTCCACATAAATGCCCTTATAATAGGATTACCCGCTTTAGAAATTCCATAAACATATGGCTCGATTAATCTTCTTCCGGGCGCGTGATTTTCCTCATCACTATAATTTATCCATACTTGATACTTGTTGTCAATGGCATCAATAACCAAGTTCGAATCAACAGATTCGGACAACACGCTCTGCATTATGTCATATAAATTAAGTGTCACGCTCATTTAAGTGGTTTTTAATTAGATATAAATTTGACCTTGTGCAATATTTTCTGCTGTGTTAATAAGGTCAGCACCGTACTGATTTTCTGCATTATACATTGATGATGCAAGCGCTTTTTCACGACCGCCGATATCGTTTCTACCCTTTATATCATAAATGCCACCACCGTTAAAAGTATCAAAGTTGCTATAATCAATCATATTGGTGGGTTTGGTACAATCGGGCAACCAAGCCGTGTGTCCACCATGTCCCGTACCCTTTCCTTGAGGGTCACCGTCGCTTATTGCGTCGGGGTGAGTAGCACCATATTGATTTTCAATATTATAGTCACTTCTTACGATTTCCTGACTTCTTTCGTCAATACCACGCTTTTCAAGACATGATTGACCATTTTCAAAAACTGCCATAGTTAAAATATATTATTGACTGCATTATTTTTTTATAAATATCTGATTTAAAAAATAACACAGTCAATAATTACTATTTCTTTGAATCTTCTACTATCTTTTTATATGCCTTAACTCTTTCGGCACATATTTTATCTATCGAATATGTGTTAACAACATAATCGTGCAGATTTTTCTTTAATTTCGCAACCAACTCAGGGTCATTTGCTAATCTCGTTATATACTTTCCCCATAATTTGTGGTTTTTAGAACTATCCACCAATAAACAATTACCATCTTCATTGATAGCGTTACCCTTACCTATAATTGGCTTTAAGTCTATTGTATATGCACCAAAATTTTGGGCAATGAGTGCCGTGTTAGTAAATCCTGCCTCTATTTCTTTAAGTTGTGATTTCATTTTATTAAATTCACACTCTTTTAAAGGTGCAAGAAGAACATCAACATTTTCATAATGTGTGGCATATTTGTTAATATCCCTTGTCCACATTCTTCTATAAGACTCATTTTCAAACGGGTCATCAACCCCTTTCATGAATTTAAGCAAGAAATCCTTATGTTGGGGACTGATATACTTGTAATTGTCTGTTATGATTTTTTCATAATCAAACCAAACGCTTTCTTCGGGAAGAATTGGTCGTCTTTCCACTTGTCCGGTATCATTATGATAAATCGTCCTCGTACCATTTGTGTCAAAACCACAAAGTACAAACTGAACCTTATCAAGTGGAACTTGATTCACAACTCCCTTTAACAACATAATATCGTGCAAATGTGATGAGCCACAAATAATACCAATTCTAAGCAGTTTAGAATCTTTTTTAACTTGTTCTTTATACTGCTCTTCTTCGGGATTTATGGCATTTGGAAAAACAAGAACATTTTTATTGTGCTTGGATAATTCCTTTGCAAAAATTGGCGTTGTTGTCGATACATAATCAGCGGCACGCAAGTGTTCGATAATAGGCACATGCCACTTTTCTTTCTTTGCACTCAGTGACATGGGATGAAAATCGCCTAATTTATAGTGGTCGTCAACATCCACAATTACAGGTATACCCAAAAATTTAATCATATTCATAATCTCTAACCTTGGGTCAAGTTGTTTATGAATATGAATAAGGTCATATTGTTTTAAAAAACCTTCCAAATTTTCTTTGGGAAGTTGATATACAATATCTATATCAAACTCATCCTTATAGTGCTCTGCAATATAAACGTGAGGGTCTATCGAGCGGAATTTTCCCACACCCGTGCGGTCACTCGGTACCACCAACATCTTAATTTTTTTATCCATAAAATCTCTTTTTTAAAAAAATAAAAAAAAGTTTTAAAGTGTCAACAGTTATATCGTTACATATTAATAATCTTGTTTGATATTAAAATATCTGCTATATGTAGGGTTTTTATAATTTCCGGCTGTTTTTTGAAACAAAAGTTTTTTAAGATAGTTTGTTTCATCACTAATCTCACACTTATTTAGTTCGAGATTTCTCATTTTATCGTAAACATGAATTTTATTTCTTAATTTGGAATTCTTTATTAATTTATATAAACTCATTCTTTCATTAAGATTTCTTTCGCTAAAATTATACGGTAAAAGTAGTATATCAACTCTTAAAATATATTGATTTGCGTTTGGTATAGCGTTTGCATATGTTGTAAGTCTATCCTCCGCTTGAAAATAAGGGTGACCTTGTTTATCCCCAACACCATCCACATAACCCATTTTATCACTTTTTTTGCCATAATTAATTGGAAGATATGATGATGTATAATCATTGCTTTGCATCATCCATTCTTTGCCATTATAAGCAAACGCCCCATCGTGTTCATCTGCAAATGTATACGGGTCGCCATTATTGTGGATTTTATATGCCCAATCAAATGGCTTTATCAGCATGTTATATTGTTTCCCATTAACTTTAAAATTTGGTTTTTTATTAAATAAATCACCGTCTATCGTCAAGCGTATTGCACACCAATCATCACCTTTTCCGTCGTCACCTGAATACATTATTATTGGCCAACCTTCCCTAAATGATTTCGTTCTTGAGAATGACATTGTATTTTTTCCATTATGCCATTTCTTTTCAAAACCAGTGGGGGTAAACGAATCTGTCTTAACTAACGCCTCAAATCTATCAAAAGATAAAAAATGATATAATAAGTTTGAAGCAGATTCTTTTAATACTGATGTTACAGATTCTTTTATGATATTACATAAATCCGTTTCGGTGAGTTTTATTAGTTTCTTCATATATGTATGCATACTATTAACAGACTTAAAAAAAAAGGAACTATAACATTCCTTTTCCTTTTACAACCCTTTTAATGGATTCTGAAATAATTTTATTTAACCTTTTTTTATCCTCGTGTATCGTAAAATTCACAAGATAGAGACTGCGCTGCATATCGCTTAAAAAAGACTCGACGTCGCTTCTCATTCCGATATAATCATCGCCCATATTCTTTAATGACTTATAGAATGCATTGGTTGCGGAAATAACATCCTTAACGAATTTTTTTAAATCCGTAATTTTATACTCTATGGGATTTAGTTTACCGAATTGTAAATTACCGGTTATTGATTGTTCAACTTCTGAAACTTGGTCTTGAAAATCTGCAATTTTTTCCGCAATATCGTCGCATAATTTATGTTGGGATAAATTTAAACTATTCCAATGTAAACTTTTTATTGCAGTTTTGAAGCCTTCAAGTCTATTGATAAAGTTTAAAATATTCTTTGTCATTTACATGAGATGTTTCTTAATTATTTTCTTCACTACACTTTCAACAATTCTGTTAAGTCTACGTTCTGAACGTATTCTATTTTCCTTTACCGCATTATCATACTCCCAACCCTTATGGAAAAATTCTTTTGGTGTAGCATCATTTTTTTCCATGCGTGCATCAAGTTCAGAATCATGTTCGTGTGCTTTTTCAAACTCTAACTCTTCCATTGCGTCTTTAACGTTCTCACGGTCAGGTATTTCAGGTGTATTGGCTGTAAGTGCGCCAAAAAGCAACGCACCTGCACCGCCTGCAGCTGCTGCTCTATCAAACCACTTGCCTTCTTCAATACTTTCTTTTACCAAATTGTCAATGTGCTTTCTTAATTGTCTATCCATTTTCTTAATAGGTTTAATGCGCTCCCGCGCGTAATATTATACTATATATTACTTCTTTTTATTAATATTATATAGTAATTGGTACCGGTATATTAACCGGGACCCCGGTATATTATTAAATATATCAAAAAAAAGAAAAATATTAAAAAGAAAAAAAAGATTTTTTTGTTTTTTTCAAAAAAAATCCGTATATTTGCAAAAAACTTTAACAATTAAAAACAATGGATAAGCAGAAAAATCTTGACCTATTTTTTGAAAAATTAGAAAAAACAGGTGTTGATACTACCGAATTACGTGAATTATTGGGTGAGTATTTACAAAAAGCAACATTTAACCCATCATTTGACAGTGGTTTATGTGGTGAGGGAACATTTCTTTCAACAATTCTTTATGAGTTAACACCGTACGCTGTCAGAATTAATGAACTCTTACCCGAAAACAAAAGAGCAAGTAAAACATCTCTTGTAAAAGTTTGTTTGCTTCATCAAATAGCAAAAGCAATAAGACTAATCCCCAATGATAATACATGGGAAATTGAAAAACGAGGCATACTTTACAAATATGACACATCATTGCCCTCAATTAGAACAGGATTACATTCACTTGCAATTGCACAGTCTTGCGGTATAAATTTTTCAATTGATGAGGTTGAAGCAATGACTATAATAGATAAAGACTTAACAGACAATCAAGCAAGGTATCATTCAAGTGTTATGGCTTCAATTATAAGACAAGCCAATGAATTAACATATTTAACAAACAAACTATGACGCTTAAATCACTTTTTTTAAGATTTTTAAAAGAAAACAACGTATACACAACGACTGTGGTTGATAAAATTATATCGCCTTCAAATGATGATGTTAATGTATTTGTAAATAAAAAAAACCTATTTTTTTCTATTTCATCATATAGGATTGAAAACTGGATAAAGGCTCTGCGCAATTATTTTGGCGTAAATAATTATTATTCACTTCACAGGAAATGGAAATCTTTATGTGAAAAAATAGAGATAAGTAATTGCAATATAAACGTTGGGGATACAATAAGGCATCCTTATGGGTTTAATGATTTAACGGTAAAAGAAATTGATTTAAAATCAAAAAAAATCTTATGTAAAAATGAAAATATCGAATGTTTCATACCCATCTATGCAATCAGAATTATCAACAAAAAAAAGTTTGTACCGTTTAATGATATCGAAGTTAAATATAAATACAGAAATAAAATATACGAATAATGGCGTTAATAAGAGAAATTAAATACTGTTACAATGATATCAGCATTGTGCCCGCAATTAAGAGCAATATCGAACATCGTGATGAATGCAAACCATTTCTAAGCGAACGTGATATTGATAATTTACCTATTTTTGCGTCACCGATGAGTACAGTAGTTAACAAGGAAAATTTTAGCTTATTTGAAGATAACCAAATAATACCAATTCTTCCACGAAATTTTAGCCTTGAAACACGTATAGAATATATCAAATCGGGCAAATGGGCAGCACTTAGTTTACAAGAATTTATAGATTTATTTATTGATAATGATTGGGACATGAAATCTTGCTTTAGTGTTAATGTGCTCATTGATATTGCAAACGGTCACATGACAAAATTGCATAAAACGATACATTCAGCAAAAAACAAATATGAATGGTCTTCTAAATTTAAAATAATGGCAGGTAATATTGCGAATCCACTAACATATATTGAGCTTGCAAAGGCAGGGTGTGATTATGTAAGATTATCTGTGGGGTCGGGTAGTGGATGTATTAGTTCTACGCAAACGGGCATACATTATCCATTAGCGTCTTTAATTTCAGAAACTTACGAAATTAAAAAGAAATTAAATCATCTTGGTGAATGGACACCAATGATAATTGCTGATGGCGGCGTTCGTAATTATGATGATGTTTTAAAGGCGTTGGCTTTAGGTGCTGATTATGTCATGATTGGTGGACTTTTCTCTAAACTCGTTGAAAGTGCCGCTCCTACATTTTATTATGATGAAGATGGTGAAACAATTCACGAAATAAGCCCATTCGAGCATAAAATTAATATTAATGCCGATGGCACATTTGACATTAATGGAGAAATAACCGTTGATAATCTTTATAAGGTATTCTATGGCATGGCTTCACGAAGGGGTCAAGAAGATATTAGTGGCGAAAAGAAAAAAACAAGTGAGGGTGTTCAAAAAGTCTTTAATTGCACCACTAATTTAAAGAAATGGTCAGAAAATATGGCGGCTTATATGCGGTCAGCAATGAGTTATACAAACTGTTATTTTATAGAGGAATTTAATCCCGAAAATGTTGATTGTGTTATAATATCCCCTCAAACAAAAGAAAGTATAAATAAATAATTTTGACAATAAAGTAGTGAAAAATGGACGAATCATAACGATTCGTCCATTTTTTTTGCTTTTTTTAATATTTTTTTTATTTTTTAAAAAAAAGTAATGGATGAAACTATATCAATAGTTGTTTGTTCTACAAAAAGTGCGGAAGAAAACGAAAAATTTATTAAAAACATAGAAGAAACAACAGAATGTACATGTCACGTTTTCTATCTCGTTAACATGGAAGGTGTGGGTTTAACTAAAATTTATGGTGATTTTATTAAATCAACAGAAATACAAAATAAAGACGATATCGTTGTTTTTATACATGACGATATTGAGTTTTTAAAAAGGGGGTGGGATAGAGAAATTATCCGGCTGTTTAATGAAAATAAAGACTATGGAATTATAGGTGTTGCCGGTTCCGCACAATTTGACCAAAAGGGTGCATGGTGGAATTATGAAAAAAAATACGGGCAAGTTCTTCATAGAAGTGAAGGTAAAAGTTGGCTAACTGCATTTTCGCCATTACTGAAAAAAGATTTAGAAGAGGTTTGTGTTATTGATGGCTTATTTATGGCAGTACACACCAAAAGAATTAGTAAAGATTTTGACGAATCAATAAAGGGATTTGATTTTTATGATATTGATTTCTGTTTGGCAAATTTTATAGATAAAAAAACAAAAATAGGCGTTACGACAAATATACGAGTTGCACATAATTCTGTGGGAAAATTAAAGCCCACTTGGTACGAGAATAGGGACTTAATCAATGAGAAATATAAAAATTACTTACCGATAAATTTAAAGAAATAATGGAAAAAAATATACGTTTTTGGAAATCATGCTATATTTTCATGGATGATGTGAAGAAATATATGGATACGGTGTTTTCAAAAACAGCAGGTGAAATAAGTAACAAAGAAATAAGCGAACTGCAAAAATACATTGATAATGGATTAAAGATAGTCTTTAATAATGTTTACGAAATGGATAAAAATTTAGATAATATATCTTTAGATGAATTAATTTCGCTAAGAAATGAGGTAAAAAATATTTCAGATACACACGCCAAAGAACTCACTGACTTTTCTGTTATGTATGGCGACCCATCAAATATTGATGTTAGTAAAGATATGAAAAATGATTACGATAAGTTGAATAAATTCACTAATTTTCTTAATTTATTAAATCATAAAATAGAGAATAAAATCTATGAACAATATATTCAGAAAGATTAAAAACGGAGTAGAAAGGTTTATTTACGCTTTACCGTTCGGACTTAAGGCGGCCAATGAAGAAGTCATGACAGCCACAAAAGTTGATGGGGTAGAGGCGACAATGGATGTTAGCGACCAAAGGGTTGCCAAACACATGCTTAAAGGTGAATTAACTCAAGAAGTTAAAGATTTAAGATATAGGACATATAAAGTAGCAAACGAATCTAAAAAATTTCAGTATATAGGAAATGGTGTTTCAGTAAAAAGGGATGTTGAAAAAATTAATGACAGTAAATTTAAATTTTCACAAGAGTGTAAAATAATCTGTTCGGACATATTAACGGAACTTAAGCACATAAATGATTATGGCGATGAAACTTATACATTATCAATTTCATATATGTATCCGGGTGTAAAATTTAAGCTCGAACAATTTGCAACACAGATAGATGTGTATGTTGAAGATGATTTTTACGAGACAACTCTTCATTTTAATTCTATTGCAAACGCTTACGATAAAAAATCCATGCCTTTTATTAATACACTGAAAAAACTACAAAAAGATATAAATGAAGCAAAAGAAAAGGGGTTAAGTTTAGATGCGCTTTTAGCGAAAGAAGAAATAACATCAAGTATGATTACGTTGTCATTTATAACATTTAATGCAACAAATGATTACCCCGATATGGTTAGTTTTACGTTTACCGAACCACAACTAACATCAATTAATATGAGTAATTCTGAGTTTAGATTATCTTTTAGGTGGAAAACCATGAAAAAAGATGACTTAATGGAAAAGATTTACTCTGAAAACATGGAAAATAAATATAAAAATCACGAAAGAAAAAATGTTCAGTTAGATATTATAAACAAAGAACGTGTAAGATATTGTTCAGTTTGTGGAAAAAAAATAAATGTATATGATGGCGATTTAACTGAATATGATAGTGGCAAGGCACTTTGTATTGATTGTTTTAAAAAAGAAATGTTAAATAAATTATGATAACAATAGGTGTTGAATTAAACGATGTCGTTAGAGACATTAAAAAACAGATGCTGAAATACTTTAAAAAAGAATTTGGCAGTGATTATGACCCGGATGACATTGAAAGCAGCGAGGATATTTTTGAAAAGGGGTATATAAAGTTTAACTCAAAAAAGGATGAAAAAAATTTTATATACATAGATTATCCTTATGAATTGTTTGGTTGTGCCAAACCAATGGAAAAAAATCTTCCAACAAAAATAAATCAATGGCTAACAGATATGTCTAATATTGATGACGAAGAGTTTAGGGTTATTTATTTTTCAATGGACGAGGAAGCGCTTACAATACAATCAAGTTTCTTTTTTTTGAGCAAAATAGGCACACGTGTAAGAGAAGTTTTATTCCCTCAAAATATAGACGAGATAAAGGGAAAATTTGATTTTGTTGTTTCTGCAAATAATGACATTATCAATAAACTAGGTGAAAACGGAGTGAAAACGATTAAAATAAAGAAAGATTGGAACACTGAGACTAAATGTGATTTTGAATTTGATTCATTATCAGATGTTGTTGATGATGAGAACTTTCTAAATAAAATTGTTGAAATTAAGAAAAATGGCTAATTTTAATGAAAAAATGTACCTCAACTTGGATGCGATAAAGGATTTCATTTTTGAGGAAGAAAAGCGTAACAGTGATGTTGAAGTAACTGAAACTATGGGAGCATCAGGTGGTGAAAAATTAGAAACCGTAAGCAAAGTTATTAGAGAGGTTAAAAGCAGCGACTTTTCAAATAAACAGACCATTAAGTATGACATGATTAAAATGTTTATTGAAATACTTAATGAAATCGAACAAAATGGTACACCAATGACTTGTGGAGAAAGTGTGGTGGTTAATACAATGGTTGCATATAATTTTTTAATTTAAAGAGATAAAATGATGGAAGATAAGAAAACAAAAGCCTTACAAAAAGTTAAGGAGGAAATTGAAAAAATAAATAAAAAAGAAAACAATGTTTTTTTCTTTGTTCTTGATACGAAAGGTAATCCAAGTGGTAGTTTGGAATATATTTACAACCTTGCTCTGATTACTAAAAATAATGGATATAAAGTATCTATGCTTTACCAAGAAGAAAAGAAAGAAGATTTTGTTGGCGTAGGTGAGTGGCTAGGCGAGGAGTATGCAAACATTCCGCATTATAATATCGCAAGTGATGATGTGGAAATCACGCCGTCTGACATTTTATTTATCCCCGAAATTTTTGCTAATGTAATGAATCAAACAAAGAAATTGCCGTGTAAACGAATAGCATTGTTTCAAAATTATGATTTTTTGGTAGAACAAATGCCGTTTGCTGCACAATGGGGTGATTTTGGTATACTTGAAGCAATTACCAACACAGAACACAATGCAAAACTCATTAAGGATATTTACCCATACGTTAAGACAACGGTAATTCAGCCATTTATTAAAAAATATTTTGGAAACACCAATGAATCCAAAAAGATGGTTGTCAATATTGTTGCTGAAAATCAGAGTGATATTAATAAAATAATTAAGCCATTCTATTGGAAATATCCGTCATATAAGTGGGTATCATTCAGAGATTTACGAGGTTTCCCTAAAACAAGATTTGCTGAACTCCTTCGTGAGGGTGCTATAACCGTATGGGTGGACGATAAGGCAACCTTTGGATATGGCGCAATTGAGGCAATGAAAAGTGGTTCTGTTGTTATAGCAAAAGTTCCTGAAACACCGTTACCGTGGATGGAAAGCAGTGATGAAAACCAAAAGGGAGTATTAAAGAATTGTTGCTTATGGTTTGATGATTTCCATGAGGTACAAAGAGCCATTGCTAATGTTGTACGTGCTTGGATTACTGATAAAGTTCCTGATGAAATACAAAAAGAAGCAGAGAAGGTTTCTAAAATGTATGATGAAGAAACAACAACAAAACAGTTCTTAGAATATCTTACAGAAGTGAATGAAAAACGTAAGGCTGAAATGGAAGAGTTATACAATAACGTAACAAAGGATGCTGAAGCAAAAAATAATAAGAAAAAAGCAAAGAAAAATGAGTAACATAACAGTAATTGTACCAATACATAAATATGACGATGAGGTTGCATCTCTTCTTGAGGATGCAGTAAATTCAGTGCCGAACGACATGAATGTTCGCTTATCGTGTCCTAAGTCCATTGAAAAAAGTCTTAATGAATGGTGTACGGGTAGAAAGAATGTGTCAGTTTTTTCTATCTCAGACGAAAGTGATTTTGCTACCTTAGTTAATCAGGCAATTGATGATACTGAGTATTTTTCTATACTTGAGTTTGATGATGAATATACTCCAACATGGTTTAACAATGTACAAAAGTATATCTCTGAACAACCCGAAACGAGTGTTTTTTTACCACTTGAGGATTTGGTTGACTATACAACTAAAGAATATATAGGATATGGCAACGAAGCACCTTGGGCATCTTCATTTTCTAATGAAATAGGTTTTATAGACCTCGATTGCTTACAAAATTTCTTTAATTTTTATATGACAGGTTCGGTATTTAATACAAAGGATTGGAAGAAAATCGGTGGACTTAAAAAATCAATTAAACTTACTTTTTGGTACGAATTCTTGCTTCGTATGACCAGTAAAGGTAAAAAAATTTTTGTGATACCAAAGGTGGGGTACGTTCACTATTTAAAGCGTAAAGGTTCGGTACTTGATGAATATATCAATACGATGGACGAAAAAGAAAGTGAGTTTTGGTACAATATAGCAAAACAAGAATATTTATTTAAAGATGATAGGGGCAAAACATATAATCCCGACAATAACAAAAAAGAAAATTAATCTTGCGTTAAGGATAGTAATGGATTCCTTGAGACATTCCCATTATGTTTCGGGAATCCATTTTTTCCGTCGCTAAAAATAATAAACACACGAACCATTAAAAATGGCAAAGAGAGGACGTAAACCCGGTACAAAACGAAAAGGATATTTTTATGAAAAAGAGGAACAAGCAGTTGTAGATTACCTTAACACCACAGATGAGAAGGTAAAAAACGACATATATAACAAATATCTTCATCCCGCGTTTTCGAAAATGGTGGAATCAATAATTAATAGATATAAATTATATCCGCCAGATGAAAGTTTTCAAGAAACGTTTGAAGATACTATATCATTTTTAATGACTAAAATTGATAAATTTGATGCATCAAAGGGGTGTAAATCTTATTCATACTGTGGTACAATCTGTAAGAACTATTTAATACATAAAATAGAGGCGATAAATAAAAACAAAAAAAGAATTGAAAACTATGATTGTATTAATGACAGCATTGCAGACAGTATTAAATTTTCTTATGGTAGTAGTAAGCAAAACAACTTTTTAAATAATTTAATGAATAGTACTATTAATGAAATAAAAAACACTATAGAAACCAAAGAAGAAAATAAACTGAGTAATAATGATATAAAGGTAGGTTTAGCGTTAATAGAACTAATGACAAATTGGGAAGAAATGTTTGCTCAAATGGGTAGTAATAAATTTAATAAAAGTTCAATTCTTCTTTTTTTGAAAGAAACTACGTTATTATCGCCAAAAGAAATACGTGAAAGCATGAAAAAATATAAATGCGTGTATTATGCAATTAAGAAAGAACTTATCGAAGATGACGAAAAAGTTTTTTCACAGATTAAATCAACTGAAGAAAATGGCGAAATTTAAAATTATACTAAACGATGAACAAAATGTAAGGGATTTGCTTCAAAATGCTTATAACCTTGCTGATGAACAACTTGTACAAGCACAAAATGAAATGGATAAACTTGCCAATTCAACTAAACTTGAACAAGAAGTCATGGACTCAAAACAAAAATATTCGAAGGCGATGAATGATTATCTTTCGATAAAAGATAAAGCAATAAGTAAAAAAATAGAAATTGCTAAACTTTTATCTGAGATTATATCTCGTGTATCAGCAGGTAAAAACAATTCTGTTGGCGGCTCGGCTACGAATGGCAAGGGTTTTGATTTTAGCGAAATCAAAAAACTCGTAGATTCATCACTTACAGAAGATAATGAGACAACTAAAAAAATAGAACTAACCAAAAAATAAAAAATGACAGCATCGGGAACAACATCGAACGAAACCAACGCTAGATATAGCAATGTTTATGATACGTCAACCACACCGAAAAGTTTAGAAATAAAAAGAATAAACGGTGGGGCACAAGAACCCGTGTCTAATGTTAATCCCCCTAAAAAATTATCGCAATCAATAAAGGAGGGGCAAATTAAAATGTTTGCTACAATTAATGCTGCAAACACTATATTAGAAAAATTACCATCTTTTATTGATGCGGGTTATGATATTATATCAGCAAATCAATTTTCATTTTCGGCAAGTCCATTGGGGCTTTTAATTAAGTTACTTTACCTTTTTGGCGTTACCGATAAACAGATTGTAGATTGGTTGGTTGATTTTATGGTGAATGTTCTACCTTATGCAGAGATGGGGTTAAAAGCAGCGCTTCTTGCAAATATTAAAGAGATTGTTTCTTGTTCTGCTGACCCAAGAATCCCAAAAAGGCTTAGGAAGAAAATAGGTTCTTATTATTATGAAACGGGTATTTCAGCAGAATCTGATGAAAGAGGATTGATAATTCCTGTAGATTCAATTGACCCGAAGGGAATATTGGGAAAATCGCCATACAATACAGAAAGCATGCTTTATTATTTTGGTGTGATGAGTGGTAAAGTCATGCAAAATAAACTACTTGAAGAAAACCTTAATGATTTTGTAGTATCAGCCAAATTACCGGTTTATAAGTTAGTTAGAGCAGATGATTTTAACGCTTTTTTGTGGTTTGTGATACACAAAGGAAGATTTTCATCACCAAGTAATGTCGTTATTAATAAAGAAGATGGCACTATAATTGTTAACAATGACACTTATAACATTGATAAAACAAAGGGTGGTGACACAATTCTTTCAAAAATGGTTGTTAATCCTGTTTATCCCGGTGAGGGCGTTAAAAAGGATAAAATGCCGTTAGGTCAAACTTTCACCGTAGATAATTCGCCTAATATAATTTCAATGTGTTTTCACAAAGATGTTGGGTATGAAGAAGATGGCTCGGAATATACAACAAGCGACACTCTATTACCCGTATCTAACGATTGGGTGAGTGTAAATTGGTACGCAGATAGGAGAAATTATTATGCTAGAAATTTAGGGCTAACTGATAAATTTGGCACTGATTTTAATTCACGTGACTTTAGTAACGAACGTGGTATTTGTAACCTTCAATATCTTACGCCAATAGAAAATGGGAACTATGTGGGTGAAACAACGCAAAATTTAAAATTTACCATTTTACCTAAGCCATATGTTGTTTTAGACCTTGATTATATTGGTAGAATACTTTTTAATGAAGAAGGCGAAGCCGATAGTAACGGAAGATTTTCTTTACCGACAGATAAATTAACATCATCGGGTACGGCATATGTACGTAATGAAAATTTAAAAATATCAAGCGAAAACCTTATAGATTACGTTAATGCAAACGCGGCAGAATTAGAAAGCGAATGGAAAACCGTATATGATAGCGTTGCAGGTGGCGATGTAAGCGTATTAAGTAATAAAAACAGTATGACACTTAATGTTCTTGCTCAGATAATATCTAAGGCGACCATTATAAAGGATAATACGGATGTTATAGATGAGCGTGCAAAGGTGTTAAGTGTTATCGTGGAAGAACAAAATAAGAGAATTAAGGAAGAATTAAGGGAAAGCGGTCAAGACGAATTAATATTTAACGTGGGCGAGGATGCAGATGATTGTGTTCTTCACGTTAATGTTTCTAATGGAAGTTATTATTTGTCAGATTCACAAGGAAACAAAAACAAGGATTTTACAAAGCATCTTGTAGAATGTTATAATGGATTAACGGTGTATGAGTTTAATTATGATTATATAATGAGTCAACGCCTTTTTAATCCGGCGACAGTATGCTATCAATTACTTTCAAACATATCAAACGGTGCTGATAGAAGTACGTTCACAGTAGGAATTAATCTTAATAAAGATGATAATGACTATACTTTCGGCTATTCATCACAACGTATAACGGAAATAGTTAAAAATATTATCAATTCTGATGAAGAAGAACTTTCTGATTGTTTTTATAAATTTTCTAACGCTGATTTTGCTGCAATGTTAGAAGAATCAGAGAGAAAACGTTTTAATAGGTTAGCATACACCAATAATTTCGGAAATGTTAATTTAACCGAGGCAAATGCGATATTATCAACACTTTCTATGGATATGAGTAGAGAGGAATGGACTCTAATTTTAAATAGGGCTATAGAGACTACAATGGCAAGTGTTGTTAATGAAAATAATGTTGCGCTTCAAGATGAGGGAACTGTTCGACTTGATTTTGCTACAAACATGCTAAGTCAATTAGCGGCAATATTAATCGACTCTATTTTATCACCAAAAGTTCTTTTGCTTATTGCAGTTAATAAAGCATTGGTTGGCAATTCTACAAGGACAATAAATGCAGAGGATTTACTTAACGCCATGAAAGGTGTTGTTGTTGGACTTGTAAGGGAGGTTAGAGATTTGGTACTCCAAAAATTGCTTGATTATTTATTGTCATTACTAATGCCGATTGTTGCGGAACTTGCAGCAAAAATAGAATTAGAACAATATCAGTCATATATGGCACTTTTGCGAAGTTTGTTGTCATTAATAAGTGACACAGCATCAATAGGAATGGAAATAACATCAACTATTAAAACCATCCTTAATAAATATGGTGCTCATAATAGCAAACGAAGCGATATTGATTTACCAACGGTATTAGATAATGTAACATATGCAGACATAACACCGGAAGATGCTGCAAATAATGAAAATAATAATGAACCAAGTATTTGTTAAAGAAAAAAATAAAAAAAAATATTTAAAAAAAAATGGAGCGGCGATTCCTCCCACCGCTAAAGCGTGTGGGTTTCCTCGCCGAAATTTATATGAATATATCATCAATAGTTTCTGCTATTTCAAAATTGTTTAGTACGGTCAGGAAACCTGCACCCGAAGTTCCTACTCCGCTGATTTCTCTTGGCGGTACGATGAGACCGGGACTTTCTACGGCATCATCAAGCGCTAAAATTATAGTAAAATTAGCAGAACGTGGCATTCCAACAGACCCATGTCCTGATGGAACACAAAATCTTACAAACGCAATGGTCGCGGAAATAGTTAATGAAATATTCAGGGCACTCCGTGAAGACGCAAAAATAGAAATATCAATTGCACCGGGTGGCGCCATTGTGGAAACAAATGGTGCTAACGGTGGCGGGCCTTTGGTTGGAATCGGTGGAAATATTAATTTTGTTAAAGGTATGGGGGTTATACAATGAAGAAATATGATAGTTACACAAATGCCGAACTTAATATTGAGATGAAAAAACTCGAAGAAAATTATGAAATATCAAAAATAAAGGTATTAAAATTAATTGACGAGATGAAATCAATGGACGAAGCATATGTGACAATAAAAAAAGAAATTGAAAAACGCAAGGGAGGACTTTTTAAATGAACAAAATAAATATTATCAAAATAGCGCAAGTAGAGGACGTAAAGGATGATGCTGACGGTTTAAGAATAAAGGCGAGATTGCCACAAGAAAAAGGACAAGTCAGTGAGTTGCCATATGCGTTTCCACTTTTACCAAAGACATTTCAAAGTGTGCCGAAGGTGGGTGAGGGTGTTATTATATTAACAATGGAATCTGATAATAAAGAAAGTGACAGATTTTATATTGGTCCGATAATATCACAGCCACAGTTTCAGGAGAAGTGTACACATTCTTATGGCCGAGGTGCAAGCATGTCACTTTTAAATGAAAGGTCAGTTAAACCCGAAGAAAAAATCAGTAACCATGCCGAAACTGTGGGTGCATTTCCTGCTGTTGCTGACGTTGCTGTTGTGGGGCGGCAAGGGCAAGACATAACTTTAAGACAAACACCCGGAAGGGAGGAAGAAGAGATTGATATAAGATGTGGCATAAGAAAACAAGCCACCGCACCGCTTATAGGAAAAGTTATTTTTAACAATGTTGACCCTGCATATATTCAGTTAAAATATGGCGTAAATATCGCATCAGGTGTTGATAAAAACGGTGTACCCGTAGATGCTAACAGCGTGGTAAATATTGCTGCTGACAGAATTAATATTATAAGCACAAAGGATTTATCACTAAACAGTGAAGTTACTAACCCCGAAAATCTTATACCTGACCTTGCACAAACAATGAATGATTTACACCAAGTACCACTTGGTGATAGACTTGTTGATTTTTTAAATAAATTCGTTACTGCATTTTTGAATCATGTGCATAACCATAATTTAAAAGAGCCATCAGACGGCACTTTAGGTTATCAGGATTTAAAAAACTATCAGATAGATAAAATTTTATCTGAGTATGTAAGAATATCATAAAAAAAATGGGCAACCGTGATTGGCTGCTCATTTTTACATTCTATGTTATTGCCAAAATTTTTAGAAAAAACAAAATTATCTAACCAAAAAGTTAAACGGCATCGGTTTGTTTTGTAAAACCTTAATGAGACTGTCAGTGAGGTCTGCTTGGTTTTTCATTAAGTTCCATGGAAGCATCCTATCAAGACGTTCTTTCAACTCAGTTAAAACGCGGTCTTTTTCTTGTTTTCCTTGGTCGAGAAGCATGTTGTAGTCCATCTGCATCTCTGCTTCAGGAATTTTAACAGCACCGCTATATGTTCCTCGAATAATACCTAACGTTATCATCGCCTCAGCGACAAGCAACTGTCGTATTGTCTGCTGTGTGGGTTCATTCATGAGTTCATAACGCATCTTATTCAGTGGAACTTGGTCGGGCGTTATTAAGACATCATCTTTATTATCAATAAGACATTGCGTGAGTTCATCGTCATTCTTACCCGTTATGTCGTAATATGTATACCAAACGTAACAATTCGCATATCTGTTCCATCCCCACGTATCATCGGCAGCAATACCACCAACCATATTTGGCGAACCGGGAACGCTTAAAAGGTGAACCAAATGAGTACCCTCTGGTCCGGCTGTCACTTGATATGCTAAGTCACCCCTTAAAAGTGAATTTTTATATTTAAGGTCAGCTGCCATAAGGCTTGTATCATATGCAGAACCAACATAAAATCCCGTTATGCCCATACCGTTTCCCATATTTCCATATTGTCCAAAACCACCACCGATACCCGTATCGAGTGTTCCAAGGTTACCGTATAATGCAGCCTTAGTTGTTGATGGTGTGACATAAAGTACTTTATTTATTTCACGCCCTGCTGGAATAATGTAAACTTGTTTTCCGCGTTCTACCTTAAAGAAATCCTTTTTCAACTCCCACGGACCCCTTTGTTGTAAACCCACCTCACGGCTAAACCAATAAGAGAAATCTCTACTCCAATCAAGTGACCTTGTTGTGAGCGCATAAGCAAGTTCTGACGGGTTGGTTATTAGTTTATTGTTACCCATCATATTAAGCCATTGGGACTCAATCACCCAATTTTGAACATACGATGCATAATCACCCACAGCAACTTCCAATAATGCACAGAGTTGGTCATCCTCTAACTGAACTACTCTAATTGGCGCACCAAGTTTGGTTCTTACTATCTTAAATAAATCTTTTAATTCATCACTTAGTATCATACCAAAAATACTTTTCTTATAAATATCGGAAATAGTAAATATATGTTGTTAAGTTTTTTTAACAGAAAATATTTGGTGTTTTAAAACTTTTTTTGTACCTTTGCCATTGAACTTAAAAAATATATTTTATCTAAAAAAATTATGTGCGAATTTTATATGGAAGAACCTTCTTCATCTATTGACCGTGATGAAGTATTTGATGAACTCTCAGAGAGAATCACAAACAATTGGGATATAACCATCGAATGGGAAACCTATGAACAAAAAATATATGAAGCAATTGATAAAACAATTACCTCATATACGAAAGATGGCAATCTCTATATTGAAGATTGGGACATGTGGGACCAAGACCTTTATAATAATGCGGTAGAAGCACTTGGATTATACGATTAGAAGCCAGATGCACTATAAGCATTAACTAGACACATGATGTTATTACTACTTTGTTCGGGTAATTTTTCCTCTAATGCATCTATCACAATTTTAAGAGTTGCCCCACTATTTATGTCCTCATCAAATATTAAGAATTTTGCGTTTCTATAACGTTTCAATAATTCTCCATTATTCATGTAGTCATCGGCAACAATATATAAATTTGATAAAAATGGTCTGAATTGCTTCTTAAATGCCGTTATTTTGAACCGTTTGGTATTGAATCTCAATTTATAGCCTCTTTGTTTAAGCATATCAGAATATTGTTCTATTAATTCTTTTGTTTGCATCAATACTTGGTTAAACACTTTTTGCCCTATTTTTCTTTTAATTCTTAGAGACACTTCATTAAAAATGTGCGATGAATTATATCTTTTTTGATAAAGTTTATTCTGATTGGACAGGAAATTTTTACAAAGGTGCTCAGAAACAGAGTCGTTATCAAGACTATTAACAATTGTTTTATATGCATAAATCATCGTACAGTTAAAAACATCTTTCATACTTGTTTTTTCACGACTATGTTTCTGAAGTGATATGTTATTAAAAATTGTTTCATATTGTTTTAGAAAATTACGTATCGGCTCAGATACATAATATGCAATTTCGTTATAAGCGATATTCTTAGCTTGGCTCTCGAATTCCATAACGTCTTTTGGAGAAAAGCCTTTAGATAATAAATCTTCTCCATCAGCATATCTTACGTTTATAACATTTCTTTTAAAAAAGTCGCTAATATATGGAATGCCCAATTTATTACTTAAATTCGTACAATAATATTGGTTAAATTTAGATGATGAAGGGGCTGATACTATCACGTCTGGTGAGAACTTTTCTTGCCTTAATGCATATGCTGCATAATTAACTGATTTGTCGAGGAATTGAGAAACAGACGAATACCCCCCTTCTCCATTTAAGCCAAATTGTTGCTTATAATGTTTATCCCGTACATTATTTAAAGAGAAATTTTGAGCAATGTTAGGTTTTATATTACCGTCATATGTTACGTCAATCGTGGCTAAATTACCATTAGCGTCAACACGTCTGTCTTTTTCACCTATGCCAAGTATTTGGTCTGTGTTTCCATTTTGACGAACAGTTCCATGTTTAATTGCATCACTAAAATTAAAATCGGTCATTGAGAATAACGATATGTATTTAACATTAGTAGAAGGTACAATACCGGTTAAATACCTTGCTACGTTGTCATTGTTATCCGATTGTGATACACGATTATATGTCATAAATGTTTGTGTTGCCTCAGACGAAATACGATTCAATGTCTTCTTACATGCGTCTATAATTTTATTATCAGAGTCGCCCCTATCAAACCATTTCTTCACACTATTCAGTGTAATAGTGTCAAGACCCGGAACTTCTTCTATTGTGCCTTTACGCCCATTTTGAATATATTGTATTACATTCTGATAAAACTGGATGGCTGCTTGCTTTGATTTATAATTCTGCTCTAATGATTTTGAATTTCCACTTTCGTTACCATTTTTAGTAAGTATTTTTCCTTTTAGAATATCATCTTTAGTACCAAATACCCTAGTATCAACACTATTTTTACCTTTATTTGAGTTGTTATCTTTTTTCTGATTTATTGAAAAGTTAATACTACCGTTATCGTTTTTAGACCAATCAACACCTTCATTGATTATATCTAACCAATCAATGATTGCTGTGTTATTGCCTTTATTAATGGTGTTTTCAGCATCTTCCTTAATAATTGCAAGTCTTTTAAATTGTTCCTCTTTTAAATTAATTCTCATAACGCTTTTTTATCCTATTAAATGATATCCTTCTTTTTCAGCATAATCTTGTGCAATCCTCATTGCATCTTCATAAGTATTATATGGGCCGTCAACATATCCGGCAGATGAATTTTGTAAATCTTCCGCTTCATTTCTTTCTACAACGGTACAAATGGTATCCTCATAGCCAATGGTTTCAATTGCCACATAATAGCCATCAGGCAGTGGTTCATTATCCCATCCGTCGTAAATCTCTTCTTTTAAAACCCTTCTTATTGACTCTTTTACAATTCTATGCAAATCTGATTCTGTTAAGTTAATTTTTTTCATAAAAAACTTTTCTTATAAATATCTTTGATACAAAAAACAAAAATTTAACTTTTCTTTGCTTTTTCAAAAAAAAATCCGTATATTTGCATAAAAAAAGAAAAAATGAAGAGAACTATTGCAAGTGAATATGTAAGTTTTGGTCATCCCGATAAAATAGCAGACCAAATAAGTGATGCGCTATTAGATGCGATACTGTTACAAGATTCAAACCCACGAACGGGTATTGAGGTTATGGTTAAAGATAATGTTGTGGTACTTGGTGGTGAAATAAATACCACTGCACACATAGATTATGATAGCGTTGTAAGAAGGGTTTTTAAAAAATTTAATTTTTCTTCAGAACATGGGCTTTCTCCCGAAAAGATTAAAATAATTAACCTCATTGGAAAACAATCACCCGAAATACACAATGGTGTAGATAAAAAGGGTGGTGAAATTGGCGCGGGTGACCAAGGCTTTGTTGTTGGCTTTGCCACAAATGAAACAGAAGAATTTCTTCCGCTTGGATATTATATTGCTAAAAAAATATGTACTTATGTAAGTAAAAAGATGGAAGGGGTTGGACCGGATGCAAAATCACAAGTCATTGTAACATATGATGAAAACGGTAATTCTACAATAGATTCAATACTTGTATCAACAATGCATGGAGAAAGTGTAAGTCTTTCTTACATTAGAGAAAATGTTGCGGACGCAATTGTTTGTAACAAGGTTGGGTTTAGCGATGTTGTTTATAAAAAAATAGTAGATGGGTTTTCAAAACGTTTAAATATCATGGTTAATCCCTGTGGCGAATGGAGAATGGGCGGTCCCGTTTCTGACTGTGGTTTAACCGGAAGAAAAATAGTTGTTGACCAATATGGTGGCTATTGCAATGTGGGTGGTGGCGCTTTTAGTGGAAAAGACATGACAAAGGTTGACCGTTCAGCCGCATATATGGCACGATATCTCGCAAGAAACATTGTAGGTAGCGGCATTTGTAATAACGCCAAAATAGAGATTTCTTATACGATAGGCGTTCCTGAACCAAGTTCATTAAATATTGAAATGGATATAAATCATGAAAAGTCAGAAAAAATTAAAACTTTTATATTAGAAAATATAGACCTCACACCAAAGGGAATTATGGAACGATTTAGACACTCGATACCGCGTTATGAGCATCTTGCAGAATATGGACATTTTGGAAATGGCAAAAATGCAACATATTATCCATGGGAGGTAAATGATTTTTCCGAAAAATTAAAGGTTTATCTTGAAAATACATGAGGCAAACAATAAGAAAACAGATTAGAAATGCAAATGAAGATATAATAAAGGAAAAGGATATTTTAACGCTTTTAATAGACGCTAACAATCTTCTTAAAATATCTCTCGTTGATAAACGAATGAATGGAAGGGGTGAAGAATATGGTGCGGTGTACCAGTTTCTTTATCAATTACATAAGTTTCTTGGTGTGCGCGACTTTGACTATGTTTATTGCCTGTACGATGGTGATAAAAGCGGTCAGTTAAGGTATGATGTTTATAGCGATTATAAGGCGAACAGAGATAAACATTATGATAATGAACAGACAGAGTATGATAGAAAAATAAACGAATATTGTAAAAAAGTTATTGCATATCATAAAGGAAACAAAGCAGCAGTAAAACGCACGGAAACTGACGATGAAGTGTTTCAGAGACAACGTGCCATTTTGCAGGCAATACTTGAGGAGGTTTTTGTTAGACAAGTTATGTGTGACAAGGTTGAGGGTGATGACCTTATTGCTTATTACGTTAAAAATAAAAAACCAAACGAAAAAATAGTTATTGTATCCGGCGATAGAGACCTAACACAATTAATATCAGATGACGTTACTATTTATATACCTTCATTAAAAAAATATGTAACCCCAAAAAATTCAGAAGAGTTGTTGGGTATTACACACGAAAACATTGTATTAAAGAAAATATTATGTGGCGACGCATCAGATAATATAAAGGGCATTAAAGGCTTAGGCGAGACCACATTGGTTAAACTTTTTCCCAAAATAAAAAGGGAAAAAATGACATTAGATGAGGTTATTATATCATCGAAAAAAATGTTAGAAGAGAGGCAAAAAGAGAAAAAGAAGCCACTTAAATCCCTTGAAAATATTGTTAATAGAATAACTGACGGAATACAAGGCGAGAATATATATGAGATAAATGAAAAAATTATAGATTTATCAAAACCAATGTTAACAGAAGATGCTGAGGACATAATGAACTCATTAATGTATGCGCCAATAGACCCAGAAGGAAGAGACATGAAAAACGCATATACCATAATTCAAAGTCAAGATATGCAGGATTTGCTTAAAGAAAATTCATTTGGAAACTTGTTTGGCATATTCGAAGGGCTTATAAAAAGAGAAAAAATGAGGTTTGAAGCAAAAAAAAGTTAAAAATAATTTGTTTTTTAACAATTTTTTAAGTATATTTGCATCGAAATATTTTTTTATGTTAAACAATTTAATTTTTTTTAAAAAATGAACGAAACAAAAGATTACAAAGAAGAGAGATTTGAGTTTGCGCTTTATGTAAATAACAATGTAATATGCAAGCGAAATTTTAAAATCAACAATTTTATTGAACACAGCATGGAAACTGCTGAGTTTAAGAACAGAATCGATTCGATAGTAGAAACAATTAAAAACGACCTGAAATCAAAGAGTAGGGTTTACACTTGGTATTATTTTAATCCTGAATTTCCCGATGCCAACAAGGAGGCTACTGCTGAATTTACGTCACCCCTTATTAAACCATGGGAGTGTACCTTTAAGTTCGTGGTATCTGATAATAAAAGGGTTGTGATTTCGAAAATTTGGGATGGCGGCGTTTATCCAAAGGCAATACGAGATAAGGTTGACCTTGCAAACAAGACCGTAAAAATCACACTAAAAGACGGAAAAACCCTTAATTATGATAAGGAAACATATTTTAAAGAGAATGAGGGTAGGCTGTCACCTGAAATGGAAGTGATGCGTGCCATGATTATGGATAAACAAGACCTATTGTTGCAAATAACCAAAAAAATATGCGAAACTTGTTCACCAAGAGAAAATGGCTTCAAAAAGATAGGTGATTATACAATGGTTGAGACATTTAAGGACAGTAGCAACAAAGAAAATGTCAAGAGTTACAACCTTAGTTTGGCGACATATAATAAAAAGGTCGAAAATGCTTGGGCAAAAGCATTAGCAAAGAAAACAAAACAATATTTTTCAACACTATATTAATGTTTAAAGAAACTGATAAAACAGACCTTGGTTTTCTCGGAGAAGAATTCCAATACAAGTTAATACATGAGCTTATGGATGACAAGGAATTATTTATGGACTTGTCATCCATAATCAATCAAAACATGTTCACAGACCCGAATTTAAAGGTGTATGTGGGTCTGATGAAGGAGTATTATAATAAACATGATGTTGTGCCGAGTTATGATATCATGCGAATACAACTACTCGATAAAGCACATAATGATATCGAGCGTGAGTATTATACGGCTATAGTAAAGAAACTAATAGAAACGCCATCAGATGGTAGTGATTACATTAAAGACCTTGCTACTAAGTTTTTTAGGCAACAAAATATAATTAGAACTGCTAATAAAATTTTAGAGATAGCGGGAAACGGTAATATCGAAAAATATCAAGAATGCGTTGATTTGCTAAACGCAGCAATGACCACCGGAATACACGAAGAACTTGGTGTGGGCGTTTTTGATAACCTCGAAGAAACATTATCTGACGATTATCGTGTTGCAGTACCCACAGGCATTGATAAAATTGATGAAACCCTTGAGGGTGGACTTGGTAAGGGTGAATTAGGTGTAATTGTTGGTCCGTCATCTTTCGGTAAGTCGCAACCTCTATATTCTCGAATTTTGACACCAAACGGATATAAACGAATGGGTGAGATGAAAGTGGGTGACTATGTTGTTGGACCGGATGGAAAAAATTATGAAGTTAGCGGTGTATTTCCACAAGGTAAGCGTCCAATATATGAGGTAACCTTTTCTAATGGAACATCATGTGAGTGTGATATAAAACACTTGTGGACCGTTAAAACAGAAGGGGAAGATGAATATAAAACGGTAACTCTTAACGACATAATTATGGACGGTCTTTCTGACGGTAAAAAATTCTATCTCCCACCAATTAGCCCGCTATTAATGTCTGATAAAGAAGTGCCAATAGAGCCTTATTTAGTGGGGTGTGATGCCGCTAAAACTTGGGGTGGGATAATACCCACAGAGTATCTTTTTAACTCAATAGAGAAACGTTTTGCTTTATTAAATGGGTTAATGGATACTTGTGGCGACGTCGATAGAAATGGTAAAGTGTGCTTCGTGGGAAACGACATTTCAATCGCTAAAAATGTGCAATTTCTTGTTCGCTCGTTAGGCGGCAGTGCCGAAATACAAGAAATAGAAGATAATAATTATTTAGTCACATTAAGCCTTCCAAAAAGTGATTTTCCGCTTTTCTCAAAAAAAGATAAAGAGAAAAAAGTTAAATATACTGATAATGATGCTATTTACATGGTTAGTGCGGAATATTTAGTGGAACAAGATGCACAGTGCATCATGGTGGATTCTAATGACCATCTTTATATCACAGAAGATTTCATTGTAACACACAATACATCATTAACAACAGCAATGGCTTCATATGCGGCGACTTATAGGTGCGAACAGAATAATAATCAAGGCTATAAGGTACTCCAAATCGTCTTTGAGGACAGAATTAAACAAATTCAGAGAAAACACATTGGTAGAATAACCGGTGTCGAATCAAAAGACCTCTCTAAGTCAGAATATGTTGATTTAATTAGAGAACAGCTTAAAACGTATAAAGAAACAGAACTCTTACAAAACAACCTAAAAATTGTCAGATTCCCTTCAGGTGAAAAGACACCGGATGACATTAAGAGGTTTATTAAGAAACTTATTAATCACGGATTTAAACCTGACATGGTTATAATTGACTACTTTGAGACACTTAAGGTTGTTGGTGACGGTACAACAACAAATGAGTGGGAAAAAGAAGGTAAAACAATGCGAAAACTTGAATCAATGGCAGGTGACATGGATTTTGCGTTATGGGTTCCTGTGCAAGGTACAAAAGATTCTGTTAATGCAGAACTTGTGACAATGGATAAGGCGGGTGGTTCATTCAAAAAGATACAAATTGCGCACATCGTAATGTCTATTGCAAGAACAAACGAAGACATTGAGGCAAATAAAGCCACCATTGCAATTCTTAAAAACAGAGCCGGAAAAGCAGGCAAAGTCTTTAATAACGTGGAGTTTAACAATGGAACTTGTAGAATAAGCACGAACAATGTCGATGAGATTGATAGTATGTTCGCATACGACAAAAAACAACGAAATGATGAAGTGAAATTGCAACAATCCATCTTCAAAATGGCACAAATAAAAAAATAAAAAAAATTTTTTATCTGTATCACACTGACTGTCATTTACTTAAAAAAAAATGACAGTTTTTTGATACAATTTATCCGATTTTTAAATAAAAACAGCCGTATTTATTTTTACAATCGGGTTGTTGTTTGGCAATTTTTAGTGTTTTTAGCGAAAAACATTTTAAAAATATAGGAGGCGCCAAATTAGTCATTCAGCACCCCCTAATAAAATAATAAGATAAAAAACTTTACTTTAATGGAAGTAAGAAAATGTGATGGCTCGTTTGAAGAGTTTGACCCTGAAAAAATTAAACATGGGATATGTGAGGCATATGTAGCAGTTAAAGAAAAATGTCCGGGAGAACTGCTGGACTCATTAGTCAAAAACCTTTTTATTTACGAGAAAATAAGTTCACAAGAAATAAGGAGACAAGTTGAGGAATCGTTAATGTCAATCAACAAAAAGGTTGCTAAGGCATACATCCAAAAATATGATGAACTTAGAAATAACGATAAATTATTGAAAAAGGACGATGACTTTGTTAAACAATACATCAACGCTTCAAACGCATCAACAGGTTCAAAATACGATGCCAATGCTAATGTTGAAAATAAAAATATTGTTACATTAGGACAAGAGTTACATAAAGGCAAGAATATTCAGCAGAATAGGTATATAATGCACAATAAAATTAAAACACTATATACCAAAAAGTTAGCAGACCAATATATTAAAGACCTTGAAAGTCATGTTCTTTATAAACACGATGAAAGCGGTACGCCCGGTTACCCATATTGCGTGGCAATAACAATGTATCCATTTCTTGTAGATGGTTTAAAAAAATTAGGTGGACAAAGCGTTGCCCCAACAGACCTTAAATCCTATTGTGGTGAGTTTATCAACCTTGTGTATTCAGTTTCTTCACAATTTATGGGTGCTGTTGCTACACCTGAGTTCTTGATGTATATGGATTACTTTATTCGTAAGGACTATGGCGATGATTATTTGTCTATTTTGGATAAACAAGTAGAATTAAATAAAAAGGGAAGAACGTTGGAACAAGTAATTGAAAATTGTTTTCAACAAGTCGTACATTCAATGAATATGCCAGCTGGCAACAGAGGATATCAGACCGTATTTTGGAACGTTGGCTATTTCGACAAGAATTATTTTGATGGCGTATTTGGTGAATTTAAGTTCCCTGATGGTACAGCACCAAAATGGGAAACATTGTCTTGGTTGCAGAAGAAATTTATGAAATGGTTCAATGAAGAAAGAACAAAATACATTCTTACTTTCCCGGTTGAAACAATGGCAATGCTTACTGACGGACACGACATTGTTGATAAGGAATATGCCGATTTTACAGCAGAAATGTGGGCAGAAGGGCATTCATTCTTCTGTTATCTCAGTGATTCACCAGATAGTTTGAGTAGTTGTTGTAGACTTAGAAATTCTTTGAAAGACGGAGAAGATGAAGAACACAACCACACAACCCACCAATTCTCAATGGGTACTGCATCCGTTGCAACGGGTTCAAAAAGCGTTATGACAATCAACCTTAACAGGGTTATACAAAACGCAACAAGAAAATTCCTTGAAGATAAAGAGAATCATAAACTTGAAGACGGAAAACAATTCTTTGTTTCAAACATAGGTGAACATAAAGCGGAATTATACGAATACATTTCAAATGCTATAACTGATATTACAGAGAGAGTACATAAATATCAAAGAGCGTTTAATGAAATCATAAAGGATTTTTATAATGCAAAAATGTTAGATGTTTATAGTGCAGGTTTTATTTCACTTAAAAAACAATACCTTACGGTTGGTGTGAATGGTTTGACAGATGCAGCAGAATTTCTTGGTATTGAGCCTAATTTAAATAATGATTATGAGGAATTTGTAAATCTTATCCTTGAAACAATTAATAAATCAAACAAGAAAGATAAAACAAGGGATTGTATGTACAATACAGAGTTTGTTCCGGGCGAAAATCTTTCAAACAAAAACTATAATTGGGACAAGAAGGACGGATATTATGTTTCACCAAAACATATTATGTACAGCAGTTATTTCTTCAACCCCGAAGATACAGAATTGTCACTTTTGGACAAAATGAAGTTACATGGCAATAGATTTGTTAAATATTTGGACGGTGGACAGGCGGCGCACCTTAATATTAATGAACACTTGTCATTTGAGCAATACAGACACTTATTAAAGGTCGCATCTGAATACGGCTGTTCATATTTCACATTTAATTGTAAGAACAGTGTTTGCAATGATTGTGGACATATCAGCAAAGATACGCTTGATGTCTGCCCTAAATGCGGAAGTCATAATATTGATTATCTGACACGTATAATCGGATATCTGAAACGTGTTTCTTCATTTGCAGAAGCAAGACAAACAGAAGAAAAAATGAGATATTATAATAAAGAATTAAATGATTAAATACTATGATGCAATGGTAGTCTTTGAGGAAATACCCGACGAGATTACCATTGCAATTAATATTACAAATTGTCCGTGTCACTGCAAGGGATGCCATTCAAAATTCTTATGGGAAGACGTTGGTACAGAATTAACATTTGAAGAGTTAGGGAAATTGATAAAGAAAAATGATGGCATTACCTGTGTTTGTTTTATGGGTGGTGATGCCGATATTAATGGAATTAATTCTTTGGCTGAACACGTAAGAAGTACTTTTAGCAGTATTAAAATAGGATGGTATAGTGGTAGAGATGAGTTATCCAAAGAAATAAACACATCTCTTTTTGATTATATTAAAATAGGTAGATATGATGAAAAATACGGACCGCTTAATAGTGAGAAGACAAACCAAAGACTATATAAAGTTGATAAAAAAAGCGGGAAATTAAGTGATATTACCCATAAATTTTGGCGAAAAAAGGCTTAAAATGTTAAAAAGTGTTTAAAAAATGATTTTTTTTGCTATTTTGTTTGGCGGTTTAAAATAAAATACTTACCTTTGCGATTGTTAAATTAAATGTTAAACTAAAAAACAAAAAAAATTATGGCAGCAAATATCGAAGTAAGAAACGGAGTTGAGAGTTTTGTAGAGAATGGTAAGAGTGGTAAGGCATGGCACGGTCTTGGTTCACAGTTTGACCGCCCAATGTTTGTCAGCGAGGCATTAAAGGCGTCACATGCAGATTATAAAGTTTCCATGCAGCCGATTTTGGCTCTGACGCCCGACCTCCTTGACAAAATCGCCAATGGCGAAATGATTAGTGGCGATAGTCTTCTTGACCACATCATCAGTGGAAAGAAAACCACAATGAGACTTGATTACAATGAGCCACTTGGTATTGTAGGTGATGGGTATGGTGTCGTTCAGAACGAAGACGCTTTCAAGTTTATTGACCTCATGTGCAGTGGTGATAAGTTCGACCGTGAGGACAGACCTGTGATTGAGACAGCCGGTGTGCTTGGACGTGGCGAGAGAGTGTTTGTTTCAGCAAAGTTCGCTGAAGACATCATTCTTGACAATAAGGGTGACGACCGCGTTGAAATGTACATGGTATTCACAACATCGCACGACGGTACAGGTGCTGTTCAGTGCATGGTGACTCCCGTAAGAGTTGTTTGCAATAACACGCTCAATTTGGCAATGCGTGAGAATAGTGGTAAACTTTCTCTTCGTCACACCGCAAACATCATGGGCAGACTTAACCTTTTAGACGCAGAAAACGCATCATTTGCGTTTAAGGCACTTAACCTTTACGACGTATACAAGAAGAGTCTTGAAGCAGGATTTGACCACTTGAAAAATATTAAGTTGGCAGAAAAGGAACTGAACAATATCCTTGCACAGGTTGCACTTTCTGATGAAAACCTCAAGGTTTACAACGCTAACGGTGGCGTTATTGAGCACGAGGACATCACCACACGAGGCAAGAATCTCTTTACAAACATGCGTGAATGTATTGAGAGTGGTATCGGTCAGGAACTCGGTGAGAAGGGAACAGGTCTTTGGCTGATTAACGGCATCACATCGTACTATCAGAATGAGGCGAACTTTAAGGATGAAACCTACAAGTTTGATAGTATCACTGACGGTTTCGTTAACAAAAAGGTGCAGAAAGCGTATGACCTGCTTGTAGCAGCGTAATTTAACTTAGCAGCAAAGAAAAAGGTGAGCCTTAATTGGTTCACCTTTTTGTGTTTATGCATATTTGTTATTTAAATCGTCCACAATTTTGAAATGTAACATATCATGATGAATTATACTTTCCATTCCGTAATTAATTTTAACATCAACGTAATATCTTTGTGGCAAAAGCATGTTTGTGTCAATTATTATATAATTATCATTCATTGTTTTTTCGATTTGCTCAAAAGGAATTATATCTAACTCACGAGTTCCGTCTTTCACATAAAGTCGCACCTCTATCGCATCAATAGAAACTACTTGCTGTTTTGTATAATTTACCCTTGTTAAAACACTGAGTTTTCTTATATCACCGCGTTTTATTTCCTCGTTACTATTAATTCCATACACAGATGGCGTAAAATCGGGTTCATTTTCTATCGAGTTTCCTATGTTAAAATAAACCGATGGGTTTTTAACTGTAAAATCGAGTTCTACGGGGTCCAAATGCGTTCCATGATAAATTATCCCATCCCACTTATCATAAAGCATTGTGTCAGCCTCAAAATCGTTGTGAGAAAGATTTATATCAATATAATAAACACCCACAGATTGTTTTTTAACCTCAAATTCTTGCGAATACCCGTAGTCGTTAGAAACTGTACATGTTGGGGTTTCATCCAAATTTGTCAGTTTTCCACCTATTGTGCAATATAAATAAAGTTTATTATCCTTGTCAAGTACAAAATTAGACCTATCGTCATTTATGTGGTCATTGTAAAAAGTTTCTACAAATGGGGCAAAAAATGTGTTTGTTTTATCCGTTAAGAAACCTGTGTACATGTCATACGATAACTCGTTATTTGATATAAAGTCACCCGAACGTTCAAGTTGTGGTGAATAAGCAATACCTATGCCATAGTTTTTAAGTTCACCGGATATAAATTTATTAAAAACATCAGTGATATCAACACTTATATTTTCATTGCCAATATCAAAATGTTGTCTGCCAATTATTATAGCACTGCCTTCGTCAGAAGAAAATTTATCATATTCGTTAGACAATGTTTCATTAGAATAAATTCCCGGTTCATCCCATTTAAAACCATCCCTCGCTTGATACCAATTACTTCCGTGTGTAGAAACTAATCGAGATTCGTTACGTTTGTTTTTACTATCATAAAAATCTTTATTAAATGATGTTTTGGTATAATCAAAACCCTTTCCTCTATCCCACTCAATAGGTATTAAGAACAATATAATATCAAAAGACGTTGCACGCTTTTTCTTTCCACTGCCGATACTACTAATACCATCACAATGCAATTCCGTAAAATCCAAAGACCCTGCATTTGTAATTCTTAAAGTATGGGTTAGTTTATCTATTTTTGGAAACATACCATCATCAACCATTTTTTTTATTTTAGAATGGTCGAAATAGCATAGCATACGGGACACGTGCGCCCCGTATACTAATTCTGAGACAGGATTAATACCCGTGTTGATATTACTGTCTTTTACTATCGTAGAAAATTTAGATATATATGTTCTCTCTAACATAACTATTAAAAAACATTAAGGAGTTGGGTTTTCAAGTGCAGCGATTCTTGCCTCAAGTTCCGCTATTCTATTGTTAAGGTCATTAAGTGCTCCCGCCATGACTATTTCGTTGTCCACGATAACATCATAAACAGCCTTACAAGAAATAGCATCAGTAGAACCGCTATTTGCTTCCAAATCATTTTTAACGATGGTGACACCCGCAGCACCCGATGTTGCCATTGGAATATCTACAACTCCGTGGCGCGGCGCTATTGTACTGCCGCCATTAAGTGAAACACCACTTACTTTTTCGTTCATGGCTGCCGTAATCGCTGAATTTGCAACGGGGTTAGTAGAACCCGCACGGAGTTCTGTATCAACCATCACAACGCCAAAAGTCTGATTACCTGCTATCGGTATTTGTGCAACACCATCAACCACAGAAACATTGCGCCATGACGACGGACCACGCGGAACTGCCACACCGCTTAACTTACCATCAAGTGCTGCCGCAATTGCTGAATTTGCAACGGGGTTAGTAGAACCTGTATCAAGCGTAGTATCTAACACTACAACACCATATGTACTTACAGTGGCAGCAGGAATATTGATATTTTTTCCGGTTATTTTAGTGCCGCCATAAACAGTTACTGCTGAAACATAATTATTTTTGATTTCATCAATGGATGACGTAATGGATGTGATACCCGATGCATCCGCCTTTCTATTATTAAGGTCATTAAAGGCGGCAGCAATTACAAGTTCTTTATCGTCAATAATCTTGGTAATCGCACTATTTGCAACAGGATTTGTCGAACCCGAGTCGAGCGCAGCATCCACCTTTACAACGCCAAAATCTGTAGTTGTTGCTGACAAGATATTTACAGCATTATCACTTACCGTTAATGCAGAACCATTAATTGATACGCCACTCAGTGCACTATTTATTTTAGTTTTATCCTCTGCCGTTACATGAATAGACGTGTTTGCGGTATGTGTGGATACAATGGATTCAACTGATGTTACCGCAGAAGCGTCAGCCTTTCTTTTCTCAAGGTCATTAAGCGCAGCCGATGTAACTTTTTCATCATCATAGATTATTTTTGTAATTGCTGAGTTTGCAATCGGGTTTGTTGAACCTGTGTCGAGTTCAGTGTCAACAACAAGTTTTCTATTAGCATCAAGAACTGATATCGCTGTACCGCTTAAAATAGCGTCCTTTATCGTGTTATTATCAATATAAGTTTTATCATAATAAAGGTCAGGGTCAAATATGTCAGATAACGGGATATTTATGTCTTCTTTTCCCGCATCAGTGTTAAACGTTATTACAAGACATTTAACGGTTGATGAACCACTCGCAACATCGTTTATGGTAACAGATTTAACCATACCGTCCTTTATAAAGTCGGTAGCGCTAATGGTTATTAAAGCTTTAGTGTCTGCTGTTGTTCCTGAATAAAGATATATATTTTTAGATTGGCTATCGTATTTACCCGCACTAACTTTACTACTGTTTAAATTCGAAATTGCGGTGTTCACCGCTGAGTTTGCGATAGGGTTGGTAGAACCGGTATCAAGCGTGGTATCCACCTTTACAACACCAAACACACTTGTCGTTGCTGATGGGATAGTTACTACTCCCGCACTCGGTGTTAATGGGGTGTTGTTTACAGTAACGCCACTCAGTGAGTTGTTCCATTTGGTTTTATCTTCCGATGTTACGTGGATAGTTGTGTTCGCGGTATGTGCAGTTAGTGGGGCTATTGCAGAAGCGTCAAGCTTTCTTTCTTCAAGGTCATTAAGCGCAGCAGCAGTAACTCTTTCGTTACTTAAAATAACTGTCGTTATAGCAGAATTCATAACTGCATTTGTCGAGCCACTATCAAGTTCAGTGTCCATTTTTACAACACCAAAGTCTGTGGTCGTTGCTGATGGGATGTCCACAATACTATCACTTACAGTTAGTGGCACTGCATTAACTGATACGCCGCTTAACGCATTATCTAACTTTTCTTTATCTTCTGCTGTTACGTGAATGGTTGTATTCGCAGTATGCGCAGTTACGATGGTTTCAACTGATGTTACCGCAGAAGCGTCAGCCTTTCTTTCGTCGAGGTCATTAAGCGCAGCCGCAACCACTCTTTCCTTTTCCACCCAATACTCATCATTGGTAAAGGTGACAACCTCACCACTTGCATTTTTAATAGAGAGGGTTTCATGGCCTTTAGCAAAATTTATGGCTATCTCACCAATTTCAATTTGCTCAGGTGTGGGTAATTTAGGTGTGCTATTCACACCTTGTCCTTCTACAACACTACTTCTTAAGTGTAAGAGTTTTTTTCTTGCCATTTATATAAATGTTTTATTACTAATAATATTATTGTTGTTTTTAAAGCGTATATTCTCCATTTTCCACTTGGAATATCATTCTGTCTGCCATATATTTTCTAAATTCATACGGTGCAGTACGTGACATTGGTGTGTCCTGATATTGTTTGAATTTTCTAAATGCAAGTTGCTGCAATTTCTTAAATACAGAACTGTTCACCAATACATCAAACGACAAGTCAATGCCTCTATTTTTCTTTTTAAGAAGTGCCCTTGCAATGTTGTCGTATATAGCCATCCACTCTCTATCGTTTTCAGCACATAAAATAATTTGGTCGATTTCATCGGGATAGCCATACATACCCTCATTTATTAATTTATTTACAGATTCTTTCACAATCTTATGTAAATCTGATTCCGTAAGCCTTATAAGTCTTTTAGCCATAATAAAATATATATTTTCTCTATAAATAGTGGAACAAAGAAAAATGGTCAGACTTATTCTGACCATTTATCAAAAAGTTTTGAATCCGCATAGTTAGCGTTCACATGAATTAACAAGTTTCCACCCCGCTTTAACCAGAACACTATATAACTCATCAAGTTCATCATCACTTAAACATTCGAAGTCTTCCTTAGAGTGATGATGTAAAATTTCGAGTATTTTGTTTATAGTGTTAAGCAGCTCCCTTTTTGCTGATACGGATTTTTCATTTTCATCTACAACACTATCAATTGATTCCTTTACAATTCTATAAAGGTCATTTTCCGTTAATCTAATTCTTTTTTTCATAAATTATTGTTCTACCTTTGTCCAACTATAATACCCTAAGTAATAATAATTCTTGTTCATCCACACATTATATCCAGTACTTCCTATCGGAACATATAAATTCCCTCTGTATTTAATATCTGCAAATGTACTGCTTTTTATTGTTGGTGCTGTAGTTGCAAGGCAAGTAATTGTACCAAGTTTACTACAAACTCTAAATGCATTATCACCAATACTTGTAACACCACTGCCTATTGTTACACTTGTGAAACTACTGCAATTATAGAAAGCATAATCACCAATACTTGTAACACTGTCATGAATTGTTACGCTTGTTAAACTACTACAACCATAGAAAGCGTAATTACCAATACTTGTAACACTATCAGACATCGTTACGCTTGTAATACCGCCACAACTTCTGAACGCACTATTTCCTATAATAGTAGCATTGTTGCCAATTGTTACATTTTTTATTGATGTTTTTCCACTGAAAATAGAATTTAAACATGCATTGTTGTCTATAGTTACACTTGAAATACCATTGCAATTATAGAAAGCATTACTACCAATACTTGTAACACCACTGCCTATCGTTACACTTGCTAAACCGGAGCAATATCCAAACGCTTGACTGCCAAGTATTTTAACATTATCAGGTATTGTTACACTTGTTAAACCACTGCAATTATAGAAAGCATTACCACCAATGCTCGTAACGCCATTTCCAATTGTTACACTTGTTAAACCACTACAATTCCAGAAAGCACTATTACCAATACTTGTAACGCCACTTGGTATTGTTATGCCGGTAAGTGATTTACAACCTTGGAAAGCACTATTACCAATACTTGTAACACCATTTCCAATTGTTACACTCATTAAACCACTACAATTAGAGAAAGTAGTATCACCAATACTTGTAACACTATCCGGAATTGTTATACTTGTTAAACCACTACAACTAGAGAAAGCCCAATTACCAATACTTGTAACACCACTACCTATTGTTACACTTGTTAAACCGTAACAACTTCTGAAAGCATAATCACCAATACTTGTAACACTATTTGGTATTGTCACACTTGTTAAACCACTACAGTTAGAAAAAGTAGTATCACCAATACTTGTAACACTATCCGGAATTGTTATACTTGTTAAACCACTACAATTTTGGAAAGCATAAGTACCAATACTTGTAACACTATTTGGTATAACTGTATTTTTGCACCCGGCAACCAATTCATTTGTGCTTGTTTTAATTATTGCATTGCAGCCATTGCGCGAATCATACGTTAAGTTATTGCCATTAACGGTAATATCCGTAACATTAGCACAATCGCTAAAAGCACCATCACCAATACTTGTAACGCCACTATCTATTGTTACACTTGTTAAACCACGACAACCATAGAAGGCATAATTACCAATACTTGTAACACTATCGGGAATTGTTACACTTGTTAAACTTCTACAACTAGCGAAAGCACTATTACCAATACTTGTAACACTATCGGGAATTATCATGCTAGTTAAACCACTACAATAATAGAAAGCGTTACTACCAATACTTGTAACACTGTCAGGTATTGCTACATTTGTTAAACCCGTACAATTACTAAAAGTATAATCACCAATACTTGTAACACCATCTGGAATTGTTATACTTGTTAAACTACTACATTGTTGGAAAGCATAACTACCAATACTTGTAACTCCACTCGGCATACTTATGCTGTCAAGTTTATTGCAATTAGTAAAAGCAGAAGCGCCAATGCTTGTAACGCTATTAGGTATTGTTACGCTTGTAAGACCAGTACAATCTTGGAAAGCAGATGTGCCTATGCTTGTAACTGTATTTGGTATTGTTATATCACTTTCAGACCCTATATACTTAATAAGAACGTTATTTCTAATCACAAACCCATCAATAAATACATCTCCAACTATTGCTCCCCAATAATTATTTGCTTCCTCATCAAGACTACTGTTGTTTATAAAATTATTAGATGTAATCATTATATTTTTAAACGCGCTTGAGCCTATTGTTGTTGCACCATTTCCAATTGTTATGCTTGAAACGCTTAAACAATTTATGAATGCCGCGTCACCAATATTTGTAACATTATTTGGTAAATTTATACTTGATAAACTACTACAATTTTGGAAAGCAGTGACACCAATACTTGTAACACCACTGCCTATAGTTACACTTGTTAAACCACTACAATTTTGGAAAGCAGATTGACCAATACTTGTAACATTATCCGGAATTGTTACACTTGTTAAACCACGACAATTAGAGAAAGCAACATCGCCAATACTTGTAACGCCACTACCTATTGATAAGTCTGTAAGGCCTGAACACCCATAGAATGTTGCACTTTTAATTTCAGTAACACCATTTCCTATTGTCACACTTGTAAGACCGGTGGCTTGATAGAAAGCAGATGAACCTATAGATGTAGTATTATCACCAATTGTTAGCGCTCTTATACTGTACGTACTGAAAATTCCGTTATTTAATGCGGCGCTTGCATTGTATGTTATTGCCGTAAGATTGCTGCAATTATAGAAAGCATTACTACCAATACTTGTAACACCACTACCAATAGTTACACTTGTTAAACCACTACAATAAGAGAAAGCGGCTTGCCCTATACTTGTAACATTATCGGGTATTGTCACACTTGAAAGTGATTTACATCCATAGAAAGCCTCTAGGCCAATAGTAGTTACTCCACTGCCTATTGATAGACTTGTAACTCCACTACAATTTTCGAAAGCATAATTATCTATTTTTGTAACACTATCTGGTATTGTTACACTTGTTAAACCACTACATTGAGCGAAAGCATACACGCCAATAATTTCAGCGCCATTATTAATTGTTAAACTTGAAATAGAGCTACAGCTTTCAAAAAAGCCCTGACCCATACTTGTTATGCCACTACCTATTGTTACATCTGTAAGACCATAGCAAAAAGCAAAGGCCCTATATCCTGTTGTTGTAACGCTATCTGGTATTGTTACGCTTGTTAAACTAGTACAATTATAGAAAGCATTACCACCAATGCTCGTAACACCACTACCTATTGTTACATCAGTTAATTTAGTACAATAATAGAAAGCATTACCACCAATGCTCGTAACACCATTTCCAATTGTTACATTTGTTAAACCAGTACAACTTTGGAAAGCATAAGTGCCAATGGTTGTAACGCCATTTATTGTTGCGCTTGAAAGACTATAAAAACCGTAAAAAGCATTAGAAGCAATATTTGTACAAAGTTCCCCAACTTCAGCACTTACACATGTTGCTGTATATGGCGTTATTTGTGATGATGTTAATGTTCCGCTGCCGGCTATTTTAACTCTATTTCCATTATTTAGAGTTAGCTTACAGAAGAATGGCAATTCAATATCACCATCAGTACAATGTATAACTTCTATGTTTCCTTCCCATCCACCTTGAAGCGTTATATTTCCCCAATCTGCCTTTGTTGAGTTATAAGTTGCCTCTGATAAATTTATACAACCTGCAAATGCTCCACCTTGTATGGTAGTTATTCCGCTACCAATTGTTACATCTGTAAGACCGGTACAATTATTGAAAGCGGCTTGGTTAATACTTGTAACACTATCAGGTATAGTTACACTTGTTAAACCGTAACAACCATAGAAAGCACTACTGCCGATGCTTGTAACACTGTCTCCAATTGTTACACTTGTTAAACCGGTACAACTAGCGAAAGCACCACTGCCGATGCTTGGTACCGAATCGCCAATAGTCAGAGACTCAAGATTTGCCCATCCACTCCTAAATGAAGTAGTAGACTCGCATTGGGCGTTATAATTCAAAATTTTAAGATTTTCGGTTCCGCCAAATGCGCCGTTACCAATGCTTGTAACACCACTTCCCACCGTAATACTTGTTAAACTACCACAATAAGTAAACGCACTAGCGCCAATACTTGTAACACTGTCAGGTATTGTTATGTTTGTTAAACCGGTACAACTTTGGAAAGATTGATTACCAATACTTGTAACACTATTAGGTATTGTTACACTTGTTAAACCGATACAACTTTGGAAAGATTGATTACCAATACTTGTAACGCTGTCAGGTATTGTTATGTTTGTTAAACCGATACAACTTTGGAAAGAAGATTCACCAATACTTTTAACACTATTAGGTATTGTTATGTTTGTTAAACCAGTGCAAGAAGCGAAAGCACCACTACCAATACTTTTAACACTGTCAGGAATTGTTACCTCTGCTAAATTATAGCAATTACTAAAAGCACCAATTCCAATGTTTGTAGCATGAGCAAGTTTATATTTAACAGTATGTTCTCCAGTCGTATCAAATTGATAAGTGGTAATGGCCGTGCTTGGCAGCACTACGCCATCAACTTCAATTTCTGAAAAAATCGTTGGATTTGAAACTATCTGTGTTGCTGAACTAGTGTCGGTTACATTAAACTTCGCCACAAGTGGCGGGTAATAGTTATAGTGAACACCGCTTTCATCGATGCAACGGCTAACATTAGGTCTTTTATAACTGCTACCACTAGCATATTCTTCATACTCTGCGTATGTATTAAATTCCTTTAAATATAACATAGATTTATAAAATGTTTCTTATAAATAAATATGGATACAAAAATAAAATGCAGCCATTTCTGACTGCATTTTTTATAGAGTTTATATATCTTACGCCATTAAGGATTAGCAGGTGATGAATAGAAACCACAATCCCAAGTGCTATCCAAATACAAACCATCATTAGTAATTTGTAATGCATTACCGCTATTAGAAGCATATTGTGCGGTAATGTCTGTTGATGTTGTACTGTCATCAAGTATCAGACTGATAGTTTGACCTTTGTTTGATTTAGTTGAAGCAGAGATTGCTTCACTACCGGTAACACCTGTTAACATATCAGTGTCAACACTTGCAATTGCAGCATCCAACAGAACATCTGCATTGTTCAAACTTGTTGCGCCACTAATATAGGTTACACCAGTATTTGCTGCATATGTATCACCGGTTTGTCCATCAACGGCTTTACGTGCTGCAATCTCAGCAGTTAAGGCACTTGCAGATGCGATATCACTTTCATTAACAGTAAAGGTTGTTTCGTCACCTGTTTTAGCAGATGATACCGTAACATGCGTATTGGCTGTGTCAGCAGTAACCACAATACTTTGTCCTTCAAGGTCGTCGATTTGTTTCTCAAGTTTACCGATAGCCTCGTTAACACTGTCTGTTGCTGCAACATCAGCGGCGGTTTGAGCCTTTGTATAACCACTCAATTTAATCTTACTACCATCTGTAATAACATCGTATTCGATTGTACCATCAGAAGCAGAAGACGAAGAAACAGTAATACTGCTATTAGAAGAACCTATTTCGGTCACAGTCTTTCCACTCAACTCAGTAAGACCACTTGCGGAAGCAACATCACTCTCACCAATGGTATATGTAACGGAACCATCGTCGCCCGTTGAACTTGTTAAAGTTAAGTGACTTGCCTTAGCATCCTTTTCTACCTTTGTTGTGGCAGCAGCCTTAGCCTTATCAACCTGATTCTCAAGTTTGCTAATTGCTTGATTAACAGTATCTGTAGCAGCAACAGCATCACTATTAGTACCCTTTGCGTAGTTATTTAATACTGCCTCAGAAACATTTGCACGTGTCTTAACTGAAACAATACCGTCAGCTTCCTGAATTGCAGCAACATATTGTCCTGCGGCAGCAGTGTCATCTGTTACGTCAAGTGCATTAACTTTAGCATCAATTGCATCCTGAACACCTGCAAGTTTAAAACCGTCAGCGCCAACAGTTAAGAAAGTCTCAGATGTTGGGTCAACAACACCGTGAGCGATATGGTCTGTTACAGTAACACCACTTGCGAACTCGGTTTCAAGGACAAGTTCAGACATGTCAACATAAGTGGTTTGAGTTTTACCAGAAACATCAATGTAAGTATATTCAAGATTTTGGGCGTGTTCACCTGTTGTAATGTAATTGATACTTACAATGTGACTGTCCTTTGGAACATCAATGCTATCACCAATCTTTATGTTATCTGAATCACGGAGTTCATAACTCTCCTTAATTTCTGCCGAAAGACCTGTAGTAATTTTAACAAGGTTAAGGTTGGTATAAATACCACCACCATTAGCATCTTTCTTAAGAACCTTTTCACCGGATTTAATATTGACATTAATATCTGTACCACTTGCACCCGTTGTTACATTAATAGAACCGTCGGCGTTAGCTATTGTAATAGCGGCTGCTTTATTTTCCAACTTACTCAATGCAGCATTAATGGTATCGCCAGAAGCAATGTCACCAGTTGCGGCAGTATCCTTAGCATAGCCGCCTAACTGAAGGTCTTTAACATTAGCCTTTGTTTCAGTTACTTTACCGTCAACCTCAGTAACGGTTGTGACAACTTGACCATCTTGAGCGTCGGCTGCCTTATCCATTGCGTTAATTTGCGCCTGCAATTTTCCAAGTGCTTCACCAAGAGTGTCGGTAGCAGCAATATCAGCATCACTGCCCTCTGCATAACCATCAAGTTTAACGCCGGTTAAGTTAGCGGCTGTTGCTGTAATTGCACCCTTGTCCTGAGTAACATCAACAACAACTTTACTTTCACCACCTACAGAAGATGCATCAGGAAGGGTTGCTGTTGTTGCACTGACAACACCGTTTTCTTCCGTCACATTGGTTACATAAACGCCTGTGCCTGTGGTTACGCCTGTGTAGTCAAGGTCTGCAATTTTGCTATCAATTTTGTCATCAATCTCAGCAAGAACAGCCTCAACTGTTCCACCGGAGAACTTACCGGCGGTGTCTGCAACATTCACGAACTCGGCATTGATTGTACCAGCAGTTGCCGAAACCGCACCAAGAGACTCACTTACTGCTGTAATTGGTTTTCCTGCTTCACTGATTGCAGCAACAGTAGGGAGTGTTTCACGTGTTACAGAAATAACACCATCAGTTTCGTCAACCTTGCTTACATAACTACCCGTAACTGCGGTGTCAGTATAATCAAGTTCATCTATACTGCTACTATCAAATACAGTAACTATTGCACTTTGACCATTATTGTGAGCAATACCAAGCAATGTCTTAATTGCGCTGTCCGGTCCATTAGTATAATAACGAGCGATGATTGGCATACCATCCTTTAAGACTTTTGGGTTAATATTGTTGTCCTCAAGAGCGGCTTTAGCGGTTGCCTTATCAGCAAAAGGTGCACTTAATTGGTTTCTAAATAATTGTATAAATTTAGCCATTTTAAAATTCTTTTTCTTTTACAATTTTATTTTATTAATAAATAGGGAAAAGGTGTTAAAAGTTTTTACCTTTTCCCCATATTTTTTTTAATCAACGGCGTAAACGCCAAAGTCAAAGTTGCCTTCAATCTTTGTTACGTCGAGACCGAGTTTCACAACTGAGCCTTCCTTTACAATCTGAACACCGTTGCCGGGATTCTCATATACAGGAATTGTCTCATCGCCCGTAAGCTTAACGACGTTAGTAACACCGCTTACGCCAATATCATCAATTTGCTCTTGAAGACTAATTAATGCTTCTGATG